CATGAGTGAAGGACCAAGTATAGTATCAGGTACTGGCGGCGGCGATAGTATGAGCGGTGGACCAAGCTCAGTATCAGGTACTGGCGGCGGAAGCAGTTTCAGTTCTGCTCCAAGTTCTGATACTGGAGAATTAAAGTATGATCCAAGAACTAATGAAGTAGTGCATGCTGATGCATCGCAACCAACCGCACCAATCACTGCTGATACAAAAGCACCTGGCGCAGGCAGTGCGGCACCGGGCGGTGCTCAAGGAACGCCTGGAGGCAGTGCTGCTACTGGGCAAGGAGCAGCAAGTTGTTAATGGGTAAATATTAATATGGTAACATATAAAGGTTATAGTTCAGTTAATCGTGATTTTGGACCCTATGCGATCAGTGACAATGATCTCATAGTCCAAGATTTATTAAATCATTTGCAGATTCGTAAGGGTGAAAAACTTCACAATCCAAATATTGGTTGTATTATTTGGAATCGACTTTTTGATCCTCTTACACCAGCATTAAAGAATGAAATTAAGCAAGATATTGATAGAATAATTGCATATGACCCAAGATTCAATGTTGTTAGTCAAACAATTGTGCAAGAAAGTCCAGATGGTCATGGACTTGTACTAAATTTTTCTCTTCAATTTACCACTGACAATAAAGTAGCAGATTTAAGTGTGCTATTTGATAAGTCAAGCAGCAGACTTTACGTACTTTAATAGTCGTATATAATTCTTAAAATAAATAATAAGAGGTTTATAAATGGCTACTAATGCTCGTCAAACTAATATCTTTGCTGCGGAAGATTGGAAGAAAATATATACAACATTTTCTAATGCCGATTTCCAAAGTTACGACTTTGAAACTCTGCGCAAGGTTATGGTTGATTATGTCAAGACCTATTATGCTGAAGATTTTAATGATTTCATTGAAAGCAGTGAGTATGTAGCCCTACTTGACCTTATTGCATTTACTGCACAAAGTGTCGCATTTAGAACAGACCTCAATGCACGTGAAAACTTTTTAGAAACAGCAGAACGCCGTGATAGCGTCCTGAAACTAGTAAAACAATTAAATTATGTTCCAAATCGTAATCGTGCCGCAAGTGGCTTCTTAAAGATTAACAGTGTCAACACAACTGAGAACCTATTTGATATCAATGGTTCAAATTTAAGTCGTACTACCATCAATTGGAATGATGCTAATAATGCAAGTTGGGTAAATCAATTTACACAAATTATGAATGCTGCTATCAATAAGAGCCAGAAAGTTGGTAAACCTTATGCTAGCAAGACTATTAATGGTATCAAGACTGAACAATATAACATTGCAGTTCCAAATACTATTCTACCTATCTTTACTTTTGGCGCATTAGTAGGCGATGTTGCAACTAACTTTGAAGTAGTAAGTGCAAATATCTTAACAAGTGACACAATTAGTGAATATGATCCTGGCACACGTGGACAATTTGGTATCATCTATCAAAATGATAGTCGTGGTAATGCAAGTCATAACACAGGATTCTTCTTATTCTTTAAGCAAGGTGTGTTAAATTCTACTGATTTTTCTATTACTGAAAAAGTAGCCAATCGTGTATTTGGGATTGACGTAGCCAACATTAATAACAGTGATATCTGGATGTATGAAATTACTAATGGTACCATTGGTAATGAATGGACAAAGGTTGCAAGTACTTCTGGTACAAACGCCATTTACAATTCTACTGCTCGTGGTATTCGCACACTTTATAGTGTAAACACTCGTATTAATGACCAAATTGATCTTGTATTTGGCGATGGAAGTTTCAGTGAAATTCCACTTGGCAACTATCGTGCATATTATCGTGTATCAAATGGCTTAACTTATCGCATTGCTCCAAGTGATATGGCAAATATTAGTGTGGCTATTCCTTATATCAGTGCTAATGGTCGCCCAGAAACTCTTACTATTGGTGCTAGCCTACAATATACTGTAAGCAATTCTTCACGTCGTGACTTGACAAATGATATTAAGCAAAAAGCCCCACAAGCATATTATGCACAAAATCGTATGGTTAATGGCGAAGATTATAATACTTTCCCATACACAAGCTATAGCGATATCGTAAAAGTAAAATCTGTAAATCGTTTTGCTAGTGGCGTGTCTCGTGGTTTAGATATCACTGACCCAACTGGAAAATATACATCTACTGATCTTTATGCTCGTGATGGTGTGTTTTATAAAGATGATTTTGTGCAAAGTTTTCATTTTACCTATAATAGTCGCAATGACATCTTAAAGGTTATTAATAACCAAATTACTCCTATTATCCAAGATTATCCAATGCGTCAGTTCTATTATGAAAATTGGACACCACTTGATTTTACTGTGTTGCAGCCAACTACTTGGACTCGCAGTACTGATGATACCACAACAAGTACAGGTTTCTTCCTAGACCCTAGCGATACTACCAAAACTCCTGTGCAAATTGGCAGCAGTATTACAAATTATCGTAAGTTTTTAAACACTAACAGCTTGATTAAATTTACTGCACCAACTGGTTATTATTTTGATGCTACTAATACGCTTGTAAACGGTAATCCAACGCTAACAAGTGATCGTACCGTTATTTGGGCAAGTATTCAAAATGTCACTGGAACTGGTGCAAGTACTGTGTTGGTTGCTGGTCGTAATATTGGTGCAGTTACGCTGAGTGAAAGTATTCCAACCGGCGCTATTGTTAGTCGTGTGTATACAACCTTTGCAACTACTATTCAAAATACAACAATTAATGCTATGACCAATTATATTCTAAACAAAACTGAATTTGGTTTAGTTTATGATTATAATAAAACTGCAAGCACAACAAGTGACCCGTGGACAATTATTCCTATAAGCAGCGTCAATATGGGTACTAGCAATCAACTACCACAATTTGATCTTGCTTCACAATATTCAACGAATGATAGCAGTTGGTTAATGTATTTTACAACTGATGGGGTAAGATACACAGTAACATATCGTCAACTTGACTTTGTATTTGGCAGTGGCAAGCAAGTATCTTTTATCGGAACAAGTCCATTGCCTGTTTATGATGCAGCAACAAATACTATTGTTAAAGATAATATAAGATTATTAACTGTAAACAGTGGAATTTCCCGTGAAGTTAATATGAACATTTATAAAAATGTAGTATTAAATGATGGTTATACTGATAGCACACGCATCTATGTAACTTATCCTATTAGTAATACTAGCAAGTTGCCAACCGATCCAGATATATTCACTGAGACTACAGATGGTATGAATTATATATTTTATAATACATATATTGACAGTGATAACTTGCTTCGTTTGCAGTTATCGCCAACAGGTGCAGTAAATTCAATTTATAAAACTTATAGTGATATTAACTATGTTCGTAATAGTTTTCCAGTAGGAACTGTCTTTTATGCATTATCAGAAGATTCATTCTATCAAATACAATCTGTAAATGGTGTTGTAACAGTAGTTGATGTTACCGCAAATTATTATGCGTATATAGGTCGTCAAGATTTAGTATTTGAATATCAACACAATGCTGAAAATACTCGTCGTCTTGATCCTGCGGCAACTAATCTTATTGACACCTATATTTTAACACGCAGTTATGACGAAGCATATCGTAATTACGTTCTTGATACCACTGGCGTAGTTGCTAAACCTGCTGACCTTGATAGTGTTCAATTAAACAGTTCTTATAGCGGATTGTTTAATTATAAAATGATAAGTGATGAAATGATATTGAATGCAGGCGTATATAAATTGTTATTTGGTACAAAGGCTATTCCAAGTTTACGAGCAAATTTCCAAGTTGTTAAAAATCCTAGCACTACGCTAAGTGATACTGAAGTTAAAAGTCGTGTCATTGATACGGTAAATGCATATTTCAGCTTAGATAACTGGGATTTTGGAGATACTTTCTATTTCAGTGAACTTTCTGGTTATCTTCATAAACAATTAAGTGATTATATAAGTTCTATTGTGCTAATTCCTGCTGATATTAATAGTTATTTTGGTAGTTTATACGAAATTCGTTGTCAACCAAATGAATTATTTTTAAGTGCAGCAACTGTTGAGAATGTTCAAATAGTCCAAGGTGTGTTAAGTGGTATTAACAGTGCTGGCATCGGTCAGTACTATGTGAGTTATTAATAATGGCAAAGCGTAAAAGTGAAGTTTTTCTACCCTCAGTATTCAAGACGTTATCCAATAAACGTTTCTTAAATGCAACTCTTGATCCGTTGATTCAAGAACCAAATCTTAAGAAATTTTATGGTTATATTGGTCAGCAAGATCAAAGTCCAGTGTTTAATAAGAATGATTATTATATTGCAGAAGGCGACAATTATAGTCAATTTTATCAACTTGAACCAGGCATTGTACTATGGAAGCGCCAACTTGGAACAAACACTTATAAAATTAATAATGTTTATAATTATGTAGATTTGCTAAACCAGATTGTTGCTGATGGCGGCATTAACAATGACCATGAACGTTTGTTTAAAAATCGTTATTATAGTTACAATGGGTTTATAGACCTTGACAAGATTACAAATCATCGTCAGTACTATTGGGTGCCAAATGGACCACAAACAGTTGATGTAACTGCAAGTGGCGTTGCTACTGAAAAAAATTATTATTTCCATCGCAACAGTTATGTTGCTAATAATGAAACAGAACTTCAAAGTGCTGCGCTAGGCATTAGTGGATACACTGTTGATGGTTATACCACTGTTATTAATCCAACCATTACCCTAGTTCGTGGTGGCACTTATGAATTTAATATTAGTCAGGGCGGACATAAATTATGGATTCAAACTGAAATTGGAACCAGCGGCGTAAGCAGTGTTCAAAACAATATCTCTACTCGTCAAGTATTGGGTGTAACTAATAATGGCGTTGATACTGGAACTATCACATTTAATGTGCCACAATCAACCGCACAAGATTATTTGTTAAGCTATCCAACCCTAGCACAAAGCGTTGATATGATCGTTGATGGCGTGACCTATCAACAACTTCAAGGTCAAAATTATGATGATTTTATTTTAACTAACGGTTTAGATGGTGTTCGTGCATTTGATACAAAGTATATTGTACTGACCTCAACCACTGGTTGGGGAAGCGTTCCAAGCAGTCAACGCACTGGCATTTGGCAAATCAATGTTCAATCTAATAGAACGATGTCATTAAGTTATGTTACTGATTGGACTCCGCTTTATAAAGTATTCGTTGGTCAAGGCGATGTATATGGTCACGTTTATGCTTACAAGAGTTCAGTAAATGTAATCACTAAATTTCCAACACTAAGTGCACAACAAAGCGTTCTTTTTTATGTTGACCAAGATAATCCTCTTATCTATGGTGAAATTCAACTTGTTGAACCTGATCCACAGAGTTTGCTCAATGTTGATGATATTATCGGTCGTCCAAATTACACAAGTCCAAATGGGGTACAGTTTACAAGTGGACTTAAGGTAAAGTTTACTGGTTATGTACTGCCTGCTGAATATCAAGGCAACGAATATATTGTTGAAGGCGTTGGCAGCAGTATCAAACTTATAAAATATGATACTTTAGTTACTCCTGAAACTATCAATACAAATCTTGGCAGTTCATTTGGTAACAGTCGTGGATATGATGAAACAGGATATGATGGGACAACTAATAGTCCAGAAGAAAAAGATTATATTACAATAAATCGTGCTAGCGTAGATGGCAATAGTTGGAGTCGCAATAATCGTTGGTTCCATCGTGATGTGCTACAATATGCAGCAGAGAAAAATAATGGAACCTATGCATTTGATGCAACACAGCAAGCAAAACGCCCGATTGTTGAGTTCTTGCCAAATTATAAACTATTCAACTATGGAACAAATTATCGTGGTTCTGTAACTTGTATCGATAGTAAAACCACGGATGCCTTTGCACAAATTGAAGGTTTTAATAATTTTGCTATACCAAAAACAGTTTATGATTCAGCAAATAACCGATATGTTTATAACACTGATGGTATACAGTTACTAAATGGCGTTACAGTTGCATTTATTAATGATACGAACCCTGATGTTCGCAAAACACTTTATCGTGTTCAAAATAACAGAACTCGTGCAACTTCAAGTTATAACGTTGCAACAAACGCATTTGTCAATAGTGGAACAAATAAATTATTTGTTAATACTTTTACTAATTTGGCAATTGGACAGTCAGTAACTCTATTAAATTATATTCCTCCACATACCACCATTGTTGCACTTGATAGCACAAATGGCGTTGTTACAATAAGCAATAATACTATTGCTGAAATTCCTAGTGGAACTACAATAACCTTTGATAACAGTGCAGACCAAGTACATTTAATTCCCATCGACACATTTGCTGATGGCGACACCGTTGTTGCTATGGAAGGTGTAGTTGACCAAGGTAATATGTATTATTATGCAAATGGCAGTTGGACTCGTGCTCAGATTCGCAATAGTCGTCCGCAATTTCCGCTATTTGATATTATTGACAGCAATGGTTATAGTTTAAGTGATCAATCACTATACCCAAGTAGCTCTTTTGCTGGTTCTAAACTATTTGGATATGCAGTTGGAACTGGTGCTCGTGATAGTGAACTTGGATTTCCATTAGTTTATAAAAGTATTGGTAATCTTGGTGATATTGTGTTTGACAACTATTACCAAACAGAAACTTTTAACTATAATCTAAACCAAGCAGACAAAGTATTAAATGTAAACATTGGATATGCTGCGGTTATCAAGGGTTGGAATAATTATACCTTTGCCAATGGTTGGTATCGTGTTCAAGATAAGAGCAAACAATATATAACAAAAACTTTTTCTGCAACTGGTGTTCAGAAAAATAATTTTGACTTAGGTGTTGTATACGCTAACAGTTATTATGAAAACAACGTATTTGTTTATGTTAATAATGTTTTACAAAAAGGCACATATACACTACAAACAAGTTCTATTACTAGTAAGATAGTATTCACATATGATCTTTCTGTGGGCGATAGAGTATTCGTAAAGATATTTGGCACTAGTGCCGCATATAAACAAACATATACTATGCCTCGCAACTTAACCAATAACAGTGAGAATACAGAATTTACTACTATTACGCTTGGACAAATTCGTAACCACCTTATTGAAATTGGTAATAATTTACAAAATCTGCAAGGTGAACCTGCTGGCAGCAATAATTTCCGTGATTTAAACTTTAACTATGTTGGCGGTAAATTGCTGCAACATAGCGCAAGTTTACGACCAGCCGCATTAATGTATGCCAACAATGATGTTGATCCAATTGCAGCAATTCGTTTTGGTGCAGATAGTTATGCAGTATTCAAAAATCAATTGCTTGACTATATTAATAAACGAGAATTTCCCGACCCATCTAACTATCGTGATAATATTGATGATATTTTAAGTGAATTTGCGCAAACAACCAATAGCAATTCTACATTCTATTATACTGATATGATAGCAGGTGGAAAAAATTATGTTGAAAATAGTTACACTGTTCAAAATACAACTTATCGTACATATAACCTTACAGAATCTTATACAAATGCAACAAAAGAATATCGTGCAGTTCTTGTTTATCTAAACGGCGTATTGCTTATTAATAATGTAGATTATACTATATCTGGCGCTACTATTGTAATCAATAGCAGCGTAACTTTGAGTCGTGGTGATAAAATCGTTACCAATGAATATAAATCAACTCAAGGTTGCAACGTACCTGCTACTCCAACTAAACTTGGTGTTTATCCAAAATTTAAACCTGAAATCGTTTACGATAACACATATGCAGTATCAGGTGAAGGCAATGGCATTCTTGGTATCGTTGGTCACGATGGCAGCTTCACAGTTGGATATGGTGACTATCGTGATAATATCTTGCTTGAATTTGAAAAGCGTGTTTATAACAATTTAACAGTTGATTATGCTAACAATACTGATTATGACTTAATAAGCGTAGAACCAGGTGCATTCCGTGTGCGTGATTATAGTTTTCCTGAATGGACACAATTGTTAAGTTCAGAATATTTACGTTGGAGTAATTCCAACAATGTAGATATCTTTACAAATACAACTGTATCCAATGATGTATTCACCTACAATTATAGCAGCGGTGTTGATAAGATATTTGGTAATTCTGTGCCTGGTTATTGGCGTGGTATCTATAATTATTTCTATGATACTGATCGTCCACATACCAATCCTTGGGAAATGCTAGGATTTGCAGAAAAACCAACATGGTGGGATAACCGCTATGGTCCAGCGCCATATAGCAGTGAAAACAGTGTTCTCTGGGGTGATTTAGAACTTGGTTTTGTTTATAATGGTGCGCCAAATAAAAGTTATATTAATAGCAGTTATACTCGCACAGGCTTGAGTAAGATCATACCTGTAGATAGTCATGGTAATCTACTTCCACCGCTACAGAGCGTTGTGGTAAATTATAATTCAAATGATGCTGCACTTAATTGGCGAGTTGGTGATCAAAGTCCACAAGAAACTGCATGGCGTCGTAGCAGCAGCTATCCATTTGCAGTACAAATTGCATGGGCATTGGCAAGACCAGCAGAATACTGTGCGCTAAAGTACAATACTCGTGACTTAACATACAACAGCAATTTAAATCAAATAATCAATAGTAAGTCAAATAGTCGTGTATTTGATTACAGTATTACTGATGCTAATGATTATATACCAGGTATCAATGTTTGGATTCGTGATTATCTTGTCAGCAATAACTTAGATGTCAATGAGAATTGGATTAATATTGCTAGAAACAGCACATTCAATCTTGTTTATAAGATGGGTGCATACACAGACAAGAGTTATCTAACTATTGTTGCTGACCAAGTAAGTCCACAAAGCACAAACAGTAGTGTTATTATTCCGCAAGAAAACTATCGTGTTAAGGTAACCAAGAGTGCTCCTGTTGCTCGTGCTGTATATAGTGCAGTAATTGTTAAAAAAGTAACTGGTGGATATCAAGTAACTGGATTTGACAAAGCACGCCCGTACTTCTTGACTATACCTAGCCGTGTAAGTGCCAACAACTATGGAATTAGTGTTGGAAGTGAAACCGCTATCATTTACAAGGACAGCGAAGATACCGTAGCATCTTATCCATATGGTTCAATATTTAATAACAAGCAACAAGTTGTAGATTTTCTTGTAAGTTATGGTCGTTATCTAACCAGCCAAGGTTTTTCATTCAATAACTTCCTTGCTGATAATACAACACAAAGTGATTGGACACTTGCAGCAAAAGAATTTTTATTTTGGAACCAACAAAATTGGGGTAATGACACTGTAATCAGTTTAACACCTGCTGGAACTAAACTTAATTTCTCATCACCATATGGAATTGTTGATACTATTTCTAATACAAACAACTATACTAAAGTTGTAGACAGTGATAATACAACATTAACAGGTCGTGATTATCGTGTTTATCGTGATGACAATACATTCTCTATAGAATTGAAGAATGCACAAAAAGGTATACATCTTTTAGATATTGCTATTGTTCAGTATGAACACACTATTATATTTGATAATAATACAGTGTTCAATGATATTCTTTATGATGAGCAAGTTGGTAGTCGTCAGTTCCGTCTTCGTGTAGATGGCGCAAAAACTCAAGATTGGAATGGTTCACTTTATGCACCAGGTTTCTTTGTAAATGTAAGCGAGATTCCACAATGGGTAAGTTATACTGATTATTATACTGGCGATATTGTTCTGCTTAAGAATCAATACTTTGCTGCACAAAAATTTATTCCTGGTACACAAAAATTTGCGATCAGTGATTGGTATCCGATTAATGGTTCTTTACTTGACAAAGAACTTATTCCAAATATGGCATCGGGTGCTGCTCAATTTGCCAACTTCCATAATCCTGATGCAGCAGATTTAAATAGCGCAGCCGATTTACTTGGTAAACACGAAACTGGATTTACCAGCCGCCAATACTTTACTGATCTTGGATTAGATATAACAAGTCAATATAAGTTCTATCTTGGTATGATTGCACAAAAAGGAACACAAGCAGTTCTAAATGCTTTCTTGCGTAATCAACAAAAACGTATTGATAGTGATATACGTATTAGTGAACAGTGGGCAATTAAACTTGGCAACTATGGTGGAACCGCTAATACAGATAAACTAGAGTTTAGTATTGGAAATTCTATAGCAATCAATAACCAATATCTATTTGAATTTACAAATCAAAGCGATGCAAGAAGTGACATATACAATACTGTCAAGCCAAGTGATTTGGTTATTCGTCCAAGAACCTATAAAACTAATATCTTTGCTCAAACAGAACCATCTAAGCAAATAATTCCATATGCTGGTCCTGTAAACACTGCAGATGTAAGCGCAACTGTATTTGATATTAGCAAAATTTACAATATTAGTGGATTGAATACTGTAATGGGCGAAAGCAGTAAAGTTTGGATTGCTGCAGATAGCGGAAATCAATGGGGCGTGTATCGCTTAAGCCAAACTGGTCGTGTATTTGTTATTGGCGTATCACATACTAGCCCAACTGAACTTACTTTTACTACAAATAGTGCACATAATCTTGTTAACCTTGATTATGTTATGTTAAGAAATGCAAAGATTAACAGTGCACAAAGCACAAGCAGTATTGCTGATCTAAGTGGATTTTATCGCATTAGTGCAGTAACTAATACAACATTTACTGTTAAAATCAATAACAATGTAACTATTAGCAGCGGACAATTAAACGCACAGTTGTTTAAATTAATCAATGTTCGTTATAGCACAGTTAATGACTTCGCCGCATTTGTTCCTGTACGTGGATGGCAAACTGGTGAAATTGTTTATATTGATAATGGACCTGATGGATACGCTGTAAAACAAAATACAAATAGTTGGGTATATAATGACACACGCAGTCCTGTGTTTACAAAACCAACCGATAATTTTGGCAGCAGCGTAAAGATAAATCACAATCAAGGATTTGCTGTTGTTGGTGCAAGTAGTAGAAATACAACAGGTCAAGCATTTGTTTACGGTAAAAAACAAGATGATACTTGGCAAGAAATTGGAATTTTAACTCCTGCAAATAGTTCGGCTAGCTTTGGCGCTAATGTCGATATTAACGGCAATGACATTGCTATTATTGCTGCTCCAAGCGGCAATAAAGGTATTGTGTACACTGCTGTTGTTAACAGTCAGCAAGTTAGTCTAAATCAAGCAATTCACTATGATAATCTATATGTGTTAAGTGCTGGATTTAGCACAAGCAATAGTTATATATTGATTAGTCCAACTGCAACACTAAGCACAACTGCAAATATTGCACAAACTGCAAGTTATAGTCTTGCAAACTTTGCAGTAGGTATGAAAGTAGTGGGTGCAGGCATTCCAAGTGGAACTACTATTGCTAATCTAACTCCTGTGGCAGCTTTAAATGACATAACAATGTCTAAAAATGCCACACTTAAGTTTAGTGATGCTGCTACTATATTAACTGCCAATAGTTCAATCTTTACTACTCTTTATGCAAATATTACAAGCAGCAACGCCAATGTTTACATTGGAAATACTGGTCAATCTATCACTGGAATTGTGGCAAATACTATGCCAGTTTTAGGTAACGGTATTCCAGTTGGGACATATATTAAAAGTATCAGTAATATTACAGGGTATAAAGTTCTTACTCTTAGTAGTAATGTAACTACACCAACTGGAAACCTACTTACTTTTGTTGGTTCAAATTTAGGTATTACTCAATCTATTACTTCAGCAGCAACAACAACAAATAATTCACATTTTATTGTTAATGGATATCAGTCACTATATGGCGTTGCGAACGGACAGCCAATTGTTGGTGCAAACATTGCCAATGGAACTGTTATTTCAAACCTTTCAATTGGAAGTGCTTACAATTTGATTGGATTAACAAATGCTGCAACTATTTCTGCAAACCAAAAAATTGGAATTTATCCTAACGTTACGCCAAGCAGTGCATTTGGCACAAGCATAAGCGCAAGCGGCGATGGAAATTGGTTATTCATTGGCGAACCAGCAACAAACAGTGTATATGTTTACAAGTACAGCAATGTAGCAGTAGCTGCAACAAGTACACGCACAGGTGATGGCAGCAGTACTTCATTCTCATATCCTATTAATGCAACTGGATTAAATCTAAGTGCTCGTGATATTAAAGTGTATGTTAATAGTGTTCTAAAGGTTCCTGGTTTGGATTATATTAAAACCCCATCACAAGAATCAATTACTTTTGACGTTGCGCCTCCAAATAATTCAATTATTAATCTGATATATGAAAGTTCATTTACTGAAGTAAACCGTATTATTACAGATGATCCTGAAGTAAGTGGATTTGGCACCAGTGTAAGCACAAACAACGACGGTAGAATTGTTGTAATTGGTGCGCCTGGCAGCACTGCAACAACAGATACTTCTTATACTAATGCAGGCAAAACATATGTATTTGAACGCACTGCTGAAAATTTTGTAGCAACTGGCACAACAAGCACATTCCAATTAAGCAATGCTCTTGTTGGTTTGACTACTATTACCACACCAAATGTAATTACACATCCTAGTGTAACTGTTGATGGTGCAAATGTTGCAGCTACATTCAACTATACTACAAATCAGGTTGTATTGGCAGCTATTCCAAGCAGTGGAAGCATTGTTAATGTAGAAACTAATCAGTTTATACCTATTAAAATTGCAACTACAGATGTTGGTCAACAAAACAGTAACTTTGGTCAAGCAGTTAAACTAAGTCAAAACGGTAGCCTAGCGTTTAGTAGTGCGCCTGGTTATTCACAAAGCAGTTCACAAAATGGTGCAGTATATCGTCTTGTAAATGTTCCAAGAATGTATGGCAATATTGTTGGTAATAAAACTAATTTCATAGTTACTGCAAACAGCAGTATTCGTATTAATGATTACCTTGTAACATTTGGTCAAACTTTAAGACCGCCATATTCTACAATTTATTACAACAGCGATGTATATCAAGCAGCAAACACTATTAATGCAGCAAAGATTCCTTATATAACTGCTGGTGTAATAAGCAACGGCGCAATTTATATTAGTAGCAGCGATCTGCATTCAACAAGCAAGATATACATGCGTAATGAATATGGTAATCCATTATCAACAATGGGTATTGACCAATGGCAATCTGTACAAAAAATGTTCAATCCACTTGTGCAAGATACCGCAAGATTTGGTGAAATACTGAGCATAAGTCCAGATGCAAATACGTTGGTTGTTGGCAGTACCCTATCAAATACTCGTATTACTACCACATTTGATAGCGCAAAAACAACATTTGACCGTGCCACTGTTCGTTATGTAGACATTGTTTATCGCAGTGGTGCAGCACATGTTTATGAATATCAAACTAGTGCTACTGAAACAGCAAGCGATCAAGGCAGTTTTGCATATGCAACGTTACTTAACGACAAGTTTGCTGGTGCGCTTGACAGATATGCTAGTGGTGTTGATATTAGCAATAATTTTATTCTAGTAGGCGCTCCATATGCTAAGATTCTTGGCAACAATACCGGCGCAATGTATGTTTACTATAACAAGAATGCACAACCAATTTGGAAAAATATTCGCAGTGAAGGTGAAAAGTTTGATAGCAGAATTGTAGAGCGTGTTTATCTATACAATACTAAAAGCAGCAGACTTATTGCTGATCTGCCAGTATATGATTTAACACATGGTGCACTACCGAACAGTGCCGAAAGTTATATTGATTATACAATCAACTATGACCCAGCCGTTTATAATCATGTTCCTACAACTGTAAGTTTTGCATATGATCGTAAAAATGCATGGGGAAGTGAAAAAGTTGGAACACTTTGGTGGGATACCAATAGCATAAAATACTATGATGCTTCACAGGGCAATACTCTTGAAAAATTTAACAAGTGGGGGCTTGCTTTCCCTGCTAGTACTGTAACCATTTATGAATGGATTGAAAGTGATCAGTTGCCTAAAGATTATGCAACAAGTTACCCACTAACTCAACCACTTTATACAGTAAATGATGTATATAGTAGCCAAATAGTAATTGATGAAAATACTGGTCAACCAGTAACAAAATACTATTTCTGGATTCATAACAGTACCAATAGCACTAATAGCAGTCGTCCAAGCGCTCTTGAACTTCAAAGTTATATTGCTAATGCTAGAAACAGCAGTGAACCGTTTGCTGCCATTGTTGGAACTAATGCATTTGCTGTATTCAATGCACAGAATATTATCACAGATGATACAAATCTTGTAATTGAATATAAAGATACTTTAAAACCACAACTTGTTCACAGTGAATGGACAATGTTTGATGATGGCACTGATCTTGGTGTTGCCATTGAATTTATCAATAAACTAAATGATAGTTTAACTGGTCAAGATGCAAGCGGTCGTATCATTCCTGATCCTAATCTACCAATTGGTCAAAAGTATGGAATGGATACTGCTCCTCGTCAAAGTTTGTTTAATAATCAGTATTTTGCTCGTCAGCTTTACGTAGAAAAAATTAACAATATATGTAAAACATATCCAATGGTGTTAACTCGTAGTGAGGCAATTGCTGCACTAAACAACAGCGATCCACTACCAAGCAGCGGCACTTATAAAACAGTAGTTGCTAATATAACTGAACTTGGTTATCTTGACAAAAATACATATGCTGCTGGCGATAGTGTGCTTGTGTTACAAGATAGCAACACACATAACAATGGTTGGAGTTTAAACCGCTTGATTGTAAAATTCCCAAATACTAGAAGTTGGGAAACATATCAAGTTCAAACATATAATCTAAATGATTATTGGAGTTATAGTGATTGGTATAGTGCTAACTATAATCCATTAGTTCCTATCACAACATCAGTAGATAACGAAAGTGATATTAGTCAACTATCACTTAATGTAAATGATATAATTTATGTTCGTAATAGTACAAATGGTGGTTGGAAAATTGTTCTTGTAAACTACGCAAATCTTGAATTGCTTGCGCAGCAAAATGCTACTATTCAATTCAAAGAAAACCTTTATAGTCAGGTTGCTGCTGGACAAGGATTCCAAACAAGTTCATTCCAAGCAGTTGGATTTGACACTGATAGTAATTTAGAATTTAATAGAATATTTGACGTTGTTACTAATTATTTGTTAACAAATGAATATAGAACTGAGTATAAACAAACTCTGACATTGATGATTGACACAATTGCAAGTCAACATCTACAAACAGATTGGATGATGAAAACTTCATTTGTTGACCTATATCATCGTGTTCGTGGTTTGGATCAGCTTCCTGTTTATCTTCCACAACCAGAAAACACTGTTACAGATTTCTTCAGTGAAGTTAAACCATTCCATACTAAACTCAAACAGTATGTTGCAAAGTATGATAATAATAATGCACTAGATTATGCTTATACAAATGCCACTGATTTTGATCTGCAACCTTATTATAATACAGTAATAAAAAAATATCGCAGCCCACAATTAGGAAATACTCTTGATACAACTATATTGGCAACACAGGCGCTTTATCAACCTTGGGTTATCAACCACAAATATAATGTCAGACTCGTTGACATTGTTGATGGTGGAAGCGGTTATGATGGAACAACCGAAGTTTTAATCAATGGCGATGGAACTGGTGCCACAGCACGTGCATATATTGTTAATGGTGCAGTAAATACTATTGTTGTTACAAATAATGGTGTCAACTATACATATGCTACAGTTCAAATCAATGGTGTAGGAACTGGCGCTAAGGCTGTTGCTATTGTTGGAAACGGATTAACTCGTACCCTAGACACCTATATTAAATTTGATCGTATTTCTTATTTCAATACAGTTATTGATTGGGCTGCTAATACTGCCTATACGATTAATACAGTTATTGTGTATGAAGCGCAACCATATCGTGTTATTACTAATCATACTAGTGGTTCTACATTTGACTTTACCAAGTTTGTAGAATTGCGTGTTAAAGTTTGGTATCCACAAACTTTATATGCAATAAATGATGTTGTTGTTTACAAAAATACAAGTTATGTTGCAACAGAAACATTTACATCCAATCTTAATTTTGATACTGCCAGCTTGGTAGCATATAATGGACTATGGCTTGATAATGCATGTGACCGTGTATGGTCATATTATGCACCAATAAGCGGAATGGCTGGTCGTGATCTTGCACAAGTAATGGTAGGAATTGAGTATTCTGGTAATCAAATTTTAGGACCAGCATTTAATCAAACTCCTGGTTATGATGTTAATAACTATGATAGCATTGCATATGATCTAGCTACAAAAGATGTGGAAAACGTATATGATGTTTATGGTTCACAAACCGAAGATACTATTATTCGTTCGCTCTTCACAGATACTGGTTTGGGGCTGCGTCCACAAGATATTAATGTAGACGGCGGTGCTTTTACTGACACTTATAGCAGCCATGCACCAGAAGAATTTGTGCCAAGTATCATTAACGATACCTTAGATATCAAGGTCAAGACACTTCCTATACAAAATGGTGGTCCAGACATTAAAATCTTTACATCTAACTATGTTGGAAGTAAAACGTTTAGTTTTGATCCACTAGTTACTGGTGTTGATTATCCACTGGGTGGTATTGAGAAATTCTATGTAATTGACCGTGCGCTTGGACCAATTGCTGAAACTTATCACTATACTATAAACTATCAAACAAAAACTATTACTACCGTATATGAACCCCAAGTAGGAACATTTTTCTATGTTATGATGTTTGGTAGTAATGGTGAAAGTCCAATCTTTGACCAAGATTATTATGCTGATGGTGTGCAAACTGACTTTAATATAGATGATTCGACACTTAATAGTGTTGAACAAGCATATGTCAAAGTAAATGGTATCAAGGTTGACAATTGGACATTGGTTAATAAATTAGAAAATAGTAGGGGAATATTAGCAGTTCGTTTTAATACTGCACCAAATGCTAATGATTATGTTCAAGTTCATTTATATGGAGTTCCACTTGGAACTCGTGCATACAGTGAAATATATGAGCAAACCTTTGTTATTACTTCAGCAAATTATCCAACTGGTTATAACTTTACAATAGACAATCCAGAAATATATGCACAACCTATCAGTGCGTATGCGATTGTTCGTTTGAATGGCAGTGACCTATTGCCTCCACAACAAACATATAATATTGGCGATGGTATTACTAAAAACTTTAGTTTAACTAATAGTTGGGTAGAAAATATTGCTAATATTACAGATGCAGAAGTAATGGTGTTGATAGATAATGTTTTACAAACAAACAATATTGACTATACAATATATCATGACCCTACAAATGTTGCTATGCCAATTGTGCAATTTACCGTTGCACCAAATAGTGGAAGTTTAATCGTATTCAGCGATAGCAGCCAAAGTGATTTTAAAATTTATGATGGCAACCAACTTTGGATTAATCCTGCGGTTAACATTTCTATACCTAGTAAATTAACAGTTTTTACTCAAGGAAATCACGATGTTAATCAACAATATACTAAGTTGTTTAGTGGCGATACTAATAACACAAGTGTAATAGATAATGGTCTTGATACGACTGGGTTTGACACAGTTGGATTTGATAATGAATTAAGTAATTTCATTGGTACCATATATTATACTCTGCCACGTGCAGTAACAAATATTAACCAATTGTATATGACTCTTAAATCTCCAAATACAACTGGTGGATTGCCGCTGTTGCCATATCGTGATTTTAGACTCGTTACGCCAACAATCGTAGTATTAAGCAGTGAACTTACAATAAGTTCAACAAGTGTTATTGGGGTTCGTATCTTTGGTGAACCTGTGCGTGAAACTACACTAGAATATCGTATATTCAAAGACCTAAATGATAATACTCGTTATTATGCGGTTCGTTCTGCACGTGAAACATTCTTGGCAGCAAATTTACATATTACTGATCAATGGATTTATGTAAGTGATATTACCACTCTTCAAAGCCCAGAACCAATCACTAATACAGCAGGCGTTGTTGTTATTAACGGTGAGCGTATTACATATGGTCTAATAGATACGGTTAATAAACGTTTAGGCAATGTTCGTCGTTCAACAGGTGGAACTGGTGCAGCTAATCTATATGTTAGTGGCACCCGTGTGATTGATAGCAGCAGCACTCTTGAAATACCAAATAGTCGTGATACATATGTTGTCACACCAAATGACACATATCTAGGTGGTGGTGCTACAAATGTTAAATTTATTAGTGCAAATGCTTATAGCGGAACAAATGTTATTGCCTTAAATGACATAACCAATATCTCATTAAATCAATATGTATTTTCTAACATAAGTGGTATTATTCCTTCAAATACTACTGTAACTAATATATATAAAGGTAATAGTAGTGTCAAGTTGAGTGCCAATCTTACTGCAAACCTGACAACTAAATCTACTGGAAATCTGCTATTGAGCAATACAGTATCTTTTGTTACTAGTATACTCGTAACAGCTAATAGTACAATTAAACAAGGCAAGATTTTTACAAATTTCAATGAAAGTTTACAATCTAGCACTACTCAATATGCACAATTTATAAGAGCAACGAAATGAAAAATACTACCAATTCTAAACCAATAAATACTATAACAGAAAATACTGGAAAGAAAAAAATGAGTAGTCCTAACGAGACAAGTGGCATTGCGCTAAGCGGTCATATTAAAATACATAATCCAGAAACAGGAGAAGTATTTGTAAACAAACGCAATGCGATTCATTATGAAAATTTCTCACTTGCTCTTGCGCAAAGTATCAGTAACCAAGGTCAAGGTTATATCAGTGAAATGGCATTTGGCAATGGTGGAACAAGTGTAGACCCAACTGGTGTTATCACTTATCTTCCTACAAACACAAGTGGCAGCAATAGTTCACTTTATAATCAAACTTATTATAAAGTAGTTGATAATAATTCAACTTACAACACCGATCCAACTCGTAACCGAATTGAAATTCGTCACGTTAGTGGCACAGTTTATAGTGATATCTTTGTTACTTGTACCTTAGATTATGGTGAGCCAAGTGGTCAACAGGCATTTGACAATACAACTAACTTTAATGACACTTACGTGTTTGACGAATTAGGACTTAAAGTATGGAATGGAAGCACGATTGATCAGGGTAATCTGATTACTCATGTTATTTTCCATCCTATTCAGAAAAGTTTAAATCGTCTTATTCAAATTGATTACACAATTCGTGTACAAACTCTAACCAACTTAAGTTCACAGGTATAACGCATGACTTTTTATATAAACTATACAAATGGTGCCAACTTAACTGCAATTAGTGATGGTACAATCAATACAACATCAACAAGTTTAACACTTATTGGTAAAAATTTTCCAACATATGGTCAGTTATTAAACCAAGACTTAGTTAGCATGTTAGAAAATTTTGCGAATAGCACAAGTCCAAATTATCCACTTGTTGGTCAGTTATGGTATGATAGTAGCAATAACGTAATTAAGTATTATCGTGGTGGTGCCGCAAGTAATTACTGGCAAGATGTTGCTAATATTCTTTATAGCAGTAGCACACCAAGCAGCCCACAACAAAATGATTTCTGGTGGGATAGCACTAACCAACAGTTGAAATATTATGATCAATTAAATTGGATTACAATTGGTCCACAAACAACTAACGATGGTCTAAATCGTGTTAGTGGAACCAATAGTTTCATTGTGCAGATTGGTGGTAACAACGTATTCACGGTTGATGCTTATGGTCGTGTAAACGCAGCCTATAATCCTGTTGTACAAGGCACTGGTATATCTGGTGGAACATATACTAGCAGTGGTATTGCAAGCCCAACTACAATGGTGCCAGCATCAGTTACAATTAATATTGGTAGTCATTTTAATGCTACAACTGGTATCTTCACTTGTCCAGTTGCTGGCGTTTATCAAGTATATGGGCATGCTGTCAGTCTTGGTTATGCTTCTAACTATACTAAGCAACAACTGCAATGGTGGCAAAATTCTGCAAATAGTGGTTTAAGTACCGAAGCAACCAATATTAATAGCTTGTTAAGCGATACTTTTAACATTCCGATGGTTGCCAGCGGATATTTACAGTGCAATGCAGGTGATCAATTGCAACTTATTATGATTGCTGATGCTAATGGGCAGATTGATACTGCCAACGCAAGTCTCTCAATTAGATTAGTTAGCTAAACCCATAAATAGTTAGTGGGAATCAGCTATGTCATATACGATTAAAAATTCAGCACAGACCGTAACATACACAGTTAACGATGGAACTGCTAATACTAACGCAATAAGTTTGACTCTTATCGGTAAGAGTTTGGCAAATTATGGCACGGCTCTCAATGAAAACTTTGTTTATCTTTTAGAAAATTTTAGTAATACAAGTAGTAATCCACCTGCATATCCTGTTCAAGGACAACTATGGTGGGATAGCACTTATAAATTTCTTAACGTTTATGATAATAGTGCTTGGAAAACCGTATATGGTAATTTAGAAACCTTAAATGTTAACAGTGCAGTAACGTTGGCTAGTAGTTTAACGGCTAGTGCTTTAACGGCTAGTGCTTTAACAGCCAGCGGTGGTGGGCAATTAATCGGCTATCACACTGGTGCTATTGGTGCAAACACTGCCAATACGGGTGCATTTACAACAGTTACTGCAACAAGTACAATAGTTTCACAAGGAACTATCACTGGCGCTGGACAAATTATTGGTTATCATAATGGCGCAATTGGTGCTAATGCCGCAAACAGTGGTACATTCACTACAGTTATATCAAGCGGCAATATTACTGCACAGACCGCTAACGTATATGCTGCTTATGTAGTAGCAAATAGCGGTTTAAGTGGAACCTTAATAACTAATGCACAAACTAATATAACAAGTACTGGTTCGCTAACAAGCCCAAGTTTTACTACGAGCGGTGGCGGACAACATATTGGTTACCTAACTGGTGCAATTGGTGCTAATACAGCAAATACTGGTTCATTTACAACAGTTGTTGCAAGCGGCAACATTACTGCACAAAGCGCAAATATGTATGCCGCTAATCATGTTGCTAACACCGCAACTTATAGTGCTGCTTATTATTGGGCAAATGGTACAGTATTCGGCACTACTAGTTCCTATGGCAATACACAAGTTGCTGCATATCTTCCAACATATACTGGAAATCTTGGTATTGGTAATATATTTTTAACAAACGGCAATTTAACTGCAAATATTGGCAATATCAATACAATGTTTAGTTACAGTTTTGCTAATAATTTCTATGGAACAAGTTTCTATGGTACATCAACCACCGCAAAATACGCCGACTTGGCCGAAAAATACTTAACAGATACGGAATATCCTGTTGGAACTGTTGTTATGGTAGGCGGCGATGCTGAAGTTACTCAACATGATGGTCGTGCGGTTCGTGCTATTGGAACAGTCAGTCAAAATCCAGCTTTTAAAATGAATGATGATCTTGATGGTGGAACTTATATTGCACTTAAGGGACGAGTTCCTGTTCGTGTAAGCGGTCCTGTATTAAAAGGACAATCACTGCGTGGATCACCATGGGGTGTAGCTATTGCAGAAGAACAAAGCAGCCCATATACATTTGCTATTGCAATGGAAACAATTGCAGACCAAATCCAAACTATAATTGAGGCAGTAATTCTGTAAGGAGTAAAAATGAGAGCATTATTACTCAACACAAGAATAAATGCAGGCTCAGCAACCTTTAACAGCAGCACTACTTGGAAGGCACCTTTCGGTGTTCGCAGAGTCACTATAAGTGGTTATGGCGGAAATGGCGGCAATGGCGGTGCTGGCGGAAACGGTGGACAAGGTGGACAAGGCGGACAAGGTGTTAGTGGAAACAGCGGCAACGTAGGCACAGGCGGTAATGGCGGCACTGGCGGTGCTGGCGGCAATGGCGGTGGTGGTGGGAATCAAGGAACCGGCAGCGGTAATTGTACTAGTCCGGGCACTGCTGGTTCTGCTGGAACACCTGGTGGCAGTGCCGGTGGAAATGGCACTAAGGGACGTGGAAGTAACGGACCAAGCGGCGGCGCTGGTGGCAGCGGCTGTGGCACAACTGGTGGTACTGGCGGACACGCTACGAACAACGCACCTAATAGTTGCGGTGGATATACTACTTCATCGGGGGGCAGTGGTGGCGGAGGTGGTTATGGCACAGCAGGCAACGCAGGCAATAGCGGCAATAGCGGTGCTGCGGGCAATAGCGGTGCTGCGGGTAATTCTGGCGGAACAGGAGCAAGCGGCAGCGTAGGCAGCAGCGGCAATGTGGGAAATGCAACACAATTTAGCAATATAGTTAATTTTTCTGGTGGTAATGGCGGTGCTGGTGGTAATGGCGGTGCTGGTGGTAATGGCGGTGCTGGTGGTAACGGCGGTACTGGCGGAGCAGCGGGTAATGCAGGAAATAGCGGTAACGCAGGTGGAACTGGCGGAGCAGGCGGCGGCGGTGGAAGTGGCGGTGGAAGCGACTGGCGTGATCGTAATTTAAATGGTAACACAAATGGAAGTGCTGGAACTGGTGGTACTAGTCCAGGCAATGGTGGCGCAAGCGGAAATCCAAACGCTCCTAATAATTCAGCAGGAAGTCCAGGCAATGCTGGCGGCACTGGTGCAAGTGGTAATAGTGGCAATAGTGGTACTGGTGCTGGCAGTGGCAATGCAGGAAATACTGGTGCATCTGGAAATGCTGGCGGTAGCGGTAATGCTGGTGGTACTGCAACATTAAATAATACAAGCAACGCTAGTGCAACTGTTGCACCGTTTACGACTTATAGTATTACTGTTGGAAATGGCGGAACAGGCGGTAGCGGTGGCGGTGCTGGGAGTGGTGGCAGTGGTGGAACAGGTGGGTCTACTGGTTCTACTGGCAGCAGCGGAAGTTCAGGTTCAAGTGGTACCTCTGGCAACACTGGAACAATTACAATTTCTTGGCCTAATCAGGGTCTATAAACACGGAGATAAAAATGAGTATTGTAAAAATTAAAGATATATGTTTATGCACTGGTTTAGTTAAAGACAACAATGAAAATCGCAGTGCATATGATTGGTTAACAGAACAAGGTGTAGATTTTAAACATCTTGCGTATTGGGATATCAATCAACATGCAGATGTGTTTGCAAGTCTTCAAACTTGGGTTCACGACAAAGCGATAGATACATTTCCAATTCTTCATTATCATGAAGTAGATGATCAGTATAATATTACTGGTGTTGTTCTTGTTGGTCTTGATGAAATCACACGCAGCAATATAGTTGAACTAAGCAAATTATAATGAACAATGACATTGACATCCGCAGAATGCAGATTGTCATGAGTTGCTTTGATAAATTACCCTTTGAATTGCGTCAGTGGATAGCAAATTTACATTTTTCACTTCATGACGATCATATACTTCGTGGTGAACGGGAAGTGAGAAACTGTAAAATTTATGTGGATAATGCTGGCGAGATAAGATACTATAAGGGCAATGGACAAAATTAATGTTTAAATCGTTTTTTGGAATAAACAATCAAATTAAGTTTGCTTGCATGGAAGAAGATTGGAATGTTATTCCAAAACCATATAGCGCAAGAAAATATATACCTGAATGGTTCAAGGCTTTGCCTATGCGCATTGATAATGTTGAACGATTGAACAATAGCACAGTTAAAAGATGTGTTCCTTTTCTTGATGCTATGAGTGTGGGTTATATTATACCATTGGCAGCAGATGTTGAAATTAAAACAAATGACGATGCAAGTGGCATAGAGTGGGATAGTAAATTTTATAAAAATATCATCGATAAACATGGCAAAGCACAAATTACAAGTCAAAAATCGCCACATCCACGTGAACATATTCCGCCATTAAAATTTATTAATCCTTGGCTAATACAAACTCCGCCGGGTTGGAGTACACTGTTCATACCACCAATCAATAGAGAAGACACACGATTTGCTTGCATTGGTGGTTTGGTTGATACAGATGTTTATGATAATTTTATTAATTTCCCATTTATGTTCACTCAACCAAATTTTACAGGAATTATACCTGCTGGAACACCACTAGTTCAGGCTATTCCTATTAAACGAGATGATATATTAAGTAAATCAAAAATTGAAAAATTTTCAGAATCAGATTATAAAAAAGTAGATATTGCTTCACGAAAATTAAAAGCACATGAAAGTTACTATAGAGATGAGGTTGCAATAAAGAAATGATGGATAGTTGGTTTTATTTTAGCAGCCCTGTTTACAGTAAAATGTTGCCAGAATATCTTGAAAATGCTAAAGAGGTTAGCAATGAATATATTGAAAAAATTAAAACAATAGTCGAGTTTAGCGATTTATTTCCATACTACAATACTGAAAATTTCAACGAAGATCATAGAATTGCAACATTGGCAACTGAGATAATCAAAACCTGTAATACGGTGTTAGATAATCAAGGATATGATATGAGTAATTATGAACTAGTATTTACCGAATTTTGGGTTCAAGAACATCAGTATGGTGGTGGACAAGAACGACATGTTCATGGTAATGGCAATATATTAACTGGATTTTATTTTTTAGAATGTCCAGAAGATAGTTGTAAATTAGTTATTCATGATCCTAGACCAGCAAAAGAATTTGGAAATTATTTACCAGAGAAAGATGTCAATAACGGAACAGATGCTAGTGAGGCTATTAATTTTAATCCAGTGGCTGGCCAATTAATTATTACTAACGCATATTTGCCACATACTTTCACAAAGAATAGTAGCAAAGAATTTTTTAAAATGCTGCATTTTAATGTTAGTGCCATTTATAAAACTGCGAATATTGTATGAACAAGTATCATATACGTTTTAATAAATCTCGTGGAAGTGAGGGGCGTGGTTCGTTAGAGCACGTGTGGCGGATCTTTGAAAATGGCAAGGAATTTATTGTAAAGCATGTACAGATAAATGTGCCTTGTTGGGATGAAACTGATGGTCAAGATTGGAACATTGCATGCGAAGGTTACATGCATATAGACAAGGATACAAGTACCGCAGTTATTTCTAATAAATAAGTTATAAACTAGGTTGTAAATATGTCTTATACAATTACTGTAGTCAATCACTCGCCAATAACTATTCTTGACGGCACTACTGATACTACAACAAGTATTACTCTTGTTGGTAAAAATTATCCAAACTATGGACAGTTGCTGCAACAAGATTTAGTTAGCATGCTACAAAGTTGGGCAGGTTCTTCTCAGCCGTCTAATGCGATTACTGGTCAACTATGGTGGAACACTACATCAAATTCACTGCAAATTTATACTGGTTCAACTTTTAAAACTGTCGGCGGAGCAACTGTTGCAGTAACTGCGCCTACTTCTACTGCTATTCAGGGCGATTTATGGTATAAGAGCGATGATCAGCAACTATACATTTATAGTGGTAGTGGATGGTTAGTAGTTGGTCCAACTTATTCAAGTTCACAGCAACAAACAACTGCTATTGCTATGAGTATTACTGATGTCACAAGTGCAACTCACGTAGTTCTTGCGCTATTTGTTGGTAATCAACTTACTGGTATATTAAGTAAAGACCCTTCATTTACTCCTACTTCTACATGGGTATCCAGTTATCCTGGTTTCTCTACTATTAATCCAGGCTATAATATTAACGTAAATATTTTTACTGGCGCTATTCCACTAAGTGGTCAACTTATTACAAATGCACAACCTTATATTACTAGTCTTGGTACGCTAACTGGTTTAACAGTTTCAACACCAATTATTGGTAGTATCTATAATGCAACGAACGTAACAGGCGCAAGTCAACCAAATATCACAAGCACAGGAACATTAACAAGTCTTACAAGCAGTGGCACAATTACTGCAGTTAATCATGTTGGTGCGTTAAACGGTATTGTTGGTGGGGTTACGCCAAATTCTGCTACATTTACAAGTGCTACCATTAATAATCGTATTATAGAAAATGTTTACGTTGCTGGCAGTGTTGGATCAACTTATACAGTTGATTGGAGTGCAAGCGATGTTCATACGATTACGTTAACAACAAATTGTACACTTTCATTTACCAATCCACCAGCAAGTGGTAAGGCACAAACTGTTACTATTGTAGCCACACAGGGTGGTAGCGGTGGTTATAACCTTACATATCCAGCTTCTGTTCGTTGGAGTTATGGTCAGGCTCCTACTTTAACTACTACTGTATCATATCGTGATGTTGTATCATTTATTACATATGATGGAGGCAGCAGTTATCTTGGTGCTTATAGTATGGCAAACATTGCCCCATAACAAATTCTAAATACTTAGACAGATTAAATAAATAGAAGTGTGGGAACTATAAAATATGGCATATAGCAGCGGCGGTATAATTGAAGCAACTGATTTCAATCTTCGTGTAAACCAAATAAACGCTCTTTGGGGAACGGGTAATGCTGGCAACGGATATGGACAAAGCACTACTATTGCTACAACCAGTGCTGGTACTGTTGTGCCTGCAACTGATTGGTCAACACTCGTTGCTCGTATGAACTCAATACAGAACCACCAATATGGCAGCGGTACTGGTATTACTTCGCCAACCAGTGGTGCGGTTATTACATATTTGAACACAGTTGACTCATTTATTACAAATATGATTAACAGCAAATATACCTATGCTAGCAGTGGTAGCACCGTAAATGCTACTGCAAATACAAATGCTACAGCTTGGTCATCACTCAGTACCAAAACATTTACATATACCTTTGCAAGCGCAGACCAAGCAAGATATTTCTTCAATGCTGGTGGAAGAATTGGTCTACAAAGTAATACAAATACCATAACAAGTCCAAGTGCTGGTACTGCGTGGGATACTTTTGTTGATACTGGATACAACTATTTTTATATGGGTTCAAATGCCAGCGTTCATGCGGGTACAGTTGGAACATATACTCGTAACGTTTATACAAGTACCAGTGGTTATTATAATTTAACTACTACTCCAACTTCATTTTTGACACTTGTTGAAACCGGAACTGGTAATGCAAATTATAACAATAACGTAATTGATGTCAAAGTTGCTGGTGGTGCACCGTTCGGTGCGAACGGCGACAAAGGTTCTGTTATTATTCTTACTTTAAGATTGTATGATAATGATACGAATACGTTTGGTCAAACTAATACTGGAACAACTACTGCAACACCATTTGTTGTTTATCCAGAAGCATCAAACTTGGCAAACACTTGGGGTGTAGTAAACTTCAGCGGTAACGTTAATACTCAAGCCTAATATTATTTGACATTTCCTATCTTTTCTATTATAATCGTAATATGAACACAGAAGAATTGCGTGATGCAGCCAGAGTAGCATATGATCGTGAACTGGCAAAACAAAATATCAATACTGCCATTGAATCACGAATGACCGTGAATTATAATGGTGGTATGTTTATCGTAACCCAAGAACTTATTGCTTTCTTACATTCATGGTTTGGCCCAAATTGGAAAGATTGGGATGGTGTAATTTTTATGATGGATGCCTATGATGTTCCAGTTAAAGTTATTCCGCATGAACTGTTATATATTTGTCAGCGCCGTTGGTATGAAGTAATGAACGAGTTTGCAGCAGAATACGAAGAGTTTACAAAAGTTAGAAATGCTCGTCAACTCTAATGGATGCATAATTACCGCATTTAATAATGAAAAACATGACCATCTAAAGATGGCGGTGGCTGCGGCTGACCGTGTTGTGCAGCACTTAAACATACCTGTAACAATTATAACAGATGATGAAACCGCCAATGTTGGATCACATAATCGTATTGTTGCCATAAAACCAACAGCAAATTTACGCAAAGATTTTACATGGTATAATCTTTCAAGAACCGATCTATATGATATTAGTCCATATAACAGAACGCTACTCATAGATAGTGATTATTATATTTGCACCCCTAACCTGCTTGCTCATATAAACAGTAACACAGATTTTATTATGACTCGTGATGTGTATAATGTACGAACTGGCACGGTTGAGCGATATAAACTTGGCAACACCCAAATAGACATGTATTGGGCAACTGTTGCTATCTTCAACAAGTGTGAGGAAGCAAAGAACATATTTGAAATGGCAAAGCATGTTCAAAAACATTATGTATATTATAGCGAGTTGTATGGGTTTAAGCGTATTCCAGTACGCAATGATTATATCTTTACCATTGCTTGCCATATTATCGGCGGATATGGTTCAAAAAATTATGGATTTGTGAAGTATCCGCTTGTTAATTGCGATAATTTTACAAAGTATATTAGTTTTGAAAACGATAAGTTAGTTTACCATTACGAAACAACAAAACTATGCGCAAATAAACTACAAAATTTAGATTTGCATTTGATGAATAAGGGACAATTACAATGAGCAACGGTTATCTTTGTATTGCACAGAACAGCGGAGACGTGGATTATTTACGAATGGCTTATCTACAAGCCTTAAGTTGCAAACTTACGCAAAGCCTAGATAATAATTTCAGCGTTATTGTAGATAAAGAAACATATGAACAAGTAACAGATGCGCATCTTGCAGTTTTTGATAAAGTTATCGTGCTAAAACATGACCTTGCACAAAGCAGCAAGATCAAGATGCAAAATGAATGTCAGGCATTTGCATATAGTCCTTACAAAAGCACGATTAAAACAGAATGTGATATGTTATTCACAACCAATTTAAGTTGGTTATGGAATACATATGCACAATTTACATATAGTTTTACACAAAGCGTTTATACCTATGATGGACACGCAATTGACAATCGCAAATATCGTCAACAATTTGATGAAAATCTAATGCCAAACATTTATAGTGCTTGGACTTATTTCACCTATGATACCGCATGTAAAGAAATTTATGATACTATGCGTATGATTACAGATGATTGGGATTATTATCGTGATAACTATCTTGTCAATTGTCGCTATGATGAACCACGCACAGATGAAGTATATGCGCTTGCGCTAAAGATATTAGATGTAAAACCGCAGGATACAGGATTTGGTTTTGTTCATATGAAATCAAAATTGCAGAATTGTTTTAGCACACAACCATGGCATGAACAATTAAACTGGGACATTCAAAACGATTTTACTCCCACTATTGGTCATTATAAGCAGTCAAGACCGCTACATTATGTTGAAAAAACCTTTGCAACGGATGAATTATTGGATAGATATACACATGAGTTTAACAGAAGAAGAGATCAAGGCTTGGTGGGATGAAGTAGAACGTGAGTTAGCAAAACAAGTTCTGCCAGAAATGCCTAAATTTGTTCCTCCTCCGCCACCAACATATAATTTTCCCACACAGATTGTTTATAAACGTGGTGGAAGCGAAGTTTATACGCTGCATGATGATTATCAGTTTCCTGTAGATGTTGATTATCCCAATGCACAAGGATGGAAAAGTGTCTGAGATTATTGATATTAGTGAATTAGATTGTATCTTTCTAAGTTACAAAGAACCAAATGCTGATGCAAATTGGTCATATGTGCGTTCATTTGCTCCATGGGCAAAACGAGTTGATGGTATAGAAGGTTCGGATGCTGCACACAAGGCAGCGGCTGCTGCCAGTGACACAGAACGATTTATTCTTATTGATGCTGACAATCTACCAAACCCAGAATTTTTTAATCAACAATTACGCATTGATGATCGTAACAGGGATTGTGTATTTCGTTGGAGAGCAAAGAATATTATTAATGGTCTTTGTTATGGAAATGGTGGCATTAGTAGTTGGACAAAAGATTTTGTAAACAATATGCGCACACATGAAGCAACCGATGGCAGTAATCATACCGCTGTTGAGTTTTGTTTTGATAATCGTTATTGGGCTATGCATGATGTGTGGAGTACAACCGATCCAAATGGCAGTCCACAGCAAGCATGGCAAGCAGGATTCCGTGAAGGAGTTAAATTATGTTTAGATCGTGGTCGTAGACCTACGCCAGAGGAGTTTGAAAATGCCACTTGGATTGGGAATCGTGCGAATCTTGTTATTTGGTGTACTGTTGGTAGCGATGTTGAGTTCGGCAAATGGGCAATAATGGGTGCCAGACAAGGTGCCTATATGACTATGTTTGACGATGATTGGGATTATCGTGAAGTTCGTGATTTCAAAAAACTAGATATATTGTGGAACTTTACAATAGATAAAGGTTTACAACAAAGTGAGCAGTATGCAAACATATTGCGTAAACGTCTTAATCTTGATATAATAAGCATGTCTCCTGAACAAAGTGCTTGGTATAAAAAGCATCAGCGAGCATATCAAAATATTGATATCATGTTACCAGAAAGGGATGTCCATAGTGTCATCAGAAGTGCGGCTAGACAACAGTGGTGATCGGGCAGTTGCTGATAATGAAGGCAATCTTCACAGCGACTTTATGTTCTCTGCTGAACAAATGCAAACAAAACTTGGACCCGCTCTTTGCCTTGCAAAGTGGCAGCAGACCAGTATACACCTAACAACAGGTCATACCAACAGTTGTTACCACCCACCACTACATAGGATTGATGCCAATGAGTTACAAGATAACCCCAGTGCGCTCCATAACACCGCTCATAAAAAGACCCAGAGAGCAAGAATGCTTGGTGGAGAAAAGCCAGAAGAATGTTCATATTGCTGGCGAGTTGAAGCCACGGGAAACTTATCTGACCGACATTACCGCAGTGGAGAACCTTGGGCTGCTGAGAAGTTTAGCGAGATTTTGGTTCAAGACCCACTAACGTGGAATCCAAATCCAAGTTATGTTGAAGTAAACTTTAACAGTGCTTGTAATTTAAGTTGTTCATATTGCAGTCCACAGTTTAGTAGTTCGTGGATGAAGGAAATCAATGATTTTGGTGCTTATCCTACCTCTAATAGTCATAATAGTCCTGCTTACTTTCGGGGTGATCGTAAACCTATACCGAATCGGGAAGATAATCCTTATGTTGATGCGTTCTGGAGATGGTGGCCAGAACTCTACCCTAACCTAAAACACTTCCGTATGACAGGCGGCGAGCCTCTTATGGATCGCAATACTTATCGTGTATTTGACTACGTATTAGAAAACCCAAAGAAAGATTTACATCTTAATGTAACCTCTAACTTTAGTCAAGATGAATATGTGTTTGACAAGTATCTAACCTATGTTAAACATATGTGTGGTAACCATGTGCTAGAGCATTTCATGCAGTTTGTCTCTATCGACGGATACGGAGAACGTGCTGAATATGCTCGCCATGGTCTTGAATTTGAACTTATGAAACGAAATGTTGAGCGTTTCTTGGAAGAAGTTCCAAGTCGTAATAGCGTGACATTTATCATTACGATGAACGTGCTAAACATCACAAGTCTTCAAGAATTGATGCAATGGATACTACAACTTCGTGCCAAGTATAGCAAGACCTATCAGCGCATTTGGTTTGATACTCCAATTCTTCGTGAACCTCAATGGCAGTGTATTGATATACTACCGCCAAGTTATGCTTGGTTCTTGCAAAATATTGTCCATTGGATGAAACCACAAGCAGAAACAGTTGCTACACGCTTCAATGGGTTCAAGGATTATGAAATTGCTAAACTTCAACGTGTGGTAGATTGGATGCACGAACATCACCGTGAAGATACTAATGCAGCGGCAGATTTCTATCGTTTCTTTAGTGAACATGATGCTCGCCGTAAGACAAATTTCCTTGCGACATTTCCAGAAATGGTAGATTGGTATAATAATTGTAAGTATTGGGCGGATAAGGGTTAAAGATTAAAGAATTTCTTTGTCTGCTCTAATACTTCTCTTGTTGTTTCTTGTCCAACAATTGGTTTTACCACTGTATTAAATTCTTGGCGCAAATAATCATATATTGGACTAGTAAAATTCCATTCAATCTTGCCATTATGTCCCATATATAAATTTCCCACCCACGATACCTGTGCTTTTTCCCACGGGGGCAATTGTGGATATTGTATACCACGGTGAATTATTCTACTAATGTTTACTTTATTGATAGTTATATCCGTAATTTCAAAAAATTTATCTGGGCTTGACTCATTGTGCGGGTTCTTGCCCCAATGAATTGCACTAAATTTCCAATCTCCAATGGGTACGTTAAATGATAAATTAACTTTATCATTATCTGCATGTATCGTATCAATTAAGATATCATTTACATAGAAACTAATAATTGGCCAGCCATTATTTGCCTGACTTCTATAATTAATTACTAACTCAATATGTTCTGTTTGCAATTCGTTCATAACTTTTTATTAATCTCTTCAATTGATGATCGCCATTCCATACTTGATAGTTCATATCCATAAGTTTTTCTTGTAATACAATGCGACGGCGTATTCTTTCTTCAATGGTAAGTGTTTCATTATACTTTGAAACCCAATTTAAACCAAATAAATTATTATCTAATTCTGACATTCCAAGTTCAACTTGTTTTTCATAAATTTCAGTACCCTCGTCTATGCTTAAAGTACCGCCTAAGTTTACACCAAATATAGTTCCATCAACACTATATGGTTGATATCTTTCAAACATATTAATTGTATCTTGAAAATCTTGTTCTGTTTCGGTAGGATATCCAACTATGATTAAAAAATAACAGTTTATATTGTTTTTACTAAGATTTTCAATTGCAAAATCAATATCAACGTTGCTAAATTTCTTTTTCATATGTTCACGAACCGAATCGCTGCCACTTTCAATACCTATGGCAACACCGTTTAGTCCTGCTTTTGATGCTAGTTTATAATCTTCTGCGGACATTTGCAGTGAACTACGAATAATAAATTGTCCACCCCAACTAAAATATTTGTTTGGTAAGTTATTTTCTGCATAGTAATTAATCAAACTTTCACATAGATTCCTGAATGCTCGCATGCTTCCATTGATTAAACTGTCAGTAAAGTAAAAATCTCTAATGCCATATTTCTGATATTGTTTTATCATTTCTGCAGCAATATTATCACCAGTACGAAATCTAAATTTATGCCAAAACTTATGAATATCACAGAATGTGCATTCTCTAACGCATCCACGGCTTCCAGTTATAGGAATAACTGGTTTACCGTATGGCCAGGCATACTGATTGCCCAATATATCAACATAATCAGGAACATAATTAACATTTAAATCGTCAATTTGTTTAAAATCATCGTTGTTTATACCAGCAAATGTAGTATTACCATTTAATAATTCAACAATAGCAATATCGGCTTCGCCTCTTATATAATAATCTACTAATCCAATATTAACCATTTTATTGCCAAAATCATTAACTTTTGTTGCTATTCCAGTTGTGCTCAATCCAGCACCACCTATAACTATCTTTCCACTATAGCTTTTATCATGTAATGTATTGCAGATATCAACCGTAAATTTTTGACATTCAAATGTAAAAACACTTATTCCTATAAATCTTGGGTTTAATGATAGTATAGTGTTTACACTTTCTTCTAAAAACTGTTGATAGATTAAATTAAACACTTCGTCTAATGAATGACCAAGTGTAAAATAACTTTCTAATGCAACTGAATAATCTTGATTTATGTCATGCATTAGGTTATAATTAAGATCAATAATCTTACTTGTATAGCCATTTTTTTCTACGGCTGCTTTTAAGATTGCAGTGCCTGCCAGTGGATATGACAAACTAACAGCAGGTACATTGAGGAGAATTAAATCTATCATGGTGAAAAATATTTATCGGTGGCCATTGTGGCACTGGCATTTTGAGGCAAGTAGTATTTGCACTCTGCAATGCCCTCGTTGTCCTCGTACAGAATTACCAGATACACTTATACAAACTAGTTTAAGTTTGAAATTTTTTGAAAGAAATTTTACTCCACATTTTTTACAAACTCATGTCACACGAATGAGTTTTTGTGGTGATGATGGTGATCCGATATACGCAAAAGATTTCTTAAAAATCATTGAATATATTAAAAAATGTAAGCCATCTATTAATTTATTGATAGTAACTAATGGTAGTTATAAAACAATTGATTGGTGGAGTAAGTTATCCACGCTATTGAATGAATATGATGAAATTCATTTTAGCTTGGATGGATGGAACCAAGAAAGTAATTCAACATATAGAAAAAATAGTAATTGGCAGAGCATTATTGATGGTGTTATTGAATTAAGAAAAAATACTAAAGTAACGATTCGTTGGGCAGCGATTGTATTCAAATATAATCAACATAAAATTGAAAATATGCAAAATATTGCACAACAATTAGGATTTGATAGTTTCCAACTTACTCGTAGTTCTAAATTTGGAATTAACTATGATAATTATAATACCAATGGCATAGACGAACTTCAACCCGAAGAGCAATATATAACAAATGGTCGTTTTACACGAGATGTGATAAACTTTACTGACAGAACACCTGATATTACACATAGTCTTGCTGCAAATTTAATGTACTATGAAAATCGTAGTAGTATTGGAAATTTAACACCATTATGTTGGATTGGCAACAAGGGTTTATATATTAATAGTCAAGGAATTTTCTTTCCTTGTTGTTGGATGGGAAATCGTTATGATATGAATACATATAACTTGTTCATACGATCTGAGTTAAATTTAAATACTTTTAATATGGAAACTGTATTAAATTGGGATGGTTGGACTGACATGTTTAATAAATTTGGATCAATTTCTGAATGCTTAAATAAATGCGCATCACACATTGTTACACAGGAATATTCAACTAAATGGTAGAAAATAACTTTTATTCAGAATATAAGAAACGTGTTCTAGATAGCAAAAGTGCTTCTTTTTGTGGAGCTAAATGGTATAACGCAACTATTTGGTTGGGCAGTGGGCAAACTACTAGTTGCCATCACCCTCTACCACATCAAGTCAGTGTTGAACAAGTGTTAACCAACCCCTCTGCTCTGCACAACACACCTGAAAAGAAAAAACAACGTGCACAAATGCAGCGAGGAGAACGACCTACTGGTTGTGAATATTGTTGGAAGATTGAAGATACCAGTGCTACTGCTATCAGTGATAGACCTTATAAAAGTATGATATTTAGTGAAGAAGAACTCAATGATGCGTTTAATCTTCCACCTGATAGTGATGTAAACCTTAGAACCTTGGAGATAGCCTTTGACCGTACTTGCAATTTTGCCTGTAGCTATTGTAATCCTGCATTTAGCACGACCTGGGTCCGAGATATTAAAACGAATGGCGGTTATAGCGGGTTGGTTAGCGATGGGCGTAATCATTTTACACATCCTCACGACAGTAGCCAAGTCTATGGATATACCGATACCAATCCTTATGTAGAAGCATTCTTTAAGTGGTGGGAAAGTGACCTACACAAAACGCTGCGTGAACTTCGCATCACGGGTGGCGAGCCACTTATGAGTGGACATACATGGAAACTACTAAAATGGTTTAAAGAAAATCGTGGTAAGAGTCAAACCAAACTTGCCATCAATAGTAACCTTGGTTTAGAAACAAAGAAAATTGATGAGTTCATTGATGCTGTTTGTGGTTTAGATGTTGAAGTTTATACCAGTTGTGAAAGTTTGAATGGTCAAGCAGAATATATTCGTGATGGTTTAAATTATTACCAATGGTTTGATAATATGGTTAAACTTTATAAGAGTGGTGCTGTAAAACAGATGCATGTTATGGCAACTATTAATGGATTGTGCTTGCCTAAACTTCCCAACTTCCTTGAACATATGATTGATTTTAAGCAAGCATATGGTCGTGATAGTCTTACCATCACGCTTAATATCTTACGTTTCCCTAGTTTTCAAAGCCCGTTGGTAATGCCTAGCGAAGTTAAACAACGTTGTAAAGAACAACTACAACAGTTTCTTGATCGTTGGAGTGATAGCCATTGGTTGCATCAGATGGAGATAGAACATATTCGTCGTCTGATTGAATACTTAAATAGTGTGGAATCGCCACATGCTGGTGCTAGTTCAATGGATATATTGCAGCAAGATTTTAAGACATTTTATACTCAGTATGACCAACGCCGTGATAAAAATTTTACAAAAACATTTCCAGAATTGAGTGATTGGTATGACAGTTTATAATTATAATGAAAGAACTCCAGAGTTTATTGAACTAGAAAAACTAGACGAACGACAAAAATTTTTGCTTATGGAAAGTAAAACTTTTTGTATGTTGCCTTGGACGCATTTGCATGCATTCCCAACAGGACCAGCATATATTTGTTGCGCTGCTGAAATGGATCATCCAGTTGGCAATTTGCGAGAATCTACAATTAAAGAAGTTTGGAATAGTGATGCTATGCGGCAAACTAGAACAAACATGCTTACCGAAAAATCATGTGGGGCTTGTAAAAAATGTTATGAACAAGAAGATGCTGGATTTTTTAGTATGCGTAATAGTAGCAATAAAAGATTTGGTCACCATATCGGCAGAGTTGACAGTACTACCGGCGAAGGACATCTTGAAGAATTAACATTGTCTTATTGGGATATTCGTTTTAGTAATCTATGTAATTTTCGTTGCCGTAGTTGTGGTCATATTTTTAGTTCAAATTGGTATGATGACCAGGTTAAATTGCTCGAAGTTGAAGGAAATGATTCAGAATATTTTAAGAAACATAATAAAAGAATTGAATATGCTGGACGTACACAATTAGATGTTTGGGAGCAACTAGAGCCGCATCTTGATTATGTTGAACATATCTATTTTGCTGGTGGTGAACCGCTTATTATGGAAGAACACTATCGTATTCTTAATGCGTTGCTAAAGAAAGGCAAAAATGATGTAAGACTTATCTATAATACTAACTTTAGTGAATTGCGTTATAAAAAACAAAACGTGTTAGAACTTTGGAATGAGTTTAGTAATGTATGTGTTGGTGCTAGCCTAGATGCCATGGGACCACTTGCAGAATTAGTACGCAAAGGAACTGACTGGTCACAAACTGAGCGCAATCGTGAAGAAATGTTGCGTGTATGTCCACAGGTTGACTTTTATATTAGTCCAACATTAAGTGTTATGAACATATGGCAGTTACCTAAATTTCATAAAGATTGGGTACAAAAAGGTTTTTTAAAACCACAAGATTTAAATGTTAATATTCTACAAGACCCGCCATTTTTTAGAATCGATATACTACCACAAAAGTGTAAATCTGATATTAAATCAATGTATCTAGAGCATATTGAATGGTTAACGCCTTTAGATAGTTTAAGACGTGCCACGACAGGGTTTGAAAGTGCTATTAATTTTATGATGGCAGATGATAAAACTAATTTAATACCAAAGTTTTGGGATCGTACAAATAAGATGGATGCAATACGCACTGAAAAATTACTTGACATTGTTCCAGAGTTAGGAATGTTAAATGGATAACTTTTGTGTATTACCTTTTGTAAGTATTGAAGCAGACCCAATGGGTAAATGCAAAGTATGTTGTTTAAGTTATGAAACTATTCCAGATATTGATTTAAAAACAAATACGCTAACCGAAGCATTTAATAGTTCTTATATGGTTGCGCTTCGTCAAAGTTTCTTAGATGGTGAAAAACCTGCTAACTGTAATCGATGTTGGGCAGAAGAAGATAGCGGACGCACAAGCAAACGTATGCATAGCATTTCTAGATTACGGCAAATTATAGGTGACAAAAAATTTACTAGTAGTAGCGATGGCAGTCTTGCATTTCTTGATTTAAAACTTGGTAACATTTGTAATTTAAAATGTCGTATATGTGGCAGTTTCAGCAGTTCAAAATGGGCGCAAGAAGAAATTGATATTCATCCTGGCAATACAACTGCTCGTGAAAACCTTGAAAAAGGTCGTTGGCCTCGTGAGGCTCAGCGTTTTTGGTCAGATTTAACTGAACTTCTAGCAAATTCAAAATATTTTGAGTTTACAGGCGGTGAACCATTTCTTATTGATGAGCACTTTACTCTATTGGAAATAGCAGTTGAAATGGGATATGCCAAAGACATTGAAATACATTATAATACCAATTTAACTACATTTCCAAAACGTGGATTAGAAATTTGGCCTCATTTTAAATTAGTTGAAATAGCAGTTAGTGTAGATGATATTGGTCCACGCTTTGAATATCAACGTTATGGTTCTAATTGGGATAAGGCGATGGATAATCTCCAACGTCTTTATGATCTCCGTGATACTAATACAAATATTAAATTACAATTATGTATGACTTCAAATGTACAAAACTTCTATTATATTGATGAAATGTGTGAATGGATTGCCCAACAACGTTTTGATTATGTATATTTTAATGTGCTACATGATGCTTGGCATTTCAGTATTTCACGATTAAATGCTGCTGCAAAAGAACTTATTAATAATAAACTTAAAAATTATAGCGGTCCATATAATGACGAAGTTGTTAATTTATTGCAGTTTATGATGCAAGGTGAAGGCAGTGATTGTACTAAACTTGTAGAAGCATTAAAGAATAGTGACATTCAACGCAATCAAAAATTTAGTGATCATCATCCAGAAGTAGCAGCGGCGATAGGTTATGAATGATTTATTTTTTATTCCACGGTATTTTTCCAAAGTTTGGATTTTTATCTCCTCGTTTGCTTTCACTTAACTTTCTTTTGTGTTCTTCTGATAATTTTCTACCCTTTCTGGAAATTGACATTTTATTTTTTGCCTCATCGGTGTGTGGAACTCCAACATTCCATGCTTTATGCCCCTTCAATTTATTTCCAATCTCTGCTAATTTTTGATTAGTTTCTTTTGTCTGTCCTCTATTCCATGCAGTTTTTCCAAACATTGGATTATTTTTTCCTTTGCTCGCATTGCTGAGTTTTTCTCTTGTTTCTTCCTTGACAATAATTTTACTTCTACCATCGCCCCCACTTGTCATGTTTAATAAACGACCAGTCCCAAGGTCTTCTCGTCCATAAAAATCAATCAACAATATTTCTATATTATATGCTTGATTTTCTGTAAGATTTTGATATAATATTATTATTCTATTTTTGTCTTTGGGGGCAGAAACTCTTCTGCCGTGTGTTGCAAATGCTCTTTTACCAATGCCTTTGCCAATATAATATGGAGTTAAATCAGTTTCTCGTAAAAACGCATAGACATAATAATTTTGTGGGAATTGTTGGGTATTAAATACCATTGCTGTGTTCCTTTTCAACATAGAGTAGGCGGGATTGCAGTCCGTGGCCTACACTATTATTTAGGCAAATAATGACAGAAAATAATAAAGAACAATTTATGGACTTCTGCCTAGCCCCATTTACGCACACATTTATTTCTCCTGTCGGTGAAAGACGCCTATGCTGTGCTTCTCGTGAACCTGCACAAAATTTTCAACAGTATATCGATACTGCTGGTGGCGATGGTAAGTTTACGCCACTTACATTAAAAGATTGGTGGAATGGCGAACATATTAGAGAAATTAGAAAACAGTGGTTGGCTGGTGTGGTTCCTTCTGCTTGCGAAGTATGTGATAAAAAGTTGCTTAACACTTCTGTATATCGTGATTATTTTGGGAACCTCTTTGGGCATTTACGAGGGGACATTGTTTCTTCTACAGATAGCAATGGCTACACAACCTTAGAACCTATCTCTTGGGACTATCGCTATAGCAATGTATGTAACTTCAAGTGCCGTATGTGTGGCGATATGTTGAGTAGTGCATGGGAAGTTGAAGTTCGTAAAAACAATATGGTTGATTTGTCTAACCCAAAAAATCACTGGATGCAACCTAAAAACCGTCATGCTATTCGTGACTTTACTCGTGATGTAGTAATACCAGAGTTTCGTGAAGCTATTGAAAATAAAAGTGTGCGTGAAATCTATTGGGTAGGTGGCGAACCATTACTCTACGATGAGCATTGGACATTCATGCGGCGAATAATAGAACTTGACTATGCTGACCAAGTTCGTGTAAGATATAATACAAACTTGAGTTATTGTCAGGATAAAGAAGGAACCCTATGGGAACTTCTTGAAAATTTCCCACATTGGGAAATATGCGCAAGTTTAGATGGAACAGGAGCAATTGGCGAATATGTTAGGACTGGCCTTAATTATAGCGAGTGGTATAATAGCTTTCGACGGGGGATTGAATCTTCAAAAACCCCTAGACAAATGCGTATTGATTTTACTCTTACTTTACCTGGTCTTTACGACCTTGAGAGCATTATCAATTTATCCGATGAACTGAATGTAGAACTGTTGAGCAAGGTTGTATTTGCTTTCTCTCCTGATATACTACTCAGCCCTCTTGCGCTGCCTAGAACGGTCCTAGAACCACTCCTAGAGGGCATACAGGAGCGTATTAAACCGCTCATCACTCGTCGTACACAAAGTCTTTGGGATGTGTTAGAACATCTTAAAACTCGCCCTACGTTTGCTGAGCAGTTTCCTAACAATTATAAACAAGAGGCAATAAAAGGCAAAGCACATCTTTTAAAATTGGAATCTCTAAGAAAAGATGTTAAAATAAAAATGGAAGACATCTTAACTGGAGATGTTTTGAATTGGTGGAAAAATATTGATGAGTGAAATTGCTGTAACGCTGCGCAATCCCATGCGCAAAGAAGAAAAATTAACATATTATATTAAACCAAATGATACTGGATTAGCACGTGATTGGGTTACTGCTCTTAAATTAGAATTACAAAAAAATAGTGAACTTGAAAAAAATTATTGTTGGCATGGTTGGCCAAACGGTGCACGTGACCTTAATTATCTATGCAAAGAATTGCGCAAGCATACACTTAGAATTTACACCTTTAACGAAATTGGTGTATGGCAATCGGCTGGATTAGATAGTATAAACATTAAAACTTTCTACACACCCGCAACTGTAATGCTACCATTAACAGATGATCCTAGTAGCGGTGGACCAAATCACGAAGTAATGAATGAAGTCCATAATTATTTTGAACACTTACAAGGCACGGTTGAAAATTTAAGTTTGTACTATAAACTTGCGCCTCCAAATGTAAAATATAGTATTAGGCAAGTTAACAATCTGTGTCATGAAATTGAAACACTTTGTTTAAGTTTACGCAAGCAAAGATTTAAACCTGAATGGATTCGTCCATCTCAAATTACTACTTTTTTAAATGCTACTCGTTATAATCTAACTGCAGAGCATCGTGAAGGATTTACTGTAAATGGACATGATCGCAGGTTTGCACATGTTTATATGCATTGGACACAGATTGGCAAAACACTTATGGAAGTATTTCGTGATGAAGGCGCTCCCGTATTAGACCAAGCAACCTGTGATGCTATCACACATTTACAATATTATAGCGGTGAGTTTGATATTGAGTGGGGTCGTGATGTTACGATGAATTTAAGTCCTTGGCTACGAGAAGAAGTGGTTAAATTTAATGAATGGTTAGTTCGTGAAGGTTATGATCCACAAGATACTAATCTAAGTCTAGGTTATCTTGAACTTGGACATATTGATTTAGAACGCAGTTTTGGAACACATGATATTTTCAAAATTTGGGATGTTATGGGTGATAAACTTGATATCTATTCTATAGAAGTGGATGGCATCAAGGCAATATATGATTATAGTTGGGCTGATGCAGACCATGAACAACGTCAAATTGATTATTTGATGCCTGGTTATAATAGCCATGTTTGATATAGTTTGGTATGATTATAGTGATGGTGATATTGAAATTTTAATTGCGAAAGCAAAACAATGTAGCAAAACAGAATATGTATGGCTTGCTAATCGTGATGTAGATTATAGCAAGTTTAATTTTCGTTGGATGCCTAACCGCCATCAGTTACAATATAAACATGCTTGGCCAAGCCATAACAATGCGCAACATTATTCAACATGGTTGATACCAGTAGATAATGATAACGGAACCGTACATCACGATGAAATATTGTCTGCAAGTGATAACAAATATTATGATACATGTTTGTTAAACACTAATAGTTTTGATAATACACATTCGGTAGATTTTCAAGTTCGTTTAATAACCACCATGCAAGCAGCGATTGATTCTGCTGTTAATAAATGCACAAAACCTTGGTTATGGATTATAGCAGATTGCTGTGATTATGATGGATTTGATTTTAGTTGGTTGCCTAGCAATCATGATATGAACTATATCCATTGTTGGCCAAGTGGAACCTGTGAGAAGGGCGATACCTTTTTAATAAATGCAGATGCTTATAAGAGAGGCGAACAAAATTATAATTTTGATCATGTGCCAATAAAACGCAAACGTTGGCCAAATATTAAAATTACACAAGATAGTTTGGCAAGAGAACTTAATCTAACTAACAGATTAAATGCCATATACACTGTTTACTCGCATACTGGATTTGTTGATTATCCAGATGTTTGCTTATGGGATAAAAGACCAGTAATTAGCATCAATAAAAACAATAGCACCACGCTTGTGCCACGAGATTGCATTGTAAAAGATGAACTATATGAATACCCACATCTGCTACGTTATCCGCAATATGGGTTTGATGCACTCAATGATATTATTTTTATATCCTATGATGAACCAGAAGCAGATGCCAACTGGTATAAACTAGTAGAAAAATTTCCACGTGCTAAACGAGTTCATGGTGTTAGCGGAATGGAAAATGCTCTTAAAGCAGCAGCAGGCAAATCTGATACGCCGTACTTCTATGCTGTATTTGCCAAGACTGAAATTCATCCAACATTTAATTTTGACATTGGTGCTGACTATTGGCAAAAACCCAAACACTATATATTTTATAGTGAGAACACTGTTAATGGTTTGCGTTATGGTCACATGGGAATCGTATTATATAATCGGGATATGGTGCTAAATGCTCCACCATTTGGCGAGTTTGGCACTGATTATACCTTGAGTTTTGATCACGAAGTTGTGCCTATTGTTTCTTGCTATGGTTCTTTCAATGCTTCTCCTTATCATACTTGGAGAACAGCGTTTCGTGAAGCACACAAACTTCGTGAATTTACAGATACAATGCCAAACGTTGAAACACAATATAGATTACATATTTGGCACACGATTGCTAATGGTAATTATGCTGAATGGGCATTACGTGGTGCTAATGATGGTGTACGTTTCTATGAAGATAACATGGATACGCCAGAGATTCGTCGCAACACATTTCGTTGGGAATGGTTGCGCAATCACTTTACTCAATTATATGGTGATGTCCAATAAAAAGTGTGCAATATCAATATAATCTGCAATTTTTCTAGCATATTTTAAATCACTATCTGGCGTAGCACGAGTTTCAACACAATTAATAAAATGTGCTAATTCATTTTCTAGTGGGTCTGGTAAATTATTAAAATCCCAATACTCATCTGGATCATTTAAATGGAGTTTGGCACCTACAATATTGTTCTCATATATACGCAGTGTTCTTGTGTCATCATTCCATATTGCTTGTGCCTTATCACCGATAACAGTGACCTCACGTTTGCGTTCAGGATGCAGCCAACTAACATCAATATGCCAGTTTGTTCCATTAACTAGCACACGGTCAGGATATGGACTGTTAGGACTGTACTTAAATCCTTGTGCACTACGAACATGCAAATCGCCTAACAGATAACTTACAATAGTAAAATCATGTGGTGCTAAACTTAGCAGCGGAGTTGTCTTAGTTTGGTAAATGCCAAGATTAGTGCGAACGCTATTAACAAATTGAACCTCGCCAAGTCTACCGCTATCAATAAGGTCTTTGAGTTTATGTAGGATTGGATTATACATATAAATGTGTCCAACCATTACAATATTATCTTTTGTCAGTTTAACAAGTTCTGCTATTTGGTCATAGTTTTCAGCGGCTGGTTTTTCAATATAAACATCATGTCCACGATCAATAAGATACTTTGCTTGTTCATAGTGATCCCATAGCGGTGTTGCCAACATAACAGGATCAAGAGTGTCAATGTCATTTATCGTTTGACCATTTTTAATATCAATGATAGAGTAATCTATTTGTAGTTTTTCCAACTTGGTTGCAATCTTACTTCCCCAATAACCCGAACCTACTAACCAAATCTTCATGCTTGCCACTCCCAAATTTTGTCGATAATATAATCTTGTTGTGCTTCTGTTAGCGTATGATAGCATGGCAAACTTAGGATACGCTTGCTTGCACTTTCACAGTTGGGCAGAGATGCGTTATACTTGCTAAATGCTGGTTGCATATGACACGGTATAGGATAATGGATATTGGTTGCTATACCGCATTCTTTTAAGTATGCTGCAAAGTCATCACGGTTTTCAACTTCAATGACATATACATAATAAACATGATCACTTAATCCAGATTTCTTTGGTGTCTTCACAACATGGTTTAATTCAACATCATATCTTGCGGCAACACGTTTGCGACCTTCATTCCATTCTTTCAAGTATGGAAGTTTAGCAAGAAGAATGTTGGCTTGTAAGTTATCAATTCTAGCATTGTATCCAATTTCTTCAAACACAAACTTGGTATTGCGTCCGTGATCACGGAACATTCTGGCACGTTCTATTAGTTCAGGTTTGCCCACAACCGCACCAGCATCGCCCATTGCTCCAAAGTTCTTGATAGGATTAAACGAGAAGCAGTTAAGATCAGCAATATTCATAATAGCACTACCAAAACTGTGTGCACTATCATTGATAAGTTTTAATCCATACTCGTCTGCATAATAGCGAAGAGCATGAATATCGCAGCTTTGTCCATACGCATCCATTGCAAGTATGGCTTTTGTTTTTGGAGTAATATGTTTCTTTAACTCGTAAGGCGATAATTGATAAAATTCATCAATATCGATCATAACAGGTATGGCACCAATATTAACAATAGCCTCTACGGTACTTACAAATGTATGGCTGGTGGTTATAACTTCGTCACCGATGCCTATATCACATGCTTTAAGAGCCACTTGTAGGGCGGTTGTGCAACTACCTGTGCTAGCAACGGCTGGCACACCAAGATATTCAGCTAGGGTAGTTTCAAACTTGATTACATCAGGACCAGTGATAAAGCTGTTGGTAGCAATCGTGTGCGCAATCGCTGCATCAATGCTACTCTTGGCTTCCTGATATTGTGATTGTAAATCTGTAAATGGAATATTCATTTAATAAGTTTCTGTATACCGTCTTCTAGACTAACCTTTGGTGTGTATCCAAGATACTGCACAGCACGGCGAATATCCATAGCACCACGCCTTGGCATATTAAATGGTATACCATCACCATACACGATTTCACTCTGTGTGTTGGTCCAACCTTTGATAATATCAATTGCGTCTTGCAGAGTTCTTGCTTGACCATAACTTACATTGGCAATTAAATTATTGGTATCAAACATTGCAGCATTGGCAATTGCCTGTGCAGTGTCTTCTACGTAGGTAAAATCAAGTGTAGCATGTGGATCATCTACATGAATTGGTTCTTGATTTGCTGCAGCTTTAACCCATTTAGAGATAACACGATTGCCATCATCACGATTACCATATACAGCAGTTGGACGAATAATTACCCAACGTTTAGCAATAACCCTGACTAATTGCTCACATTCTTGTTTAGCCTTGCCATAATCATTGATAGGTTTTAGTGGCGCATCTTCACCAATTACACCGCTCCAATCACTATAAACCATGCTGCTAGAAATATACACCATCTTTGCATTAGGGTAGGCAGTCAGCATATGTAAGGTGCTTTGGATAGCGTTCTTCCATGCTGCTACGCCATCTCTGGCAAAGGATGCTTGATTGGGGTGGCAAGCAAGGTGAACAATCACGTCTACATCCTGAATAATAGTGCTCGTACAGTCTGCATTGATCCAATCATCATATGCAAAATCCATATATCGCCCACGTGCCATATAAAGTTCAGTGTTGATAAAACGCAAATCATCAATGATAGTAACCTGATGACCACCATCCTTTAAACGTTTTACAACATGATGCCCAATAAAACCAAAGCCGCCTGTAACTAATACGTGCATGTTAGACCGCCATTTCTGCTACAATTGCTGGATGATGTTGGTAATTCATCAAACGAATATCTTCCATTTGTGCACTCCAAATATCCTTGACATCACTTAAATCAAGAAATGGAAGAGGATATGGTTCACGACGTAACTGTTCCATAACCTGTTCAACATGGTTATTGTAGATATGAACATCACCGAATGTTAAGATAAGTTCACCTACTTGTACACCGATAGTTTTGGCAACTAGGTGCGTGAGTAGCGCATAACTTGCAATGTTAAATGGCACACCCAAAAACAAATCTGCACTGCGTTGATACATTTGACAAGACAGTATGTTATTGCGAATATAAAACTGTGCAAACATATGGCAAGGTGGTAGCGCCATTTCCTTTAGTTCACCGGGATTCCATGCTGTTAAAATATGACGGCGACCAGTAGGTTCTGCAATCAAACCATCAATTAATTCTTTTAACTGATCAACTTCGTCATAGTTTCTTTTTAATGCACCTTCTTTAAATGGGGGAGTATTCTCATCTACATAACGCCAATGACGCCATTGTACACCATATACACGACCCAAATCGCCAGGATAACGAGACTTTGGAAGCCAATAGCTTGCACGAGCATTTGCAGTCCATATGGTTTTCTTTGCTTCATCTCTCGTGCCGTGTAATATCTCTGCCAATCGTCGTTCATCGCCACTACCTTCTATAAACCACAGCAGTTCGCTAACTACACTTTTCCACGCAAGACGCTTTGTTGTAACTGCTGGAAATCCTTCTTGTAGATTAAATCGTAGCTGTTCACCAAATAAACTGACAGTTCCAACGCCGGTTCTGTCAATGCTTTGTGGTCCAGTTAAAATAATTTTCTTACATAATTCATTATAATTTTGCACGTTTCCACACCTGAAATACTTTATCTTTGCCGTAGGTTTCCCAATCCATTTGGAAATTCTGTAGTAATTCTACCACATCTATGCTTACATCGCAATTATAATCATCATCAAATACTGTAAGATATATTTCTTTGAAAAGGTGTTTGGTGCTGTTTATGAGTTTACCACCACCAATAATCCATATATCTTTATCGGAATTTTGTGCTTTGATAACTGCTAAACTTTGTTCAATATAGTTTCCATGAATAATAGTATGCGCATCACGAAAACTATCAACAGGTTGATTGGTCACAACACAACAATGACGATCTGGTAGCGGTTTGGGCATCTTTGGGTCTAACCAGGTGTTGCTGCCCATTACAACGATATGATTGCGAGTATTAGAAGAGAACCATTGCATATCTTGTTTATCGTGAGGCCATGGCAGTGTTCCGCCATGCCCCAAGCCGCCATTACGATCCACAGCAAAGATAGCTTTAATCATTAGTCCAATAATTCGTTAGTTCTACCTTCAACCTCTTCGGCAATTGCAGGTAGGTTAAGATGGAAGTCTACTACATCAATTAAATCATCGTGGGCATCCAGATATTCTTGAACAATTTCTTCAAGTGTTTCTGGATCATATCCACGATTTAACATTAATCCAATATCAAAACTATGAGTTTCACCTGTATCAAGTTTTACACATACTTCTTTTATAAAACGCATGGGAACTTCTGAAATCTCAACTGTTGAAATCAGATGTTCCCATCGCTCATAAAATTCATCACTGAACTTCGTGTTATTAGGCACGTGCTGCGGTCTTAGCAGTCTTTGCCTTAGCAGCCTTCGGTGCTGCCTTAGCAGGTGCTGGTGCCTTGTTACCAGATAGTGAAGCAATCTGTTGTTGCATCGCTTGCATAGTTTGCATCATCTGCATCATAAGTGCAGTTTGATCGATTGGTGCTGGTGCAGCAGCAACTGGAGCACTTAACTTAGCATTCTCTGCTGCTACATCAATGCCCATATCAGCAAGTGAAACACTTTCTGCAACTTGACTATCAGTCAAAGCTGCCTTTGCTGGATCAGCATAGCCTAATTGATTTTCCATACGGTCAAGTTGTTTAACTGCCTCATCTCCTCTACCAACTTGGTTTAACAATTTGGTAAGTTCGTCAAGACGCATGCTGCTCTTGCTGTTTGGTGTAACAATAACATTGTTCGCTGGTACACGCTTTAGATAATTTTCGTGACTTAGGGCTTGTAGCATGTTTTGACCATCTGCCATCATGCGACGTTCTAGGATATCACGAAACTCATAAGCAGCCTGTCCTTCTGGACTTTCTAGCAATTTCATAACATCATCATGGTACTTGCTTGGCATAATACCACTATAAATTACTACTGCCATATGCGCTTCATCGCCGTTCAACTGGCGTTGAACAATGATTACCTTCTTGTTATTGACAGTTCCTACGTGTTTAAAAAAACTCATTGATTTTATTCCTCTGTTGATTGAACTGCTGGTGCAGGTTGTGGGGTATTAGCAACAATAAATGCCTTTACCTTGTCGTATACAGCACCAACGCTGGTTAATTCTTCGGCACGGAAAGCGCCACGCTGTGCAACAATCTCCACAATTTGTACAAGAAAAGCAATGTCATTAATGGCAATGCTTGGTGGTGTTTGCTCAGCAGATACTTCTGTGGTTGTTGTGTCAGTCATATTAATCTCCGTATTATATTAGTATTTAACTATAAAGAAAAAGGGCTAGAAATTTTCTAGCCCTTTCGTATCAATCTTCGTAGTAGGCATGGATACCAAATGGTGGTTCGATGTTCTTGTTATACTTGTTATGGATAATCCACACCGTATCACAATAGTTTTCATCACCCCACGAACCATATGGTTCGCCATCAGTAAACACAATGAAGAGTTTTGGATTTACATCTTCATGCTTCATCCACTTCCAATTTACGTCAAAATCAGTGCCACCAAAACCTGCTGCTTCATAGTTGATAAGGTCATCACCATCAGCAGTAGTATAGTCTACTGGATTATGAACTTGCGTATCAAAGCACCAAATTTTGACCTTGTAGTCATCATAGGATTGCATGATACCGTTGATTTCACTAAAGAAGTTATTCAACTGATCATTGCCAATAGAACCACTGGTATCAATGGCGATGCAAACATCGATAGCTTGATCCTTGCGCATGTTAGGCAGAACGAAACCTTGTGAGAACATTTTCTTGTTAGGAATAGTCCATGTGTAATCGTTCTTGATGGTAGATTGGATTTGCTGTGTAATGAGTTCACGCCAGTTGATCTTAGGCTGCGTGAGTTCATTGATCATACGCTTGATGTTGCCAGGCGTATTGCCAGCACCTGCAGACTGTGCAGCAGCAAGCATAGCTTCTTTGAACTCGTCCTTGATAGCCTGACGTTCTTCTGGTGTCAGCGGGTTAGGACGACCGTTGCCCTTGCCATCCTTCTCATCCTTGCCATCTTCGCCATTACCCTTGCCTTGCGAACCATCCATGTGTTCGTCAAGCAACTGGTCAAGCAAATCTTCAATGTTGATCTGCTTAGCATTCTTGATAAGGTCATCATAGACCTGTTCAAAGTTCCATTCGTCATACTTGCGATCATAAAGAACAGGCACAACCGTAATCTTTTGACCAAGGTTGTACTTGATGCAATCGGCATTGACTACATAGTCCATTGCAATGTTAGCAAGGTCACGGTTATAACCACGACCACGGTTCATATGGTCATAAGCGCAGTGAAGCAACTCATGGCAGAATAGGAACATCATTTGATTAGTAGGAAGTTTAAGGATAAACTCACTGTTGTAGTAGAAGTGGCGACCATCGGTAGCAGCAGTCGTCAACCAACTGTCAGCGTTCTTAAGGGTAAGACGCATGGCAAGATTGCCAAAGAAAGGTTGCTTGAGCACAAGGGCAATACGGGCTTTAAGAATAGCCTGACGTGCTGCCTCGTCCTGAACCGCATCAATCGTCTCGCTGAGTTTGCCAGCACCTTGTTTGATCTTAGCCATAATTGCGTTCTCCAATGTTTATAATTTATAATACCACAATTATATAGGTTGTCAAGAAAAAAAATAGGGGGGTAATTTACCCCCCTATAGTCTCGCCCTCACTGATGGAGAACGATGGGGCGAGAGAATTAGTCACGCACAGCGGCGAGGATGTAGTCACCGTTCTTTGCATGGTAATCCTTGTAGTTCTTCAAGCGGCTAGTCTTCATAGGCAGCTTGTAGTTACGAAGGATAGTAGCAAGCATCATAACTTGCAACTCGGTGTCCATGTTGTCAAGGTAGAAACGGAACACGTTGTCAAGTTCTTCGTGCCATGCAACGATATCGTTTTCCTTCATACGCTCGCCGCCACGCTTGTCAAACGAGTCCTTCAACTCATAGCAGCAAGAGACCGTGAGAGAATACTTGGCACCGATTTCCTTAGTACGCAAATCCTTGACCTTGCCAGACAAAATGTCACTAGGGTTAGGCATCTGGCTTGCAACCTTACGATGGGCAGCAAACTTGAGTGCAACACCTTCGCCAACCGTACCAGATACAAGGTCATTGAGTTCGGTATCGTTAAGGTCTTCTTGCAGCAACTCACTGACAAACGACCACGAACGAGGCGTAGCAAACGATGCACCTGACGAGCGAGGATCAAAGTTGAACAAGTCGTTCTTGTTGCAGGTGACATAGGCAACCACATCAGGATTGATGGCATGGTTGATAGCCCAATCATTCCACGACTCAAAGTCAACACGCAAGTTCAAGTGAACAAAACGGTTGGCAAGTGGCGATGGCATACGATAGACTACACCACGGTCAGTGTCACGGTTACCAGCGGCAACGATAACAACGTTCTCAGGCAACTCATAGGTGCCAACACGACGATTGAGAACCAACTGGTATGCAGCAGCCTGTGTTGCTGGTGCAGCAGAGTTCATTTCGTCAAGGAACAGGAACACTACAGGATACTGAGCAGCCTCTTCCTTAGAAGGAAGATCAGGCGGCGCATTCCACATAGCATTGCCAACAGTAGGATTGTAGTAGAGAACGCCCTTCAAGTCAGAAGGGTCCATGAGTGCAAGACGCAAGTCATACAACTTGCCACCCATGCTTTCGCAAAGGTCTGCAACGAGTTCGGACTTACCGATACCAGGCGCACCCCAAAGGAATACAGGACGCTTGCGACGAGCGCAAACCATGACCTCACGCTTTGCAGCAGCGAGGGTAACCGTGCGCACTTCTGAAAGTGCATTGTCAGTGTTCTTAGCCATTGTGTTTCTCCATCAGTTGACTATAATTTAATATAGCATATTATTTTGTTCTGTCAAGAACTTTTTTTACAGCGCACCCGTCCAACGAATGCAATCAAGAGTACCGTCTAGAACATTGCCACGAGCAAAGTTTATAGCAGGCGAACGCCACGAAGCAGGCTTCAAGATATCGCCAGCACGGAACTTGCCACCATCCTTCTTAACCACGAAGGAATGCACCGAATTACGCTGAACAATCTTGAAATATTTGCTGCCTTCCTCAATGCGGAGTGAGGCATTATATTCTTCAATCATCTTGGCGACGATTGGATCATTAGTACGATTGCCATTCCAAGCAAGATAATCGGCTTTGGACTTTTCAATGATAGCGGCGAGACCAGATTGCATATCCATGGGAAATCTCCGTTGCTGTTTATATTATAACAATAACACAGAATTGGGGTATGTCAAGCAAAAAATTATGCTGCTTTCCGCAGATCACGACCAGAAAATTCCTCAAGAATTTCAAAATACCAGTCCTCGTTTTTGTCACGAAGGATATTAAGCGGTGCCTGATGGTTGTGTTCAAGAGCCATGAAGTAGCCTTCAACAGTATGGTTGGCAATCAGTTCCTTGATGAACTTTGCTTTAGTAAAGGGGCTTTTAGAATGTTTAAAACGTGCAACAAAACGGCGTTCAGCACCATAAAAAACATAATCACCCGTGGTGACGAACAGTTTTTTATCAAAGCGATTGGTTGGGATCAACTGCATTTAAATTCTCCGTTGCACTGTTTATATTATAACAATAACACAGAATTGCGGTTTGTCAAGCAGTTTTTTGCATCATTTCGCTAAGAATAAACTTAGCGATATTCATCTGCTGACGGATAAATTCATCTACATTTGGGTGCGGAATTGTTGGATTCCGCCTAGCCATCATTTCCTGACAATCGGAAAGAATACCCATGACGACCATCTCCACGCCAACCAGTTTGGCAGAGATACTGTTAATATATTGGTCACGGATATCGGCTTTGGTCATACCAAACATCGTAAGATCGGTGGCAGTCATGTCTCGCTCTCCATCAATTGACTATAACTTAATATAACACGGATTTAGGGGTTGTCAAGCACTTTTTATCAGATAATTGAACCATCATGGTAAAGACGGTTAAACTCACGAATAGCAAAATAGTTAATTCGCTTACCAGTTTTAGTAGGAACTTTACCGCCTGTGGCAATACCATATTGGCGACCACGCTCGTAACACCACTGTGCGGCACCGTGAGAAGCAGTTTCCCACTTGTCATAATCGGGGTCAAATGGGCGACCTGCTACCGCATCCTGTACACCTTTGGTAAAATAACGGTTATGAAGGATAGTGGAAATCTTAGCCTTACGGGTGCTTACTTGTGCCATTTCGCCGCTCCATTGCTTATATTAGTAATATAACACAGAATTAGAGGCTGTCAAGGGTTATTTTTTAACCCCGTCAGTGAGACCGATTGCCACACATTCTTTAGGAAATTTAGCCCACATTTCTGTGATAAGAGAAGCACGGGATTCCTCAATGCCAGGAATTTCAACGATTTCGCTTAGGGTGATGATTTCTTCAAGATACTGAGAAAATGACCAAGAATTGCGCATCCGTGTTCTCCATCAATTGACTATAACTTAATATAACATGGATTTAGGAGTTGTCAAGCATTATTTTCAAAGTAACGGATATCGGCTTCTGTGGTATGGGGGTCTTCTGCACGGATTGCCGCAATTAGCAAGCCCCACTGCATGTCGATGGCTTTTGATACCATATTGGCTTCATCATAACATTCGGTATCCATATAAAGTGAATATGAGGCTTCAAGAGCGGTTAAATCCATGCGGATGGCTTCGATGTGGTTCATGGGGTATACCTTTCCATTGCTTATATTATGAATATAACACAGATTTAAGGGTTGTCAAGCACTTTTTTTGATCCGCACATAGTGTAAACGGGTCTGATTATTGTCATCATGCTTGTGAATTCTAGCCGAAATAGCGATAATATCGCCCCGATTTAACTGTTCTGACAGCGGAAAACAGACCAAATTTTGGTCAGCAGTGAGGGCGGTATGATACCATTTGTTATAGTTGGCACTATAAACCGCTGATTTGATGGTCAAATCTGCTTCAATATTGTCGCCAACCTTGCCAATATGACGGCTATTTTCGGCAATAACACGCAGTTCATCCTGCGCTTTTTCACGCCCAATTGCGTTAAAATAGGAGTTAGGAACGCTGGCAACCAAGGCTAAGGTCTTGAAATCCTTGGCATTAATTGCCTTTTGTTCTGTCAATAGGACAAGATTCTTCCAATAATCATGGAGAGTGCCAGCAATAAGTTCAATCATTTTGCTATCAAGATACTCTAGAATTTGATCAGCAATTTCAATGTCTTGTGGCAAATGGTCAAAGTTTACCATTTCTGGATTGAGAAATTCACGCATAAGTGCGCCATTGGAAAGTTCACCTTCCTTGGCATCATAACGCTTGATATACTTGCCATTAACCCGTTGGGCGGCTACGGCGGCAGTCATGGCATCTTTGAGAGAAATGGTATCAGTCATTGCTAGTTTCCTTTTGCTTCTTACGATTATAACTGCCTTTGCCTTTTTTGGCAAGAACTATTCGCTGACGGTACAGCGGTTTCGCTAATTCTCTTGCTTCTGCGCTGCGCATTGCCTTTCCCCATTGCTTATATTATGAATATAGCATGGATTATATATCTGTCAAGACATATTTTGAATAGCTTGCCCTAAATTTCCACCACAAAGTTCTAACATCATAGAGAGTTCGCTATCCATTAGGAATAGTTCACCTTTGCTCATTTGGTAAAACCAAGGGTGGTTATGATAGCGATCCATTAACACTAGTTCTTTGCCATTGATTTGATACTTCCGTCTGTCAATTTGATGCTCATAGAATTTATAACCAGCATTGCGCATAATCTCAAATGCAGTGTTATTGAGCCTGAAACCAAAATTTTTATTGTTATTATACCAATAAAGAATATAGATATTTTTTTGATTTATATGTGGAATGAACGCATCTTCACCGTGTGCAAGATGATATAATTCATGTGTCCAATCGGTCTTAGACTTTTGTGTCATTTTTTGCAGGATAAACCGATGGTCCACTATTAAGTAGAACTACACTGAAACGAGTTGTTTTGAATTGTGTATTAAGTTTCTTGCAAAGATTGATAGCGTGACCAGGATTTGAAAATGAACTTTTCTTATATTTTGGACCAGCATATTGTGCTAACATACTTGTAGTTTTAAGATTAACTGGCTTATTATCTAAGAAGATAGCCCATATGCCTTCGCTAGCCAAAACTTGTTCTGACTTATATGTTTGTTTATTAGTAATTTCAAGTAGTACTTGAGGCTTAGGTCTTGACATATTGAGTATTCGCTAAAATTATTTAGCCTATTGAAATTAGGTTTAAAAATTATCTCCTACCAATTCAACCGTAAGAACGTTGTTATTCTGAACTTTTTCTTCTAGTTCTGCAATTTTACTTTCAAGTTCAAGCACATGTGCAAGAACATCAGCAAGTTCTTTTGTAACATTGGCAATGGTTTCCTTATCAAGAACTAAGTTATTGCCAACAATGTTTTGTCCACGATTAATAAATTCTCTAATATGATGTGTTCTAGGCGGTCTCACTATTCATGATCCTTAAACGTTCTTGCTGTTCCAACTTGGTCTTAAATGGACCTTCATATTCATATCGTTGTAGCGTAATAAGTTTAGGTGCATATTCTGCTACGAATGATTTATTATACTTAACAATATAATAACCAGCACAGTAGAATGAACTACTCTTATCATTTTTAGTGTATAGTGGAAGTTTAAGTTTTACATTCCATAGCGTATTGTGCGGTGTATGATTGGTGGGAAAACCATATACTTCACCATCAATTGTTTTTGTTTTAAGTTCACGAGTTCTGCGAACAATAGAGATATTTTTCTTTTCTGACATTTCTGCCATACTTGGAAATACTTCTACTACATCACTAACTGTGCAACGAACGCCGCTATTGGTTTGCGCAATGTTTCCAATGCGTTCGCCTTTGTCGTTTTCAATAATCCAGAAACGATTTTCTACAATGTTTTTAGCCTTGAGTGTCATCTTTAATCTTTCCTTCAATCATGTCAAAAAATGAATTATATTCACTACGAACTTCAATAAATGAAGCCCAACCAATAGCAGCAACGATATCCATTAGAACACGGTCTTGGTCAAGGTTCCAATAGTGAAAAATCTCATATCCAAAGAAAATGATAATTACCCATGGAAAATACTTTACAAAAAAATTACGCATATTGATATTCCTTTACAAGTGGTTTGCTGAGTATTTCAGCAATAGGTTGAACATTCTCACTAAGTTTAATAAGTTCATACTTGGAGCAGAACTTAATCAATTGTGTACCAATCTGACGGTTTTCTTTAGGATTAATTCCAATTAGTGCAGCGTCAATAGCATCACGAATTTCTTCGGGCTGTGCAGTGAGATCAACAAGCACACGGTTTTCTTCATATCGGTCAAGCACACGGTGTTCCGCACCATTATGATCAACCCAACGTTGCAGCATCATATTATTCCATGCATAGCCTTTGCGATCACGGTCAGCATAAGCCTCTACCAGACCTACCTTTTTGGTACTGCCCTTAGTACGAACGCCAGGATTTGCAGTCATAATATTATCTGTGGGGTCACCACGCATACATTTCTCAAAGAGGATAAACTTAGGATCACCGACAGTCTTTGGTGCTTTAGTAAGTTTATCCATAACAGTCTTGCCGTTATCTTCAAAGAAACCTTGTAGAGTGATATATTGATTGGTCATACCATTATAAATGGTAACCTTATCGCTAAGCAACTGATAAAAATCAGTATCGTTGGATAGGATGATGTGTTCATCATTAGGATGAAGCGCAGTCCAACGAGCGATGATATCATCTGCTTCTGCACGTTCAACACGAATTACGCTGCAGTTTGTGCGTTCATCAATCCATTTGGTAAATTCACTATAAACTTCCCAAAACTCTTTATCTTCTTCTGCTTCACGAACTGTCATCTTAGACTTAACAACAGCACGATTTGCCTTATAAGTTGTGTTATGATCTTTGCGCCAGCTACGTGCCTCAAGAGCAAAGATAACGTGGTCTGGCTTATGCAGACGATGCATTTTCTGTATGACATTGAACATAATATGCAATGCCAATCCAATCTTTTGCCAAGTATCTGCGCTACGTGCAGTAGAGTGACGTGCACGAGCGAACAGGTTTGCTGTATCTACGAGAAGATATTTCATAATACTAATATAATACCTAGTTAGGGGTTTGTCAAGTATTAACTGAATTCACTGAGTCCATCACCTAAATCACGGCGATTGACATAACGGCTTGTGCCGTCAGGATTTTGTTGTGTACTTGGCTGTGAACTATTAATGATATTGCGAGCAACATCATTTAGCCACGCATCAACGAGTGCCTCTGGATTTACACCACGATAGCCGTTTTGACGTAGCATCTCAATAAACTCTGCATTCCAATCAAGTTCCATAGAACCAATTTGTGGATTAGCAGGATCAAAGTCAAACTTTATAACCTTGACTTGCGGTTCAATTTGTGAAGCAGTTGTTTCCTCAACAACCTTCTTCACACGTGGTTTACGAGGTTTCTTAGGTTTTGTGCTAGTTTTAGTAGAGGCTAGTGGTGCGCTTTCTGTAACAACAGCAGAAGCGTTAGCGTCATTGTTTGTTGATTTACCAAGTAGTTTGTCGAGAAATCCCATATATCACCTTATTGTTGCCAGCACTGACGTTGACGACCTACATAATTGCCCCATGCATCATACACAGGAACCAAGCGACAAAACGTCTGCGGCTGATAGTATTGTGGTTGTGGATAATATTGTGGTTGACCATAATACTGTTGTTGGTTCTGTTGCGCCATACCGCCTAGAATACCACCAACAATCAACCCACCAACCAGAGGAGCAACCCAATTGCCACCATTGCCACCACCACCGCCATAATGACGATGCCCGTTCCAGTCAGCATTTACTGCCGTTGCGGTAAATAATGTTGCGGCTGCGAGTAAGATTGCTAGGGTTTTACGCATGGTGGTTCTCTCCAATTGACTATAACCAATATAACATATTTATCGGGTTTGTCAAGGGCTAATTTAATCTATTTTTTGCCTCAAATTGGGCAATAACCCGTTCGGCACTAGAGGTCAGCACCGCATAAGTTTCTTCCAAATCTTCCATTTCCGGCGGTTCAGACTCCAGATATTCATAGATTTCAGCAATAGGAATCTTGTCTCGCCCTAACGCAGTTTGGTCTCTAATGTACTTTAGTATTAGATACTCAACTTCTTCTTCTGTAATATCAATCTCTAAAAATTCTTCTTCGGTCATCAATGATTACTTAGTACGTACTGAACTATGATTTCACTTAACCGCTCGCCTAATTCTTCACTATCATTGATAACATGCAGTTCATTAAGACCACGATCTTTGATATTATCATAACGGTGAAATTCTACAATGTAACCACCATTGGCAACATGTAGTTTCATATTGATACCATCGGCACCAATTTTGTTTGAACTTATTGATCTTGGATTAGAATCAATATATATCAAGTTGTGCTGTGCTTTTTGTTCTGCTTCCCAAGACCGCTTTGTTTGCCGTTGAAACCACCGATCAAACCATTTCATTGAAACTGCCTTTCAATATCATCTTCATCACATGCCTCACCATATTGCGTTTCAATAATAACAAGTGGTTCATTGCCAATATTAATAACTTGGTGCCAGTTACCAACTGAAATTGTAATAGTTTCACCTGCCTGTAAAACTTCGGTTCGGTCATTGTACATTGTATCGCTATGATTTGTAACAACTCTGGCAACACCGCTTTGCACAACCCAAAATTCACTGCGCTTACTATGTTTTTGGTAACTCAAGCAATGGCTTGGCTTTACTACAAGTTCTTTTACTTTGACATTACCAGCGTCATGCAACACTGTAAAATGTCCCCAAATTCTTTCTTCATTATAAATCATTATAAGTTTCTCTCTTCATTGGTAATCGCATAGCAGCAAATGCGGCTGCTTCATCATTATGAAATTGTATATGAACCTTATCTAAACCGCAAGTTAAAAATGTAAAATCTACATTATATCTATAACCTGCTTCGCCCATGGCATTGCAGATAATGCAAGCAGCCTCTACATCCTGATAGTTGGCGTTGAGTGCGCCGCCTTCTACATAATCACCGGGACCAATTGCATAACTGTTTGAAACAGGTCTTTTGGTAAGTGCTGCACTTGGAAATTCAAGTATTAAGGGTTTTTTTGACATTCATAAGCCAACATAAAAAAACTTACATGGTGTTCATCTGCAAACATAACAGGCAATTCTTGTCCATTGTCAAGTTGAAGAAAAACATAATCTTGTCCATTGCGCAGCCCATGGTGATTAAAAATATCTTTTAATTGACGCATTGCTGCATTACGTTTATTCCACAAATTATATCTTGGTGAACCTTTTAACGATGCAAGTGGAAACTTTGCTATTTTAGATTCATCTTTATTATAAACTGCAACATCTAGGTTTGGCACTGGCAGAATCCGATTAATTAGTGAGCAGTTCCATGAAGCTGTTCGGTAAGACCAATATCAGCATCCCACTTAAAATCTTTAAAGTATTCTCCCTTGCGCTTACGCTCAAAGGCATAATAGGCTTCGCTGTTGCGACGATAAAGGTTTGCCTCGTTAAAGACAAAACCATATTCACGGCAGAAATTACGAAATGCGTCCAAGTCATTGAACACACGGTTTACGTTTGAATTACGAATCATTGTTTTTCTCTTTTTCTTAGAGGTTAAAATTATTATGGAACTGCCAGTGCCATAGTTATTATATTAGATGTTTTTCACTTCTTTGTCAAGTAAATTATTATAATGATCAATTGCTGCTTGTAGTTTAGGAATATCTTTTCTATCTACAATTACATCATTCCATATCAAATCTGCGCCAAAAATATACTTTAGTGCTGCCCAAACTCGCCTGTAGAATGGTCGGTAATTTGAAGCCTGAACGTTGACAATAAAATCTGGTTTATACGGCAAATTATCGCCCCAATCAAAAACTTGGACAACAATGGTATGTTCAGGACTGCTACATTCGCAAGAAAGAAATACCTTAAAGTCATCGTGCTTAACTGTTATATCTTCAATATTGCTCATTTTTATGCCTTTGCAGGTAGAAGATACTCATACTTGATAAGACCGCTATCAACCGTAATCTTGGCTACGCCATCATCACTGAACTGAATGCTCTTATCGCCATGAAGGTTAAGAATTGATAAGAATAGACCCACTGGCCACGACCAATTCTTAGTAAGTTTGCCGCTAACACCACTTTGGAATACAAAGTTACCAGCATGAGTTGAATGGTCACCAAAGTAGAACTTTAGGTCGGTACCTTCGGTCTTGACAGTAAACATCTTTTCTTCACTGTTAGCCTGGCTCTGAAACTTAAGACGTTGAATGTTAGTAACGCTTGGCTGCATGGTAATATTCCAATTGGCACCCTTGAACTTAACAGTCTTTAACTTCTCGTTGACAGTTTCGGTTGTCATAAAACGATAGTCGTTCTTGAAATCGCCGCTTGCATTTTCAAAGTGCAATCCAACAGGAACGCTTTCGCCATTGCGGGGCTGTGTTACCACACCAATTCTTTCATTTTCTTTATATTCAGGAATGTTAAGAATAGTATTAAGTTTGCTCAAATTAGGCATACCAAATACGCCAGTAAATGCGGCATTTGCTGTATTAAATGTAGCATTAAGAATAACACTACGATCTTCGCTCACGCTTTCAATTACGGTAGATTGATCTGTACCAGTAACCTTGATAGTATCAATGACTCCAAGTGCCTGTGTGTGCGCAACGATATCTGTGAGAAAATCTTTCATATTTTGTCCTTACCTTTTCTTTGATTATACTGTATGTTGAATCAGATGTCAATTATTTCTGCAACACCACCGCCTATTTTTAATCGTGATGCAACATCGCCTGGTTTCTTGAATACCATGTAACTGCTTTTAAGTGGTTTAATCTCATATGAAACAAGTTCAAACCCGATTAATATTAAATTCTGAATTACAAAATCATAATCTATTGAACTTAAATCATTTTTCATGGTTGCTTGCTGCGCCCAAATTTGGTCATCTGGTAGAAAATTAAAAATCCATTTACCACCATCATATAACAGATCAAATACTTGTTTAGAAATATCAGTGATATAGTTTTCGTCTGCGTAAAAAAATTCATTAAAACAATAAACTAATCCAAATGCATTTTGGGGTAAACTAGTCATATCATTATCGGATATTTCATATTTTCTAAGTCTACGAGTTGCATAAAATTCATTGTTTAGCGAAGTTGCAGCATTGACGCATATATCCATATATCTATCCGCAACATACAGCGGTTCTGCAGCTACTACATGCGGCAAAAATTGACCGCTACCAGGAAATAACTCTAGTGTTGGTGAATTATTTGCCAGTTGATTTGATAACAAGCTAGACAAATTTTGTATGTCATGTTCATTAAATGGGTTAAGGTTTATAAAATTCTTTCTATTTTCTAAATCTTGACTTTTTAATTTGAAACTTAAATTTTGTGTATTGGATTTTAACTGAGTCTTGTCAATTTTTATATTATTCTCAAGTTTTTCTATTAGAGCAGTAAACATATTTGCTACTTCATTATAATAAGAAGCATTGGCACGATAGCTGTTTCGTGCCGCTTTTAAGTTATTGATATGTTGTTGGCTTTCTAATAGTTCCATTATTCTATCTCGAACAAACTAGTAAATGTATTAGTAATATTAGTTGTATTGGTGATATCCCAATCCAACACATCAAGTAAGTTTTCTACTTTCTGTGTAACGATAGTATCTTCCATTAGGTCTTGGTCAAACGGCATATCCTTAAACCATTGTGGTATGCGTGACTCATCAGTTGGATAACCAATACTAGTTAATCCAAGTGGATTATCACGCAGCTTGCATACAATGGTCTTCATGCCATCTACGATCTCAATTGAACGAGAATCACTGTGCATTTTGCGAAGATTGTTCCAGTTTATCGCCGCACGAACATGACCTGGCATATTTGCCTTGCCTTGCTTCTTTTCTAGTGCACCATAATAGGTAAGTTTATTAACACGCTTTGGTGTTCCCTTTTCCCAACTTGGCAACTCTTTGAAGGTGTATTTGAACTGACGAACTTCTTCAATAATCTGTTCACGTTGCGAACCATCTAGCACTTTCTTTAGAATATCACTTAAGAAATCTTGCACAATCTTTGGGGTATCGCTGCGTTTAAGATCAAGCCCCATTGCCTTAACCTTGCCCGTTTTGCCTTCCACGTCAAGACGTTTGCCTTCAAGATCAAAAATAAGAACCGCATAACGTTTCTTTGTAATAAACAATCCTTTTGACGCAATCAATTCACGACCACCCTTGATGATAGCACCAAGTTCTGGCGTTGTATGAAATGCTTCATACATAAACTTTGGAAACGTTTCGTTTACTCGTTCACCAATAGAATCATAGAGTTGGATACAAATTTCTTTGTTCCATTCCATACGACCAGCTTCAACATCGTCCTTGATAACTGGCCAAGCAGAGAAGTATACGGAATCAGTGTCACCATAAATGATTGACTTACCAACGTGATCATACTCGCCTGTAATCAGTTCATTGACAGTGGCATCCATATGCTTTGCAATCGTGCGACCACATAGCGTGGTGCTTTGTCCAATACGTTGGTCAAAGAAACGACAACCTGCATTAAGAATAGCACCATATAGCGAGTTCAAGTTAATTTTCTTAACCAACTGACGCTTATCCCAGAACGCAATCTCCTTTGCATCCTTGGCATCTTTCTTCTTGGCTTGTAATTCTTTACGTTCACTATACCAACGCTCAAGCAAACTTGGGATAATACCTTGATGTTCTAGGTTAAAGATAGTTCCATTGGCACTCAACGCCCATGGCGCATAGTTGTCAAAGATCATATCATGGATTTCAGCAGCACTGTGAACTTCGCTGCTACCATTTGCCCAATCTAGTGTAATCTCCGTACCAATATCACGGTTCATTACAGCAGTATATTCTAGCGAAGCAAACAAACCTTCCCACGCAGCAGCAATGCTTTTGCCTTCGGCAATCTTGGCTGAAAGGTAAGCATCAGTCATAATGGGACGTAATTGACCAATAATAGTTTCTGGTCCCATGTTGAGTGCACGAATGACACTTGGATACAGTGAGTTAATATCGATAGCACCAATATAATCATGCAAACCCTTTTTAGGATATGCAACATAGGCACCAGCAACCTGTGTATTAACCTCTTCACTGCGTGGGCGGCGGCTAGGAACAACCATACCACGACGATGCGCTTCATTAATGATTGCCTGATCTGTCACTGCAACAGCACCCATTGTAGTCTGCAACAACACAGTATTATCGTGCGCAATTTCGTTTGCTAGGTCAAGAAACCGCAATTTCTTATCTAGTTTATTAAGAAGTGCAACGTCTTGACGAGAGTATGCAATGAATGTTTCAAAATCACGGTTATACAACTGATCAAGTGAACCTTCATATGCGGTCTTGCGTTCATTTAGTTCATATTCGCCAATAGCATCAAGGCTATAGGAATGGCGTTCTTCATAGGTGTACTTTTGATACAACAACATATAATCTAAATGGACACGTCCAACTAAATCAAATGTCTTGCTCATCTTGCCATACTTCTCGTATTCACGTTCTTTAGGAAACTGATCCCAAAGACAGAAGCGACGAGTGTCGTCCTTGCTCAGCACACGAGCAACACGGTTGACGGTATAAGGAATATCAAACCCTTCACTGTTCCAACCACTTAGCACATCAGCATCATCAATAAGTTCAAGAAATGTTAGTAGTAACTCACGTTCACTATCAAAGATAAAAGTATTATCAAATCGTGCGGCAATACGATTAGCCTCATCAATGCTCATTGTTTTTGGCGGTATGGTAAGCGTAATAAGTTGGTCTAACCAATCAAGATATAACGTGATTGCTGTAATTTTAGTAAATGGATCGTCTGGAGTGCTATAGCCACGGACATTATCAAAGTCCGTCTCAATATCGAAGAAAGCTGTTTGTAACTGTGGCGAGTCCTTGCCAAGGTAATTCTCAGCCAAACAACGAAATGTCTGATTAAGATCAGCCTCATATAGTTTCTTACCACTGTGTATTGCAAGTTCCTTGCGAAAATCCTTGCTACTGCGACACGATACACGACGAACAGGAGTATCATAGATACTTTTGAAACTCCCGTTGCCGTCTTCATAGTAAAATACATAATTTATAGGATAGTCTCTGTAGATGCGTTTTCCATCTACTCGCTCAACAACGAATACTTTTTCTTTCTGTCGGTCAAGTAGTGCATCTACATATGCCATTATTGTTCGCTATCCAAGTTGTTTGTGCTGTTAAGAATGCTTTCAATGATGTCAAGGTCTTCACGAGCCTTATCAAAGTCACGCTTCTGTGCCATCTTGATTGCCTTCTTAAGTAGATTTGGCTTGATGTTCATTTCTTCTGCAATTGCACTAATGGTATCGTTAAGACCGCCTGTTAGTACTTCAACCTCAGTCATTACTGAAATACTTTCGCTCATCAATTGTTTAAGTTTCGTGCGTTCCTCTGCACTAAAGTTTCTGGTTGCCATAGATATTTCCTTTCATTGTTTAGTATATATTACCTATTAAAATAAGTCAATATATTAAGTTTTGTCACAACAACGTCATAGATCGGCACTTAAATAGTTGCGTACCACGGTGGTACACAAAATTCAAACCCAAAGGAAAAACCCATGAGATTAGACGATTTGGCCACACGTTTAGTTGCTGTTGAAGCAAAACTAGCAACACTAACAGGCACCACAGTTAATACAGATGCGCCTACTACTACAGAAGAACTTGATGCTCGCCTTTCAGTAGTTGAAGCACAAGTTGACCACCTAATTGCTGCAAAGACTGCAGAACACATTGATGCTATCGTTGCAGCACCAGCAGACGCTGCACCAGTTGCAGTTGAAGATGTTGTTGCTCTCTCACCAAGTGCAGATGTTCCAGAAGCAGCAGCTATTGTAGCTGACGTTGTTGCAGATCAACATGAAGCAGATGCTATTGTTGATAGCGAAGTAGCAGTTATTATTGCAGCCGCTGTTTCAGCAGTTGTTAGTGCAGACCCAGAAGTTGTAATTGATCCAGTTGCTATCGCTGATGCTATCTCTGCAGCAGTTGCAGATGCACCAGCACCAACAACTCCAGAAGCAGTAGAAGCAGCAGTAGCAGCAGTTGCTGATATTATTGCAACTGCAACTGGCGTTGATGAAGTAGCACCAGAAGTTATTGCAGCGGTTTCAGAAGCAGTTGCTACACCTGCTGATCCAGCACTTGATGCAATTGAAGTACGTCTTGGTACTGTTGAAACAAAGGTTGATTCACTTTTGGGAAACTAATAACCAACGCTCTGCGTTGGGTTAAAAAGTTTTTTTAATACGAAAGAGCCACTTCACGGTGGCTCTTTTTTTTATTCATCACTTTTATAAAGTTCTAATAAGGTTTGATATTGGTTATAAGCATCCTTTAAAGTAGGATACTTTTCTGTAAAATATGGATCATCTGCGATAATCATCATCTTATCTGCAATCATCATAACAGTTTTATACAATTTATCAAGATTTATTTCATTATGATTGGTTCTAATAATTGCATCACCTTTGTCAACTGGTGTAATTTGCAATTCTTTACCAGTTATTGTTACTGATGGACTTCCAGTAGGTGCCAAACTCATAGAACCGCTATTTGTTAGATATCCAGTGCCGCCATTGCCACCGCCACCAGAAATTGTATATGTTGTAGATGAACCAATTGCGCCAACAGCACCAATTGGTGTTGTTATAAATGTTGTGTTAGACGGATTTTGGACGGTTTTTACGATCATGCTTCATTTTAGCAGCCATCGCATCGGGTGTCAATTTATATTTTGCAATAAACGCATTATGAAGGTCTTTTGGATCAACTTCAAACTCACGGCAGATTTGTTGCATCATACTATCAATACCATCATAGTCAGTGCGTTCTGCGCCATCAAGTGTGCTTGCAAGACGCTCAACAGCGTTTATCATGTTCTTGCCATCACTTCCCTGAACGATGGTATCATATTTCCAACGAGCAGCCATTAGACCACGAGCACCAGCACTGATAGGGCGGCGTCCTTGAATTGTCGTGCTCATTGCTGCTTCTAGGATTTCTTTAATACGCATAAGATTATTTATCGGCTATTGACCATACTTCTGATGCAAATAGTATACTACTATCAGTATTTCTAAAATTATCTAATTTTTTAACACGTTCGATAGCTTGTTTTAATTCTTTCTCATTGCTTGGTTGTTGTAATTCAGCTATGAGATATGAAAATTCAGGAACCGTAATTAAGTGATCTATTAATTTTTCCTTTATTGATTCTGGCAAATTTCTTGCGGCATAATATGATGGATTTATTAATAAATTAGGAACAATAGGACAATTAAAATACTCATTTAAAATTTCTAAATCTTCTTTGGTATTGTAAGCATTTAATACACTATAGGTGTAGATAATATACAGATTAACATTTGGCATTAATTTTAATTTATTAAAATTTTCCAATGTTTCATTCCAATTGGCTGGCCATCTTATAATATGGTATCTGTCAAATGTTCCGTCAATACTAAAACCAATATTAATTGATTTGAATCTTTCAAATTTATCAATAATATTTTTGTTTATAATAGTACCATTGCTGAAAAAATGTACATCAATCTTTTCACTTAAATTATTTTCTACAGCCCATGATAGTATTTTTTCTACTTTTTTACTATACATTGGTTCACCACCATATATCGTAAGTTTTTCGACATTTTTCCAAATTTCATAAGTCAAAAGTTTGTCTATATCAGTGTTTACTTTATTTTTACATGGGTCATGTTCGCCCATTCTTTTTAATTCAGCAGACCAACGAGAACTACTATCACTAAAACAAGTAATGCAAGCAATATTGCAATTATTGTCAACTCTAATCTCTAAATTTTTTAATGAAAATTTATTCTCATAAAATAATTCATAATCAAAATCATCATATTTGTGATTCAACCTATGACTTTTTTTATTGCCGTCTTTTTCGGTTTTTTTACAGTTATCACAGCCTGGGTGCCATTTATTATCTTTGATATATTGTCTAACTTGCAGATTTGATGATTCAATATCTTGAAATTTTTTAGTAAAATTTGATAAAAAATAACAACAAGGTTTAATTATGCCAGAATCAAATACTAAATCTGTAAATGCACGCCGACAGAATGTATCAGTAAATTGAGTCATTAAACCTTACCACTTGGACTCATAATAGGTGGGCGACCAATTTTATCGGTCTTATTGCCAAATTTTGCTGCTTGCTTTTGTGTTTCGCCTGGATGAATATCAACTGTCAGCGCATTAGCATAACGAGGGTCTTTTGCAGCCTTCTTAGTAGGAGGAACTACACCTACACCAGCGGCTTCATCAAGGTCAAATAATTCAGTTAATAACATTACATGAAGTCCCATTCTTTAAGGGACCATTTTTTAACCATATCCCGTGATAAATTTAGGTTGGTTGATATTTCTCTTGCTGTTAAACCTTCATTTTTTAACAAATGGATGGAATCAAATTGTTCCTTTGTTAAGCCACGACGAGTCATCGCCCGTTTCTCTATAATAGATTTTTCCCATTTTACCCAAGGTTTTTTCTTACCCTTATGTGATTCAGATATTTTCTTTTTAGATTCTTCTGAATGAATTTTACCATGCATTCTTGTATAATTTTTAGCAATACCTTTTAATGCTTTACTTCTTTTTGCATTTGACTCTTCTGACATAATTATGCCATTATTGCCATCGCCACCTTTTGTAGAATTATATCCATTATAATAGGTATCAAATTTTTCTATAAATTCTATTTCTTTTTGTTTGGCAATTTCTGCGGATTCAACCGATTCTAATAATTCTATATTCCATACATCAACTCCATGCTTGTTTATAGCATTATAAAATTTTCTATTGTCACGAATTTTCAAAGCATCTTTCTTATGCTGTTCAAATCTTTCAAATATTGTATTACCAGTAAATCGAACTAAACCTACACCAGCGGCTTCATCAAGGTCAAATAATTCTGTTAATAACATTCAAATCACCACTTACGGCAAGACCAATATCTTGCCTTTGTGCGTGGACCTGGATTCTCACAGTGGTGTCTAGCACGGAAACTCTTACGGCGTTTTGGATTTGACTTTTTAATCCTCATATTTGGGTCTCCGAAGTTTACCTTTTTTACATTGCCTGTTTTAGGGTCTTTAACGAAGACAGCAAATTTTTTAACATCCCCTCTATGGGGTTTATTCAATTGAACTTTACGACCATGATATTCTGCTTCTGCTACGATTGATTCATATAAATCATCCATAAAGAAGCGAATTTCCTTACCATCTTTATTAAGAACAATATCATCATCATCTTCTGCAATATCCCAACCCATATTGCCCAACATTTTTACAGCTTGTGCATGCTTGCCTTCATCACCGTGCCACCACATCTTTGCCAAACGTTTTAGTGTTTGGTGATTATCTTGTAAGGAAACTACTTCACCTTCTGTTACGCTTTCGCCAATACCTATTGCTTTTAACACTTGTTGAACAATTGATGGTTTTTGCTCAGGTGGTGTTGGTTGATTCCACTTTTCTACTGCTGCAACAACTTTTACACCAGGTAAACCACCTTTCATTAACATGTAGCGTACATCTTGAATACTTTCTCGACGATCTACCACAATAGTTCCATCTGGTTTAATATCCATAATATGTACTGCGGCAGAACGATCACCAGAGAATTGTTTTGTATTAAATCCTTTTATTAGTGCATCTCTTACTGTCTGTGCATTTTCTGTAATTTTACGAACTGGACGACTTTCAATTTCATTTAAACTTTCAAGAACTTTAAATAATTTTTCATCACCAAGTATTGTAATACTGTCTTCACTCATTTCCATAATCTCAGTATCTACTTGTAGAATGTTGCCAAACTCCAAATATACACCATCACCGATTGTTGGACGGTCTTCACTAATGGCAGTAAGTTTTTCAATTAAAGAACGCATATCACTCATGTTATAAATCCTAATATATTATTTATTTGGCTTTGGTGCTTACACGAATTGGTGCCTTGCCATTACCACCTGTATCTTTACCACCACGACCTGCTGCATTTTGTGCTTTGCGTTTGCGAGTTGTTGCACTACGTTTTTCTGATGCACTCATACTACGTGCTTTGGCTGCTGGTACACATTTAGCATAACCACTCTTGCTGCCACTTGTGCCGCACGGTGGATGTTTGCCACCTACTTTTTTACCGATGTTAACCCACTTGTCTTTGAACCACTTGTGTAGATTACCCTTGGCTTCTGGTAATACAAGATTTCCGCAGTGCATACAATAATCAACTTGTTCAAGCAGCACACTTTCTGTAATCGGGTCACATTTAAGTTCTGTGCTTTCGCTACGTTTCTTTTTATTCTTGACACAGTTTGGATATTTTTTTCCAAACATTGTTTTCATGCCTTCTTTGTGATAGCCTGCCCAACATGCTTCGCCAAGAACATCTTCCATTTTCATGACTTTACTAAATCCTTAATTGCTTTTACATGCGTATCCATAATATAATGATGTTCATCATACAAATCCATCATGCTTGCCATATTCATAATTTGCTCGCCAAGGACTTCTGCCATTGTTGCAAATTCTGGTTCAATACTACCACGTTCATTAGCATATTTTTCAAGATAAAAAAGTAAATCTTGCATTTTAGCAGTGCGTTCTGCTATACCCATATCAACATTTTTATCACTAATGTTTTTATATAGCTTTGTAGCACTTGGACACATATCAAAATGTCGTGTTTGGTACTTTCCAACTTTAACTTCACCACTATCTTTGGTTTCATCTTTTGATTCTTCACCAAGTATAATAGCATCCATTTTATTGATGAAATATCTTAAATCCATGTCGCTCATTTGGATTTATTTCCCCAGTTTTTAGCACCTGCCTTGCGACATTTAACTAACGCACCACTCGCATAAGCACTTGGCCATACTTTATAACGGCTCTTTACTTTATAATAGCAAGCATCTTTCTTCTCATTCATAAGACTTGCTTCATACATTAATCCACCACAGTGTGGGCAACTTTCTTCAACTGCTTCTAATTCATCCGTTGTATCACCAGTAACGGGATATGTTTTGCCACCAACATTGAATGATTTTTTACCTGCCTTTATAGCATTCATTCTTGCATCAGTGAAAGCATTGGACTCTTCTACGTCATCATGTCCAGCACTGCCAACGATTTCATTATAATTGTCCATGCACAGATAATCATGATGCTTGGATAGTTCAATCATCTTTTCAGCAACATCATGCAAGTCTAGATCAGTCTTGGCATCTTCACGAGCATATTCCATCATACGAAGTAATAGTGGGATATCCATACTAACGGTATCAGTCTTATCTGCTTCGTTGGTGATTTGACCGATACGCATTATTTTTTGCCTTTTGGTTTTTTTCCACGCTTCTTCATATTGATAGCGATTGCTGCTTGCTGTGCTAGATTTTTAGCTTCGCTAATCATACGCATGATATCTTGATTGCTTACGCTTTCTGGCGCTGATTGTAATGCACCTCCAAACCCTTTAAATGGAGTGGATGGTTTACTACCAGCGGGCACACGCACTTTTGGCTTAGCCGCTGCTGCTTGTGGTGCTGCTTGTGGTGCTGCTGCTTGTGGTGCTACTGTTTTTGGCTTGCGTGGACCACGAGGAAATGGTATTTTCATGTTCTTAAAGGTAGACTTAATTATCGCATCTTCTACACCCATTTGACGTAGAAACTGCACAACGGTTTTACTATCAACACTGCCACTACCCTGACTATATGTGGATTTCTGCCAAGCCGTGTTTAGCTTATCAGCAGTAGTTTTGTTAGCAATATTACTTGCCGCTGTGCCTACATAATTACCAACTGCACTAGCCGCACTTCCAATACCTTTACCAATTGAACTACCAATGTCCTTAAGACCTTGGAAAAAACCTGCTTCTTCAATTTGTTGGAAGATAACAGGAACTGCGGTTTCATATACCCAAACGCTGCGGCTACCATCATCAAGAACACCTTCACTTAAGAACCAACTGTTAATGGTTGCTTCTCTATCAATGTATTCACTGATATTTTTTTGATTTTGCCTTTCAATACTATCGCCTAAACGATTACCTAGTGATGGTCTATATAACAAAACATCTGGAATGCCCAAACGTTGACCAGGAAAAACTTTATTTAAATCTGTTATTTGTGGGTTTGCCTGTGCTATCATTTTAGATACTTCTGGCCAATTCTTAGACGGATCAACATTAAGTGTATTATTATCAAACGCTCTTTTTAAAATATTATATATGTTATCACCTGGTCTTATTTGGACAACCGATCCAATATCTAAACCTGCAGCATTCGTAGCCGCACCAAATCCACCAGTTGCAATATCGCCTGGATTTGCACCTGTAGGCAATGATGGTCCTTTGGGTGGTTGAATACCTCGACCTAACATTCCTTGTTGCTGATCATAATTTGGAATTGCTCGACTTGAGTCATCGGGTAAACCACGACCACCCATACCTTGTTGTTGAGCAGCAGATGGAACTTGTGGTGTTTTACCTGATAAATAATCTTGTAATTCACGACCGATTACAGCCTTACCTACAGTTACACCAGCTTTAATCAATGCTGCACTCAATCTGTCACCCTGAAGCAAACGATCAGTAGCTTTAAACAAACCTAAAACAACAAGCGGACCAACACCACTAGTTGCTAAACCAACGCCAGCAACTAAAGCACCATATATTAAATTTTGTAATACAGGATGGTTTTTAGCAAATGCACGATAAGCATATACATACTTGGCAATACCTTCGTCTCCGCCTGTTGCACTTTTAAGTTTACTTGCCATGCTATCAAAAGCATCATCAAAGTTTTTAACTGGTCCAAGTTGACCAATTTTAGCAACGATACCCTGATATGCATTGTTTACTGCAGAAGAAATATTACTATAAGCACCAGCAGCAGCGCCAGCAGCAGAACCTACTGCATCCGCACCTTTACCAATTGCAGTGCGATTTGTTCCACTTGCACGTGCGCCCTGTTCAACTGAACCAAATATTGCAGCAACTTGCTCAGGACTTAACTTTGCTTCACTAATTGCACGACCAACAGTAGTCCAACTTTCTAGTAAAGGATTAAACTCTGCTGCTTCGTATAAAGGAAGTCCTGATAATTTTCTCATTTCTGCAATGTCTTGTTTCATGTATATTTCCTAAAATATGTTTATATTATTTAGTTGCTGCCAACCATCTTCTTACCAGGTTTACCTTTGTCGGTGCCTTTCCAGTATCCAGTGAACTTTGGACCAGTTTCGCCCTTGGCTTCTACTTTACGTTTTTTCTTTTTCTGATTATAGGTTCCACCAAATAGCGAACCAACATTGTTGCTGCCCATGCCACCGTTCATTGCACCTACAGCAATACCGCCAGCCGAACTTGCGCCGCCACTTGCACTTTCACCAATTACGTGGAAACCTGCTTGTTGTTTAGATTTAACTTGCGCTGCTGGTACCATAATAGGAGCACCTTGCACATTGCCATTGGTATCAATCTTGCCCATTTTTACCATGCCAGGAGTTTGTGTAAGACCTGGTTTCTTTGGTGCAACACCGCCTGGTGTTTGTTGTGATTGTTGTGTTGGTGAAGCTGCTGCCATTCCCTGAATAGGAGTATCGGCTTCCATCATACCTTCTTCTGGATAGCGCATTTCATAATCCATATAATCAAATACGCTTTCAATATAATCTGCAGCACGAGTTAGTTTACGCTGCACCCATCCATCAAGTCCCTGTCCTTCACCAACATTCTTTAGCATCTCATGCAACATGATTGCTAACTTTGCTGTACGATAAAGATCAGCACGTGCCATGTGAACTTCATTATCACGAGGTTCTTCGCTATATGATAGCATCATTTGACCATTTGGGCCTTCTTGTCCAACGATCTCACAATCACATTCATCAATGCTATTTGCAGATTCTGGTAATTTTACCATATATCTACCATCAAATACTTTAACAAGTGAACCAGTAAAACGTTCTGTTAACTTGCCTGCTGTTTCATAATTTTCTATGACAGGTTTTCCGTTTTTAGATAATATTTTTCCATATACGGAACTATTTGTTAACTCATAAGCCATTTCATATTGTCCTTTGAAGTATTTATTCACTGACTTTAATCATATAATCTCGTGTATGTATATTTCTAATAGTTCCAAGATTATTATCATTAATGATAATACCCTTATATTTTGTTTTGTTTAATTTTAAATTTTGAATTAATATATAATACTTTTTTGTCAATGTGTTGTTTAAGAAAAATGTATCAGCCACTGCTTGATTTTGGTCTAGCAGTGGCATAGAACGCTCAGATATTAGTTGATCATTTACAGTTATTCTATAAACAATATCTTCTGCGCCATAATCATATGATTCTGGTGTAAGAATTAAGGTTATTTTTACTTCGGACAATTAAACACTCGCTGCAGTTCCTTATATAATTTAGTACTGCGTGAGCGTTCTTCAAGGTTTTTGCTGTTTTTGATTTTGTTTATCTTTGCACTCAATCGACGTAGGTCGCTGCGTGTTATTTTTCTATTCATTTTCTTGCGGAGAAAAAATAAAGCCTGTCGTTTTAAACTGACAGGCTCTTGGTATTCGGTAGATTGTTGGAATTCTTCCCAGAGTTCGGTGACTTCATCCCATGCAGCGGCTTGAGTAATTGAAATTGTGTCATACATTGTAGTCCCCCCATATTAATCTCTCCCTAATTTTGCGTAACTAGAGAGCAATTGCTGAACTTTAGCGAAATTCTGATCTTCATACTTGATAGCAATGCCGCCTGCACTTTGCCAAGCGTTAACATTTTTGCCATAATCATCTACAAGAATACCTGGTGTTCCATTAGCAGTAGCAAACTCTGCTTTATTATGTGTTAGGATAACACGCTTTGGTGGCATGCTGCTCAAATGCATTTGAACCCATGCAAGTTTACCACTTTCACTGCGACTATCGCCAGTAAGCGGTGTTGAACAAATATAATATTCACCGAACTCTTTCATAACATGCTGAACAAGTTGACGAGCATGAGGAAGCATCGGCAAATCTACCCAAAATGTAGGATGTTGGCGCACAAGGTCAAGTTTTGCTTCTGGATTATCAATATCTTTATAATGGCTTTTGCCATCTAATCTTGCCCACTCACCAAAAAAATCAGCAAGAACGCCATCCATATCTAGGTAAACTCTGAACTTTTGGTACGCCATACTAATATTTATCCCTATTATTGAACACAATTTAAGTGTATCATATCCTGTGGATAAGTCAAGTCTTAATTACGATAGTTGTCTTACGGTCCAACCAGTTCCCAACGAACTACTATAATTAATTGTAAAATAACTTGTCGCATTTTGATAGTTATTGAATGCTGCTGCATCCGTTAACTGCTCACCATCGCCACTATACAATGCATACGTGCCACTGCCACCAGGATTTCTAATTCTAGGTGTATTATTGGTTACAGCAATGTTAGGATCATCTGCCCAATCTGGCGTTCCAGAAGCAGGTTGATTTACAATAGCCTCGCCTGGTCCCATATAGAACAATTCTTGTTCATCAGTATTTGGCGCAATTGAATATAGCGCAATACCACGAATATTACCAATTGTGCCGCCCCAGCGCATTACACTGCTATATGATCGTTGGAAACTATTGGCACGGTCTATTGCATCTCGTTGAGTAGACGCACCAAATCTATAAACTTCTTCGCCGTTATCTGTATATTTTAAAATATATCGTTGAGCAGTTTGATTATTGCCAGGCGCAGCATCTGTTGATTGTGCTGTTGGTGGCAGTGATGGTGCACGGTCTATACCACGAGATGTAATAAAATACATTTCATCACGCATATATTGTAGTGAATACTCATCTAACACTCGCACAGCATAACGTTCTATTGGTAATTTACTTACGCCCCAGTGCTTTTCTGCAACAGGAACAGCCATCTTTGTTATTTCACTGCTGTATGCACTGTATAAATCAACGCCAGGTATATAAACCAGTGTTATACTATCTGTTTCAGTGTTATGTGTAGTATAATATTGAACACGAACCATACTATAACCAGGATAACGTAGGTTGACATCGCTCAATGGCATTTGGCGAGTGTTAGCAAACTTTACACCAAGTTCAATCATTTCATATGGGTTAGTTCCCTTGATTTTTACAACTTGCTCGCCGTCTTCATTTTCCAAGAAACCATCAACTGGACCACTGCCAAGTGGTGCAACAGGCTTACGACGCTCTTGAGCAGTGCGTAATTCTTTTACAAGTTGTTCTTTGTCAATAGCGCCAGCAGTATATTTGGCAAACAGTTGCATCGTGTTATCTTTTTCACTAATGCCACCGCTTACAAACTTATACAGTTTCTTTTGATATTCTTGACGAGCATCTTCGGTATCAGCGGCTGCTCCCATAACACGAACATAGCGCAACATAGTCTTGCGAATTTCTTCATATTGCTCAAAGTAATTGCCACCAGCACTGCGGAACTCAATATAGTTTGGCTTAATATTCACGCTAACATAACGGTCGCCACGAGGAACCAACAGTTTATTGATTTCTTTTTTGGCAATATCTTCCAATCCACCACGCATCTTATCAAGGATTGCTGGCACATTCTTTCTGCCACTTCTGCCACGCACTTCACGCTTTGCTTGGTCAAAACTACTCTTTGTCCAACGAGAACCAGCACGACCAAATGCTTTAAGCACATACTCATCGCCAAGCAACATAATCAATTTAAGATGGTCAATGTTTTCTAAGGTTTGGTTAGGGATACTAACACCAATATGGAAACCAGTTGTGCGGTTAGTATAATAATCATTGCTTTTTGCCCAACTGAATACATTCTCTAACGCAGCCAGCGCATCTTCTAGGTTCATTGGAGGTGATACAAGTTCAATACCGCCATCGCCATCATCATTTGGACTATCTAGCGAACTATCTGGTTCAAATATCCAAGTTGTTTCATCACGAGTTGCTCCGTGATAACCGCCGCTTGCTCGTGCCTTATAACCAGTATTGCGTCTAAAATCATCTACAACATCGCCAATGTCTGTTGTTGGTTCTTCTCTACTGCTGCTAAATGTATAATATGGCCAAGATAGCGATTCACGAGTATTGCGATTTACCCAACGCATAAAGTCATACATATCATCAATGCTATTGCGACTTATGAATCTGCCCCAAGTATATTCTTCGTTTTCTTCCATCCAATTGGTGCGAACATTATCTTTGGCATCATCAAGTTCTCGCTCACTTGCTTCGTCCGCAGGAGTATCGCCTAATTCTTCTTGAACTGCGTCATTGTAATCATCAGTGCCTTCAAATTCATTATCATAGGTTTCATATTGGTATTCACTAAATGCTTCATAGAACGATTCTAATGCACTTTCAACATCACTGCGGGTATTGATATCACTACCACCAGTAAAGAAGTTCATAACATCACGCTGACGATCACGATAGGATGCGCTGCTTGGAAACTCTTCGTTTGCATCCATATCCTCTTCTTCTTCCTCTTCGCCTTCTTCACCGCCAAGCCCAGGAATATACATTTCGGTTTCAAAACCAACCTTCATACTCTTGGCAAATGGTGTATCGGCAAACTTTTCAAGAGATGTAGGACTCATATTGATTTCGTTTAGGATACTTTCTTCAAGGCTTTCGTCTCTATTTGGAACTTCTGCCAATTGCCAAGGTGCTGCCAAATTATGTTCCTCGGCATAACTTACAGCATAACGACGAGCACCAGTTACACTTGCAGCGTTAAATGTATGAACAACACGACTTTCACTATCCAAAATATTATATGTTGTGCCATTTGTAGCAGTAATGTTAGAAGATGTGGCGGTTGCATTTGCTGGAATAGCATTGCCCGCAATATCATAACCACGATCAATTTCTATTTGTGAATATTGGCGAGGTGGTTGCGCTGCTGCTTGGGGCAATTGTAGTGCCTGTGTACCTGCACCAGGTATTGGTGTATTCGTATCATCGTTTGCAAGGGACAAGAACCAATCAATATCACGATAGCCATATTCTCTTGTTAAACGAGTAGCAATGTCTCGTGCTTGCTCATTATCTGGCGCACGAAACTGTGTAACCGCCATTTGATTGTTTGATGTGCGGATAACATACATAGGTTGAATAGATGATACAGTTCGATCACCGCCAATTGATAATGGTTGGCGTGTTAGAATATCATCTGCTTGACCATCACGATCACGAGTATCTCTTAACGCTACTAGGTCAAATGAACGACCACTTGCTCGCACTATGCGTGTGGCAATATCATATACATCACTGTAAGTCATTCTTGGAGATACTACAAATGATTGCCATGGGTTGCCAGTTATACGACTGATAATCTGAAATGTAATACCACCAATCCCATCGTAATCTACATACGGTGTATCATCATCGTCACCACCAACAACATTTGGTTGCGGTGCTTTTGCTTTCTTGGCAAAATCACGCTTGCTTTGTGCATTTTTAATATAACTTACAAGTGCTGTGCGAGGCATATTTCCAGTAGCAAACTGTGTAAAATACTTGATAGTATCGGTTTCGTCTTTTTTATCAGCAGTAAGTAGTTTTGCAAATTTCTTTTGATATTCTTTGCGTTCCATTTCTGGATGCAGAGCAATGTTCATAGCATATACAACACGAAGCAGCGTATTCACTACTTCATCAGTATCCATATCAATCCAATTACCGCCTGGTGAACGAAACTCTACACGGTTATCTTTTGTATTGATAGAGGTGAATTTATCAGTATAACCATTATGAATAAGTTTGGATGCAACCGTATTCAAGTTCTTACGCATAGCATCTACGGCTTGGTCTGCCTTGCCTGGATTTTGTTTAATGAATGAAGCAATCTGGTCAAAAGCACTGCGAGCATAAGAATTGCCAAGACGACCAAACTTTTCTAAAATATACTTGTCACCTAAAAATAGTGCAAGTTTAACATAATCAAGTTTGTCTAACTTATAACCTGGTATACTAATATTCATATGCAAACCAGTTTTATCATTGGTATAAGCATTGCCATCTTTTGCCCACGCCTTGACCTTATTGATTTGGTCAATCATTGTTGGAATATCTAGCGGTGGTGATACAAACTCTAAACCTTCGCCGCCTTTGCCACGAGTAGGTGATAGGCTGCTATCTGGTTCAATAACATATGCATCGTTTGGCTTTGCAATGCCGTGATAAGAGCCGCTCTTGATAGTTCTTATACCTGTTGCACGGCGGAAATCACCTACATCAACCGTAGAACGAGTTGGACGGTAATCATAATCAGGTTCAGTCCAGTTTGGCCAAGATAGACCAAGACTGCTATCATTTGCCAAACCACTCATAGCAGTGTTACCATAGGTATCTTCTAAAAATTGTTCAAGATAACTGTCAATATTATCATCATCTTCAATATTATCACGCCATTCTTCAAAATATTCTTTTCTAAACGCTTCATATGGATCAATTCTGTCTATTTCACTGAACAGTTCTTGCTGGTTTTTATAATCACGACCATAACGCTTGTCAATAAAGTCTTGTATGCGGTCGCCTGCCCATGTGTCCCATAGTGGTCCATCCAAATACTCATACCATGCTTCACGGATTAAATCAATCGCACGATTTACTTCACGACGACTATTGTGATCGCCAGCGAAGAACTGCATAACATCTTGCGACAATGCACCAAAACTTGCGGTAGAAACACGCTCATCTTGGTCATAATCTGGTTCGGATTCAAAATCCTCATATGGATCATAATCTTCATCATCTTCTTCGTCAAGATTAGTGACGATAAGTTCAAACTCTAAACCTGCTTTTGCATTTGGAATCTTTGCCACCGCCGCACGAAGGGCTGCTGGACTCATGTTTACTTCGTTTAGGATTTCTTCAAGGATCAGGTCTTTGTTGTTTTTCATTTATATATTTACCTGTTTATTGTAGCCATGGACCAGAAGCAGGTTGGTCAAGCACGATTGGTGGTATGCTATGATCATCTGGCTCTAAGTATAAACTTTTAGCATCAAAGGTGCTTGAAAGACGAACTGCATAAGATTTTGCCCAAGCATATGCTTCACTTGGCGTAGCAAAGCGTTTTGGGTCAGAGAGATTAGAACCATATGGTGGGTCGCCAAGCCATACTCTATAAATCTTTGTGCTAGCAACAAATGCTGCTCTTGCTGCTGCATCTGCCTTATCGGTCTGACGCTTCTGTAAACGCATCTTCAACACATTTTGGTCAATTAAACCACTGGCATACATAGCAAAGTTTGACAGTTGGTCATCATCTCGTGGAATATTTTTAGCAATCACTTTATAAAGTTTCTTGGCATATTCTTCACGATATGCTTGTGGATCAGCAGCAATTGCCATTACCTGAACATAACGCAGCACAGTATTCTTGATATCGTCTATGTGTTCCATAAAGTTTCCGCCAGCACTGCGGAACTCAATATAATTAGATTTAAGATAAACGGATACATACTTGTTGCCGCCATTCATCGTGCGATTGACAATTGCTTGTGCTGTTCTTGCTAAATCTTTACGCAATAATTTAGCATAATCTTCTGGTCGCACATTACTACTGCGTGATTTAAATAGTTTTTGAACTGCACCAAGACTGCTCTTGGTATATTCATTGCTGCCACGATCAAATAGGTCTAACACATATTGATCACCAAGCAACATTACTACTTTAAGTGGGTCAATTTTTGATTGTAGTTCTTCTGGTAGGCTAACACCAACATGGAATCCAGTTGATTCATTGCCATAATATCCGTTTTGACCTGCCCATTGGAAGAACTTATCAAGTGCCGCCATGCCTTGTTGTAGCGGCATAGGCGGTGATATAAGTTCAATACCGTTATCATCACCACTAATACTGCTATCAGGCTCAAGAATCCAACTAGTGCCATCACGCTTTATGCCATGATATCCACCGCCATACTTTACATTTGCTCCAATCACTGCCTTCCAACTAACGGCAAGTTCTTTTACGGTTATCGCAGTAGAGTCTTGTGGTGGGGTTCCTTTTAGGTATGGGTAAAATACATAATCATTTTGTGGTTGTCCCCATCTCATAAACCAATCACTTATGTTTTTAATATTATATCTTTTAAGATAAGCCTTCCATAACTCTTCATATTCTTGTGGTGTTGAATCTTCTAGCATCTTTTCAATAAAGATTGTGCGAGCGTCCCAAACAACACTATATCTATCGGAATCATTTGGGTTATCTATGATTGCTTGTTTTATTTCTTTTTTAGTTAACATCCACGCAGTATTCTTGTCAATGTAATTAGCAATCCATTTTAAATTTTCTGGTTTAACTATTTCAGTTGATACATCTTTATTCTTTTCCACATATGCGATAAAATTTTTGTTTATATCACGAAGTTCAACACGAATATTGCCAACATCCTCAGAATCAAGCATATCGCTTTTACTTGCCCATGCTGCTACTTGTATAGCCCAATCTTTTTCAGTTGGAAATGGAGCGTCCTTACTCAAATCCCAATTGCTTGGGTCTCTGCGAAACTCATACTGCACACGGCTTACACCACCATAGTCTGCATCTTCATCTTCGTAATCCAAACCTGGCACCAGCATTTCTGCTTCAAAACCAATAGTCATTGCCTGTGCTTGTGGAGTAGCAGCAAACTTTGATAGAGCCGATGGACTCATGTTTACTTCATCAAGGTCATCAACATACGCTAATTTACTGTTGCCAGTATCTGGCTGTATCCAACGGTCCCATGGAAAAGTGGCTACCTGACGGTCAGGATAATCATTACCGCCGCCTACTGTGCCAATAATGCTGCCAGCGTGTTCGCCAACAGAACTTGGTCCAAGTAAGCGCATAAACTTTGTTTTTTCTTGTGGCATGGTAAAATCATAACTTGAAGTTGCATTTCCTCTATTGCCATAATAAACATCTACGGCAATATTTGGTCTTGATAGTGCAGATGCTGCATATACTCTGTATAATTTTTTAAGACCACTTGATGTTCCTTCTAGAAAAAATGTATTGGGAAGATTTACAAAACGAACATATCCTTGGGTAAATGCTTCTTCATATCCATCAATGTCATTACTATAAAGCCACGACAGATGTTCTTCCTTCTCAACATAAACAACTTTGCGGTTAGGCAAAATCCAACCATGTGTTTCATTTGGATCAAGTGCTTCTTCAACACTTTCTTTTTTAGCACTATCGGCACGGATTTTAGCAATTGCTCGTTGTGCATCATTGTCGCTTTTAAGTGGTTGTTGTGCTTCTGCATCCCACTTCTTGTGCAAGAATGTTAGTAAATCTTTTACATTATTGGCACCAATTTTGCGCATTGCTGCGATAATTTTAGTAGCCTCTGGATAACCACTACTACCAGGTTTACGAGCATTTGAAATTTCATTACGCAGTCCAAGATCATCACTAAACTGACCACCGTTCCAGTATGTTAAACCATAGCGAAGTTCATTTGCCTTCTTTGATAACTCACTGCGGTTTTTCTTGAATATCAGTTCTAACCATGGTCTTAACATTCGCTTGCCAAAATTACTGCTGCTGATATAACCTGTTTTCTTCTGACCACGCAGTAAATCTTGAGCACCACTTACTGGTACTGCTTGCTTAGTATTTTGTAATCTCCAAGCATTTTCATCACTATAAAGATAGGTTGGCAAGCCACGCTTCTTGGCAAGAATCATCAACTGACGAGTATTTGGACTAGCATATTCACCCTTTTCTTTTAACAAGATATGAATAGCAGTAATAGCATCTGCTGACATAGATGGCTCACGAGAGAATACACGGTCTTCGCTTTCGCTATGACGGTCTCCTCTATACATTCCTGCCCAATAATCAATTGCCTTCACAGGATAACGACGATTAAACCAATTGCCATCAAGGTTAAACATAACGCCAGTGTCGCCAACTATTTGATGATATCCGCCTGCCTTACTGCGTGTTGTAGATAGGAAATACTCATAACCTTTTGGTGCATACTGATCTTCTACCGAACCAGTAGAAATGCTCAACATAAACTGATTGTTCTTAAGAATGTTTAGTGCTGCACCCAAACTACCTGTATAGTGGAACAACACTGGTGATGCTGCCTCATCAAGTTCTAATTTTTTTACACCCGTTAATGATTTTAATTGGTCTGGTGTAAGCGTTCTATGCCAACCAAATCTTTTATCAAAATCAATTATAGCAGCGTCTCGTGCTTCTTCATCACTTTTGCCAGCAAGTTGATATTTTTTAATTAATGATTTGAAGATTTCACTTTTATCACTGTCTTCTTCTAAATCTTTACGATGACTGCGCTTATAATATGAACACCAACCATTTGCCGCAATCTTGCCACTAACAGCCGAACAACCGTGTGGTGGTCGCCACATAGTGCAATGATCACAGCGTTGACCATTGCGAGGCATTGCCTGATACTTTGCCTCGGCTTTGGTTGATTTTTCTGCGGCTTCGCTTACGCTTTCTTGTTTTTGGTTTGCTCTATTAAGATAATATTGTCGTAATTCTAAATCTTTCTTTGTAGGTTTTCTGATTAAATTCAAATGTTCATCTACTGGAACAACAATAATTTTTAAAGGTTTTAATTCTTCAATATCTGGTCTGCTATAATATTCGCCATCGGCAGAACCACGCATAAAAATATCTTTACCTTCTGCATCTTTTGTTGGCAACATATGCAAATACATACTTTGCCCATGTCTTATTTTACCACTAAACAAAACTCCTTGGATTGGTTCGCCAGGTGTGTGAAAAGTAGCAACATCACTATTAGGTTCTGTCATACCCATTAAAATAGCAAAATTTTTATTATCAGTAGCATAGATAGCATTTTTATTACTACCTGTTGCACCACCAGTATCAACTGCTTGTCTTGGGCTTAATACAGGAATTTTATTTCTTGAACCATGCCATAGATATTCAGGTTGCGTTCCATCTGCTGCTTCATTGACTTTGTTTTTGCTAATTTCTTCAATATCACTATCAGGAACTAATCGTGCAGGTATACTATCTTTTTTAAGTGTTTTATAAGCCCAGAATCTATGATGTCCATCTAATACTTGATAACCACTCTTATATTTTCGAACTAAAATAGGTGGTATATTTTCATTCTTCTCTAGACCATCTATAATTTTCGCAACATTTGCTTGGGCTTTTGGTAATTTCATCTTATCATCGGGTTCAAACCCAACAAGTTTGTTTGTAGGAATATTGATGATCGGTAATGCATCAAAGCCACTATCATCTACTTCTGCACCAAAATAATCTGGATCAGTATAAAGTGTTACTTTGCCTTCGCTTACACTTTCTTGTTGGTATGATGGTTGTGTTTGTGCGTTAGTAGCATTTACTGCGGCAACAAGTAGCGTATTGCCAGCCTCTACTGCATTTTTTAATGCCGCATTACGAGATGTTTCAATCTTACTTTCATCAGCATCATCAAACTTTGATGGATCACGAACATCTACTGTTGGATTAGTAAGTAATTGTCCATTCTTATCTTTATAAGCATTCTTGTCAGCATTCCATAATTTTATAATTTCATTATTGACTGCTACACGGTCTTTTAAGAACTGTAACTTTCCTTTTTCGCCAGGATTGGGTGCAGGATCAAGTCCTGACTGTTCCAGTTGTTGTAGAAACTTGCTTTGATTTTGTGGATAAGCATCCATATGTTGAACTAGCAACCAAGCCGCATATGGTGCCGCAGGATAACTTCCCTTACCATCCGCACCTTTGTCAGCAAGGATGGCATCCATATTTTTGGTAATATATTGCCAAGCCTTATTCTGCAGTGACAACCGCTGTGTTGGGTTTTTAATTTTTTGGTCTTGATCCATCCAAGCATTCAACTGATTACGAACAGAATTGTTGCTGCTATCTGGTTGATCAGTATCTTCGTTTGCCAAGTCAGGTGCAACCATATAACTGTTCTTGGAACCTGGTGGGAACTCAAAGCGTTGCGCACCCTTCTCACGAGCAGCAGCACGAGCCTTCTTAAACTGTAGAGTCCACCAACGACGATTAGTATAATCCTTATTGCCCATATAGGCTTTTGGATCAGCAATGCGCAACTCTGCCCATTGGTCTGGTGTTAGGTCTTCGTCTAATTCATACTTTGGTAAACCGTATAGGTCAAGATCAACTCCGTGCGTAGAACCATAATAGGTATTGTCTATGTTTGGTTTATACGGTGCTCTACCACGCTTTACAAGTTTAGGATTATCGCCCCAATCGCCACCAATACCTGGCGCTTCGGTAACGATACCCATTGCCTTCAACATAGCACGAGCAACTACACGGTCTTTTTCTTTTTCTACTTCTGGCAACTGACCATAAGTTTGTTGGGCAAGTGCATAACGCTTCTTTTTCTTATCGGGAATTGTAGGCGCATCTAACTGCAACTTGCCCATATAATCAGCCATTGCGGTCTTGTTCCAACCATCGTGGATAGCGTTGGCAATTGCATCTACATCGGTAATACCACTATCAATCATACGCTTGGCAGCGGTTGCACTTTCAATATTTGCTAACCAACCAAAGTTAGCACCTGGTGTAGATAACCCATAATGATATGCATCGTCCAACGCCTTATCGCTAATGTGTGCAAGTTGTTCTACTGATAGGTTTTTGGCAATAACACTCTCGGTAATAACACTTTCTTCCATACTTTCACCAAGACCCATGCCAATGCGAACAGTTTGAAATAGGTTCTTGCCATCTACCATAATGTTTGGCTTTACTCTTGTAGCACGTTCAAATGCTTCTGGATCATTATCTGTAACTGCTTTGCGAGCATTGGTAGCACTTGTTAAACGTGGACTTTCCATGAATGAAAATGGTTCAAACTTATACATGCCGTGACTGCTTTCTACGCCATTGTATCTCTCCAACACTGGACGCATACTTGCCATATCATCTTCACCAGCAACAAAGGTAGCCGAACGAAACCCTTTATTATACAAATATACTGCTGCTTGAAGAAATGTTTTAATACTAGGGTCTTCAACAAGATGACCTTGCACTTGTGGATATAAAGTTTTAACCCACTTTAACTTTTGATCATATGTAAGCGGATTCTTTTTTGCATCTTGGCTTTTACTTAAAAATAACGCCCAACTGCCTTTCTTTGCCACGCTAGCAAGAGTATTGATTACACCTTCGTGACCATAATGTGGAGGATTTAATCTCCCAAATGCAAATGCAACATGAGGATTTGGTGCTTCATTGAAGATGGTGCGGTGGCTTAAGGTCATTATACAATCCAGATAAAATATTTATCTGTATACTGGAGTGTGGTTAATTTGGTGTCCAACGATGGCGAGGCACAAGTTTAATATTAGGTTCGCCATAGTTGACATAACCTTCACCACCCTTTTGACCCTTAGTAGTTTGTTGGATATCGCCACCTTCGCTATCCAACTGATCAATAATTTGATTCTTAACGCTGCGTAGATTTTCTAGCACCGCAAAGGTTGCAATAAAACCTTTTTGATTTTGCGCAATCCAATCCGTAATCTTCTGTTGCATCGGCGCACTTTGTTTGCTACCGCTACTTAACCAATTAGTAAACTCACTTGCAAGATCAGCGGTTCTGCCACTCTTTGCCATTTGGTTATTAAAGTTATATAGAACACCTTTGAAACCTGCCATTTTCATTGCCGCAAGTCGTTCATCATTTAAGAAATTATCAATAGCAGTTTTATTAGCTACAACATACTTTTGTAGGTCTTGTAGTTTCTTTGTGTCAATTTTAACAGGTTGACTTGCGTAACGTGGACCTAACACAATTAATCCTTGTGTCTTGTTAAATGCGGTAAAATCATCAATAGGTTGTTGTTGATCGTCACCCATGCCAAACTGTGGAAAGAAAGCATGTCCTACTACTGCTGCTGTTGCTTTCGAAATACGTTGTCCAAGTTCAGTGGTTACAGGAACACTATATGTTACATTGTTTGGTGTAAATGTGTATGAATTATTTTCTAGTGGCGGACGGCGCATAAACAATAAATCACCGTATACATAACCACGAAATTCTTGCGGCGTTGCTGCCTCAAATAACGCCCATAGACTGGCATATTCATTGGCAAAACGCATACGCTCATCTTCTTTATCAGGTGCTACATTGCCAGTGCTCATAATAAACTTTACAAGTTCTGCTGGTGAACGACTCTTGCCACTTTCATTTGGTTTTAACCAACCATTGTGACCAACCATGATGAACTTGCCATCAGGTTCACGACCCCAATATACTTGTGGCTTACCGTCCCATTTCCATCTTACCATTTGTGGATTACTTGCAAGAGTTGAGAGACGAGAAATGGCATTTTGCGCACCGCTGCTGCCATTAATCAATACTAAATCTTCTACGTGTTGGAAAGCACGTCCAACCTTTGGTGCTTCGTTTATTATCTGATTTATGAACATCAAATATTTATAGGTTTTCTAAGAACCACATATATGTAGGAACAGAGAACTTCAAACGATACTCGCCATTCCAACCGATATTTACATATTTGTCAGGGAGAGGTGTTTCATCAAATACAACAGAACCATCAATTGTATCAATTTGACGATGGTAATCACCTAATGAATAAAATAGATAGTCTAATTCTATTTCGTCTATTTCAATCTGCTTAATGTTTAACAATTGGTCAGCAAGTATATTGTTGTTTTCGTCAACAGGCGTATGTTTATTTTGTTTGTCTTGTAATCTAATTTTGATTACGTGGTTGCCTTCTGGTAATTCAGAAGAAAAGGTGATGATTTTCTCCTCACCATTTTCTTCTTTTTCAACGACAACACCACTATCTATTAATTCATCATTTAATAGAACTTCGTATTTGGGCGGATCATTGTGCCAGACACTGTCTAGCACAATCTTAAATTCTACTAATTCAGTGTCTAGCACATTGTCCATAGGGTTAACCTTTTTTCTTACCCAACTTCAATTTAATTGGCTGCGGTGCTCCGCTTGGTGGCGTTGGGGCAGCAGCAGATTGTTGTGGATCAAGATGATGTGGACCACCATTTGAAACTTGGTTTGTCAAGACCTGTTTAAGTTCTTCGACATTACCTTCATACTTGTGATAACCAGTATGGTCAAGTTTAATGCCTGTATCAGCAAAAATCTTACCGCCAGCCATGCGCCATAGATAGCAGAATGTCCAATCTTCGGATAGGTAGTTATCATCCTTATCAATCATGGTATCAAAGAGACCATACATAAGTGGCTCATACTGCGCACCGATACCGATATTATCACGATACTTTAATTCAGGATGAAGTTTAATGAGTTGTTCAATCACGCCACGCTTTACCATCATAAAGCCTGTGCCAAGTGTGCTAACTTCAACCAAATCACCCATAGTAACTGGATTTGGTACCGTGTTAATAACATAACGAATTGGAATACGTTTCATTGGATAAACGCCACCAACAACATCTTGGTTGGCAAGTAATAGACGAATGATTGCCTCTGGATCAAATCCAAGGTCAACGTCAATAAACATTAAGTGTGTTGCTGCTTGGTTAAACAAGAACTTTGCAACAAGGTTATTACGACCACGAGTAATAAGTGATTCGTTAACCATTGTATCGATACTGTAGTTGAGTCCCATTTTACCGGCAATGATACCAAACTTGATCATTGCAATAAAGGTTGCTTCATTACATAGACCACCATACATTGGTAGACAAAAATGAATATGTTGCTTGCGTAGGAATTCTAATGCCTCTGGTGGTAGACCAAAGTCCATAGGTGCTTGTTGTTGATTGATTTCTTCTGTCATTGACTCTTTCCGTTAAGTGTAGATATTATTATATATCTACAGTAAAGAGTGTAACAGAATTTTTATGTATTGTAAAGAACTTGATTGATATTGCCGCCAGAAAAATTAGTAATATGAGCACGGCACCATACAAAATTGCCAGTAAAGTTATAAAATGTAGTTCCGCTGACAGGAGTTGTGCCATTACCAATGCTAGTACTATCTATGTCAAACCAATCTACTTCTGCAGGATCAGTAGCAAGTGTAGCCTGAAATTTTAACACACCAACAAATGCGGTAAGTTTATAACTTACGGTGTGTAGACCATCCGTATAACCATAGTATCCATTGCCCTTGAACTTGTTACTGCTCCAAGTGGTACTAGTACCATCATAAGGAGGGTAAGCCTGTCCAAAACTAATTGCACTTAATACTACGGTTGGGATACTAGCCATTATTTTCCACTTCTACTAAACACTTGTCGCCAGCGAGTTCTTGAATAACTGCAACCAACTGGTCTACTGTATCCTGATCTAGTTTTGTGTCAGCAGTTTTATTGTCTGCAACTAGTTGTGATACTTTAATTGTAATTGATTCTTCAAATAGATGTGCCATTGATATTCTCCAAAGTATTTATTCTAGGTTTGCGTCCACGCTTTTTGCCACCACCACGGTTAGCACCATTTGCTTTAATATCATAAGCAAGACCAAGACGTGTAGGTTCCATACCATCAATCTCATCAATCTTATCAATAGGAACACTAAACTTGCGACCACTGCGATGTGAAGAAATAAACTTCATTGTGCCTTCATCGCTGACAATTCTATCTACATTAAGGAATAGCAGCTTTTCCGTTGGCATACCACCAAAGGCTGCTACAGGACAACGTGCTAGAATACGAGTCTTGCTATTCACGACACCACGATTGATAAGGGCTGTTGCTAATTCAATATTCATTACGCTTTACTCTCTTTCTTTACTAACTTATAGACTTTTTTAATTCCATCTTGAAATAACATATACAACAGTGGAATATTGTCTGCACTTCTGCAGAATACACGAACACTACCATAATAATAATGATTATCAAGTCCTATCATAGCACGAGAACACCAACGGTCTAATTCAAATGATATTGACAAATCATCTTTGTTGTTTTTAACAAACTCATACAATTCAAGCAAGTTTTGTCTTTGTGATTGTTTGCTACTACCTTGTCCACCACCTATCCAACCCCAATAAGTTTCAAAGTCAACTTGATAAGGAATATCTGGATTATACTTTATCTCACTTACCAGTTTAACATCGACAGCAATATTGTCAAGGTTTTTTATCGCTGAAATATACTGATCATTGCTTGTGGTAAATCCTTTGACTGCGGCAAGCAGTGATGGATCATCAAGAATTGCATCAAGTGCTGTCGTGCTATTGGTAAAGAAACGCAAGTATGATTCTTTACGAAGCCGACAGTCTGGATCAAGGGTTTTTAAAACTTTTCGCATATTTTCACGGATATCCCAATCTCTTGGAATTGCTAATTCTACACGAAAGTGATACTTGCCATACCACAGTTTGTTTTCGGTATTTACACGCCACTTAAACAAATGGTCTCTAAACCGATCACGGTATTCAATCAGCGTTAGTTCTGCTATCTCGGTCATCTTGCGCTACCAATTCCAACTTGTCAACATTTAGGTCTACCTTAATACTAGCATGATTTTCTGTCTTGTCAAACAGTATTTTCTTTGCTAGCGGAACTTTAATATGTTCGTGAATTGTGCGATGCATTGGTCTGGCACCAAGACTTGGAGTATAACCCGTTTTGCATAACCAATTCCACGCAGAATCAGTAAGTGATACTGATGTATTCTTTAGGGCAAGTTGTTCATTAAGTTCACGAATGAACTTCTCTGCAACCTTACGAATAGTAGCCGTATCAAGTTTGTTGAATGTAACAATCGCATCAACACGATTGCGGAACTCTGGACGGAAGTATTCTTTAACAGCAGCATCAACTGCGTCTACATTTGTTCCGCCACCAAAACCAATAACATTGCGTTCGCTATCAGCAGCACCCAAATTACTGGTCATAATAAGGATACTTTGGCGACAATCTGCTCGCTTGCCATTGGTTCCAGTGATGAAACCTTCGTCCATTACTTGCAGCAACACCTGTGAAACATCAGGATGTGCCTTTTCAATCTCGTCAAAGAGAATGATGCAGTGTGGGTTCTTGGCGATCTCACTGATGAGCAAGCCACCAGCAAGGTTAGCATCTTCATATCCAACATAGCCAGGCGGCGCACCGATAAGGCGTGAGATAGAATGACGCTCTTGATATTCACTCATATCAAAGCGCAGCAGTTTCATGCTTAAACGATCTGCTAATTGCTTTGCAAGTTCTGTTTTACCTGTGCCAGTAGGTCCAAGGAACAGGAATGAACCAACAGGCTTATTATCAGCCTTTAGACCAGCCTGTGATACCCATACACGGTCTAACACCTTGTCAACTGCGGTATCTTGGTTATATACAACTGCCTTGATCTCGGCACCAATATTAGGCATAATCTTTTGTGTGTTCTCTGCACCTAACTGTGCTTCTGGAATACCAGTGATACGAGAAAGTTCACGACGAATTTGTGCAACATCAATAGTGCGTGAGCCACGTGCCTTGGTGCGGCGTAATGCTGCGGCACTATCAATAAGGTCAATAGCCTTATCTGGCAGTTTCTTGTCTGCCTGATAACGAGCACTCAATTCTACTGCTTCACTAATAGCAGCATCGGTAATCTTAACATTGTGGAAGGTTTCATAACTTTCTTTAATGCCAAGAAGAATAGTTTTACAATCCGCAATGCTTGGTTCATCAATAGCAACACGGTTGAAACGACGCATAAGCGCACGGTCTTTTTCAAACTGCTGAGTATATTCTTCCCAAGTAGTGGATGCAATAACCTTAAAGTCACCACGAGCAAGTGCTGGCTTCAACATATTAGAGAAATCTACCGCACTGTTGCTGCCACTGCCAGCACCACGCATCTGATGTGCTTCGTCAATAAACAAAATGATATTGCCAAGTTCAGTAGCTGCCGAAATAATCTCTTGTAACTTTTCTTCAAAGTCACCACGATACTTTGTGCCAGCCAATAGTGAACCAATGTTTAGACTATAGACTTCATGGTCTTTAAGGAACTTTGGAACATCACCATTAACAATGTTATATGCAAGACCTTCGGCAATAGCAGTCTTACCCACGCCAGAATCACCTACAAGCAACACATTGCACTTATTCTTACGAGCAAGAATTTGTGTCATATCAGCAAGTTCAGTGGTGCGACCAATTACTGCTTCAATTTTGCCATTGCGAACCATTTCATTTAGGTTAGTGCAATGTTCTTCAAGCGCATTGGCAGCTTGCCCAATTGATTTCTTACCCTTTTCTTTATTATATGCTGTAATAACCTTTTCAGGTTCTACTCCATATTTCTTAAGATAATATGCTGCGTGACTATGTGCTTCTTTAGTAATTGAAAGATAAAGATCACTGATATGAATAGTTTGGCGACCAAGTAGAATTACTTGCGTAAACGCACGGTTAAAGACTCGCTCAAGACTTTGGGTTTTCTTTGGTTCACTGTCTGAATTGCTTTGTGGATAATTGTCAAAGATATAATCTTCTAACTCTTTAACAAGATTTTCTACATCCACGCCCGTAGATTGTAATACACGCATGAATCCTTTCTCATGCAGCATAGAATACAGTAGATGTTCTACTGTAAAGTATTGATGTTGGTTTTCAGCAGCAAATTGCTTGGCTACTTTAACAATTTTTTCAAGGTCGTTATTGCTATTAAACTGTGTCATAATACTAATATAGCACCTTTTCTATTTAAGTCAAGTGTTTATTGGTTTAATCTTTTGTATTTCTGTAATTAAATCAAGTTGTTGTGCGGTAAGTGCAGATGGAATTAGAACACTAATCTTTGCAATATACTTGCCACGAGTTCCGTTCTGTCTAGGAAACCCTTCGTCCGTTATACCGAACTGACTTTGATGCTGTGTTCCACGTGGAATGTTAAGTTCTATTGATTTGCCGCTTGGTAAGGAGATAGGTATATTGCATCCCATTATTGCCTGAAAACAATCAATAGTAATATCTTCTATAATATTTTCTCCATTGCGGAAAAAACGATTATGCCCCTGAACATTAATTTGAACTTCTAAGTTACCACGGGGAATAGCAGTATTTGAATCATCACCACGACCAGCAATCGTGAATACATTGCCATTTTCAACACCAGCAGGAATCTGTAATTGTAATGTATCAATGCTATTTGCGGTTCTAAATTCAATAACTTTTGTTTGTGGATTAAGTGTTTCTAAGAAATTTAAATCAATGTTTACACGAATATTACGATTTCTTGCAGGTTGACGAACATTAAATCCAAATTGATTAAAGAACTGTTCATGGAAAGCAGACATTGGGTCCGCTCCGCCACCAAAGTTAAAGTGAAACTCACGATGTTGGGCTTGAGCATATGGATTGTGATTAAATTGTGGTTGTGGGTTTCTTAAAGTATGGTCATAGTGTGCACGAGAGTTTGGATCACTTAGTGTGCTATATGCTTCATTAATCTGTTGAAACTTTGCCTGATCACCGCCCATATCAGGATGATGTTGCTTAGCAAGGCTTCTAAATGCCGCTTTTAATTCTTCGGGGCTAGCCGTTTCTGCTACACCAAGTGTTTGATAATGACTCATATGGTAATTATGCCATAATAGAGGTTATCTGTCAAGAATTATCCAACATTGGTAGGCGTAGGTGCTGCTTTGGCTGCTGCTGTTTTTTCTTGTGTTCTGCCATAAGCGGTGATACCAAGAATAGCACCAAATGCAAGATGGATTAGTCCACCATTCTGTAGCGTAAGGCTTTGCCACTGAGCATATTGAACTGTTGTTGAACCAAGATACTTTAAGAATAGTGGCATTGCCATTGTTAACATTGGTGCAATAATAAAGTCAAATGCGCAGATAATCATATAAAGCCATCCCATTGCAGGACGCCAATATGACTTCATCCAATGTTCGCTTTCTTTATCTTTTTTCTTAGTTTCTTCTTTGGCTACAAGTTCACGCTCATAGCGAATCTCATCTTCTTTTTGATCTTCACGACGGTCTTCAATGAGCATCTTGTGAACTTCTTTGCGTTCTTCAAGATGAAACTTCATTTCTTCAAGCATTAACTTGCGAAGTTCTATATCATTTGATTGTGAAACTTGTGGTGCAGCAACTTCAACTGTTGGCGCAGCAGTTTTTAACTGTGCATCTTCTGGACGCTCATCATCTGCCATGCGGCGAGGGCCAATTGGCTCATCATCATCACTTGGTGCTGCCACTGGTGCTTCCTGATTTAGTTGTGCCACTAGTAGAGGCTTGGCTATCGTAGTACTGTTTGTATGCGTTAATTTGTGCTTGATATTGTCTAATGACTTTAACAAGGTTGGCTTGGTTAATTGCCATGTCTTCGTAATCTCTTGGACTAATGGCGAAAAGGCTTTCGCTATGTGCTTTTCCAAATGCCGTGTCAATGTGATCTTCACTTCCTGGTTTTGCTGCTTTATTTACCACGTGCCATTCAACATCGTTCAACTTAACTTGGTCTACGCTTGGCAGCACAAGAGTTGGGCGTTCAACAGTAACAACTGCTGTTGTTCCAGTAGTTTGGCAAGCAGCGAGTAATAGACATAGGGGAATTAATTTAGCAACCTTGAGCATTGGTTATACCTTTATTGATTGTATCTTCAATACAGCGGAATGACTTGGCCGTTGCATCATTCATACGCTTCTTAACTTCGGCTGGTTTTGCAGCAGCAAATGCGCCAAGGTCACGATTATTCTTTGTGAATTTATCTTGAATATCTTGCACTTCATTGCGAGCAGCTTGATAATCATCAAATGTTTTTTGTGAAACCGCTTGCTGTTCTTTTAAATCTGCTTGTGTTTTTTCTAATGTTGCAGTAGTAGTCTTAAGAGCAAAGTCTTTGCTTGCTACTTCCTGATTCAATCTTGCTAGTTCATCCTGTGTATACTTGAAGTAACCTACTACTGCACCGATTATTAAAACCACTGCCATTATTTTATAGATTGAAAAACCAAACATTAGACGATCCCACTAAGTCTCTTGATATCACTTATGTCTTTATTTAATTGTTGCGATTCTTTTTTTATTTTGGTAAAATTCTTGATGCTTTCATCATATTTGTCAGCAGTCAATGGAACTACTTTATCAAAATTTTCTTCATTCATTGGCATATAGTCGCCGCTCTTATACCAACGGAATTTCCATTTATCACGTTCAATGCCAGTAAGATGATCTAAGTCTGATAACATTTCACTAATATATTTGAAAATATTTGGACGACGTTGCATTTCAACAAATACAAGGCGATCATTATCGCTAACTTCACCTGTGCTTACATCAGCGTCCAACACAAAATCATAACCATTTTCTAAGAAAGATACAAGGTCATTGGCTGGCATAATATCACGAATTTTAAAACTTAGCGTAACAACATCACTTGCTTGTCCCATTTTACTATTATACTCATCAATATGAATAGTATCACTGACAAGATAGTTAAGGTCACCCATTCTCAAACCTTCATCAATACGATTAGACATTGAGTTCTGGCTCCTGTGCTTGTGGTTGTGGCTGTTGTTGTTCTTTGTTAGTTGTGCCTTGATCAGTTAAACCTTTTTCAATGCTGTTTTGCAAATCAGCTAAATCAACTTCTTCACCAGCAATGTCAACATAACCTTGTTTAATATCACTCATCAATTTCTTTGGTAGCATCATCTCAACGACCCAAATTGGAAAATCTACAAGTTTGCCTTTATGACTGCCTGGACGAATGTCTTGTGGACTGCGTATAGCAATAGGCATCTGAACTTTTTCTTTTTTGTAATTAATCTTTGCACCATATGGTAGAAGACGCTTTGCGGCAGCAGGATCAGGCATACGATCTAGAGGCCACATAAATGTGCACTTTACCCAATAACGAGAGATAATTGGACCTTCTACAAGTTCACCAATACGCCAATTTGGAAACGTATAAAAATCCATGTTATCTAATACACGTTCGAAATCGCAGAGCATAGATACAGCAGCATCGCTCATGTAAATGTTTTTAACTGCTTTAATATTTGCTTTTATATCCATAGCAACACCTTTGAGATATTTATGATTGTAGACCGTGTTCAAAGATTACAACATAATTGTTAAAATACAATCTTAAATAATTATGTGTTACAACCAACACAAGGATATAAAATGCAGAATAAGCGTAGACAGAAGCAAAATCAAAACATGAACTCAAACAATCAGTCCTACAGCAGAAACTACAATAATATAACCCAAATAGAACAGTTTCTACCAGAAAAGAAACGACGAGTTGAAATTATTCCTCGCAATTTAAATCAAGAAAGCTATCTTGAACTACTACTAAATCCAGATGTCTCTATCGTAATCGCAAGCGGTCCAGCAGGTACTGGTAAAACACTATTGGCAATGCAAGCTGCAATAAAAGCACTTAAAGAGCGTGAGATTGAAAAAATAATCCTCACACGTCCAGCAGTGGGAGTAGAAGGTGAGAAGCATGGTTTTCTACCAGGCGATCTAAACCAAAAGATGGAACCTTGGACAAAGCCACTATTTGATGTATTGCATGAATATTATTCAATACGTGAAACAATGCAAATGGTAGATAATCAAGTAATTGAAATTTGTCCACTTGCTTTTATGCGTGGTCGAACATTCAAGAGCAGTATGATTATTGCTGATGAAATGCAAAATGCAACACCTAATCAAATGAAGATGTTGTTGACTCGTATTGGTGAAGGCAGTAAAATTGTAGTTACTGGCGATATTCGTCAAACTGATAGAACAGAGGGCGAAAATGGATTGTTAGACTTCAATCGTCTAATGGATCGTTTTCGTGACAGTGAGCATGTTGGCTGCATTGAATTCAACGGCGGTGACATTGAACGTCATCCTGCAGTTGAAGAAATCCTCAGAATTTATGGAGATATTTAATTAGGTCGGCTTAATATCTTTAACAGTTGCCAATTATTATAGGCTTCTTCAACGGATGGGTTCTCGTGAGTCATATCTTTAACCCAACTGGTTTCACGAACCCATCCGTTGATTTTATTTTCATGTGAAGCAATCATCCATGCTTCTACTAGGTATTGTTCATACCAAGTATCGCACCCATTGTCATCTTTTTGTATACCAAAGAAAGCATTGCCATCCATTATTGCAATTGTTTCTGCAATGGGGCGCAACATGCGTTTTTCTTCCGCAGTAAATTTCTTTTTACGTGTTTTCTTATAGGTGTTATGTATATGACTAAGAATTTCCATTAATTTCCGCTAACTCACACAATGTAGCACTTAGGTTAATTTCAGCATCAGCAACCATAGAATGATTAACTAACCCATTACGAATGATAACGATAGCACGATCTTGTCCTTCGTCCGTTGTAGAAAACAACTCAAGGTTATCATACATCCAACGAAATACTTCTTCAATCTCATCAGCACGAACTTGATTGCATAGTAGTTTACGTGCTTCACGAACCTTGCCACTCTTGAATAAATCAACTGCGGCAATGCGATAATCTGTGCTACTCTGTGCATCGTTAGTTGCTGAACTTAATGATCCGCCGTTGCTTGCACTTTGCAAACTGTTGATGCACTTACGTAAGTCGGGATAGGCTGCAGTTACATAAACATCCAACGTATCCAAATCAAAGTCAACAGCTTCTTCAACAAGAATTGTGGCAGCACGAGCAGTAAACTCGGTCTTATCAAGGCGTTCAATATGAAATCCTTGACAGCGGCTATGCAATGCTGGAATAATCTTATTAGGATAGTTACAGGTCATGATAAACCTAGCACTGCTGCTATAAGTTTCCATCAAACCACGCAGAACTGCCTGTGCACTTGGTGAAAGGTAATCTGCCTCATCAAGCAGCACAATCTTAAACTCACCAAATGGCATAGTAGAAACAAATCCTTCAATCTTATCACGAATGAAGTCTACGCCATTATCACGGGACGCATTGATCTGTAAAACATCGTAGTCATCCACGCCCAAGTCATGGATAAGAACCTTTGCTAAGGTAGTTTTACCTGTGCCTGGTCCGCCACTGAATAGCAAGTGTGGTATAGTTGCATCAGTAATCCACTGACGAACCTGTGCTTCTTGTGCGGCATCACGCCACACATAATCCGTCACGCTATTGGGACGGTATTTCTCAACCCAAAGATAATTTTTTGTCATACGATTATATTAACACTGTGTTAGAGGAATGTCAATTGTTTTAGTAAGTTGGATTAATACCAAAGGTCAAATCTTCCTTTGGCGGCTCATCGCTGCTCATAAGAATATCTTTTGGATCAACAAGACGAACAGTTGTAGTTGTTCCGTCTTCGTCTGTCATATCAAGACCACGTGTCCAACGACCATGTGCAACAAGGATATATTCACCTGGTACAACATCTTCTTGCTTTGGACCAACGGCTACTACTTCTGCCCAACGTGGACGAATGCCTTGTCCTTTTTTATCATCATCAAGAATGATAATACCACCAAGCGTCATGCGCTCACCAAATTCCATGTCTTTGACAAGAACATTGTTTTTAGTTGGTGTAATCTTACGATAGTCTGTATTATAATGTAACGTACTGCTGCGTGGACCAATTGTATTCATATTCTGTTTCTCTGATTTCTCAATTTTTCTGCTAATTCTTGACTACGAGCAAGTGCATCTGCATATCCGCCACTTGATGGGCTTGGAGTAGCTGGCGTTGCTTGTTGAGGATTTTCTTGTGCTTGCTCAATTTGATCAAACCCATTGGAAATTGGATCAGCAAATATATCAGCAACAGCGGCTGCACTTGCTTCATCACTATTTGTATAAACTGGATTATCTGTTAATTGTTGACCTTGTTGAGATTTATACATTTCTGTCATGATTTGATCTCTTGTTTTTACAATTTGTCCACCAGGTCCAAGCAAATCTCCACGTGCATTTTGTCTGGCATTGCCAACGGCAATTGTACGTTCTTGCTGTATTCTCAATGCATTAATATCAAGAAATTTGCCAGTTGCGGTTCTATGAATACTCATTCTTTATTCCTTTTATATATTTAACGCATAAATTCATTGAAGTCTAAATTATTTCGTAAACTGTGTATGCGATGTACCCCAATCAAGTATAACACAAAACTTGCCACACTTGATCCACGACCTACTCCCCATACTACACTATGTTTACGCATCGTGTCAACAAGATATTTTAGGTATTGTAGTAGCGGTAACAATCCACGATCTGCATACTCTATTAGTTCACTGCCAGCACGTTGCAATTCATTTTGATCCGCACACTGTTCTAATACCCATTTGGCGATATCCATATCCACATACTCTTGTGGCATCCACCACACCTGTTGATTTTGGTGATGATATTCTGCTATCGTGCCATTTAGTGTTGTTAGTTTCTGTAGTGGTTTATAATCCCAATACAAACTTTTAATTGCGGAATTATACTTTTCTGGATCAATAACAGCAATGTCATCAATAGGTAGTTGCGGATTTACATATAGCAAATCTGCTAACTCACCATCACTGATTATGCTGCGACCATACTCGTCAAGATTTGTCACCTTTGATAACCTCTGGCTTCCATTTCTTTAGCGGAACAATGTTGCTTTCTGACTTTTTCTTCTTGGGTATTGTAACAGGTTTTTGCTCCCATTGCAATACTTCTGACCATTCATTTTCATCATATACAACTTCAATATCTTTTTTCTTAGGGATTGGAATATCCCATGTAGTTGGCGTTGGTCTAAACCACCATGCAGGTTTTTCCCAATTTTTAAAAGCCATATCAGCCATTACTTCGTCACTAGTTGCAATCTCTTCATCCACATGCAGCGTAAGATCGTCACTTTTATCGCAACTTACACCAATATGTTCCATGGTTACACGCCCTTGTGTGATACTTAAAATTTTATACCAAGTAACCAACCCAATAGCAAAATTGCTTGGTGCGTATGGCATTGTAACAATACGAGAACTAAATTTCTTATGTAGTATGGGAAGTAGTGAATTGCCAATATAAACAAAAATTGCATCCTGATACAATTCTTTTATTAGATAGCGAATACGACCAAATGCAGTAAATGGGTCTTGTTCTTCTTGAGATTGGTCATCAAAATCTATACTAATAGTATAGCTGCATGGTTCAAGTAAATCCTGATAGCAATTTATAGCGGTAAACTCTGCTGTCCAACTAATGTCACTCATCCGATATCCAGACTATCCTTGAAAATTGGGTTCTTTTTAGCAGCATCACTTTCTTCACGATACCGCTTGTTAATTTCTTCTTGATAGGAGTCAACGACGGTACGCACCTGTTGAATCATAACGCTATTGCCCATCTTAGCAAGCCATGCCATCTTCTTATGTAAACCATTTACGGTTTGAAGCAATTCATCAAGTGTTTTGTCACTTAAATCACCCATAAGTGGATGCATTAGAGATCGCCCTGTTTACGGTTTTCACTATGCCAAGCATCAAACTTTCCGCCTGGATAACGTGATTCTAACTTTTTAACATTTTCATTAATTACATCGTTTGGGTCTAACCCAAGTGCGGTACATGCATTCATCCAATACCACATGATATCGCCAAGTTCACGCTTCATATGGAACACGTTTTCTTCATTAAGCGGCTTGCCTTGGAAAAACATCTTCTTGATGATTTCATTAAATTCACCACTTTCCGCACTTAATCCCATGCCAGCAGTCAATAATAGGGATGGTTTAATCTTGGTGCGATCTTCTTGATATTGACTCAATTGGTCAAAACGTTTCTCAAAAGCATATTCATACTTGCTTTCAGCACTTGTAACTTCTAATACAAAGTCTTGATACAGTTTAAGGTCTGTCATGATTTACTCCTACACTAATATAACGTTAGATGCGGGGTTAGTCAATATTAAACTTGTGTGCGGAACCACTTATTAATTGTTGGATTCTTTGGTGAACCAATAAAAGTATATCCAAGATGAGTGTTAACGCTTAATGAAGTAGTATTTCCAAGAATAGTATTGGCACTGGTCAAGAATAGATTGCTAACAGCAACATTAGAACTAATTGTTAGGAACTGCCCATCAACAGGATATGCAGGAAATGCAAGATTAACATTTGCCAATTGCAAACCATTTGTACTATCAAGCACTAGTTTGCTAATAACTGTGACATTGGTTGTGTTTACATTGCTTACACCATTGCTTATGTTTGCATAATAATAATCAGTATTGTTGCGAGGACGTGAAAGTGGGAATACAGTTACAGTAGCGCCAGCGTCATCGCTGATAAATTCATACCAATAATAACCTGTTCCACTTTGACTAAACCCAACACTATTATTGTTTGCATTATAGTCTTGTAGATATTGTGTACCTTGACTAACTGCACTTGGAAGAATCATGCGATGGCTAGTGCTAGTAACATAAAGTTTTAAACGAATACGACCAACTGTTCCTGCTGCAGGAAAGTTAGAGAAAGCAATAGAGATAGTTCCGTTTGTCTGCACTTTATGATAGTGTGCACGGCTGTGATCAAGAGTAACGTTGGTAGAAATAATGCCGTTGTCATATTCTGTTTCACGGAAATCTTGAATCTGTGCACTGCTGAGTAGAGTACCAGCCATATTATTGTTTAAGGTTGTTCCAGTTAGCGCACTCTTTACGATGACTTTGCTTTGCAGGTCATTTACTTCAGTTTGTGCGAAAGCAAAGTTATTCTTGATATTCGTAAAGTTGTCACGAAATCCCTGACTGTCGTTATCAACGCCTGCTACTGGATATGCACCATTGATGTTGTTAGGATTAATATTGCTCATTTAACTGTTTCCATTGCTTATTATATTTATGTCAGATATTTATCTGCTAAAAAATCAATCTTTGATTGTATTTGTGTTATGGCGTAACCTGTCCAATCGGTGCACATAAAATTATTATAATTGTGTTCAAGAATATCTTTGGCTTTGCTATATGTAGTTTCTTGATCCAATTGAGAAAGTATTTTTGCTTGTTGCATTGCCATTGTCCATCTTTGTTCATTGTCGGTTACGAGATCATAACTTTCATCGATAATTCCATCAAATGTTTTAAACCCTAACAATTTTAAATTTTCTAAAAACTTATACCCACTAAATGTAATAAAGATTCTTTTTGCCAATAATGGCTTTGCTGTTTTTTCTGTAATTAAACTATATCGGTTAGAAAATCCAGTTTCTGCTATTATACTGTACGCTGATTCATTATAAATTTCTATAGGCAAAATTTGGCTTAGCGGCATGGACAACCCATTGTAATTGTAGTATTGCTCTGTTCCGCCTGGATTAGTAATATATGGGTTAATTGTTTCTGCTTCCCATTTAAAATTTTTCCAAAAATCTACATATCCAACAACGTCATCTGATGTTTGATATGATACTATGCTATTGTCGAATAAATTTAAATTCTTCAATGAATCATATACAAATGTACGGTGTAATCTATTTCTGCCTAATAAAGCATCATATATTTTATTTTTTGGAAAGTGTGATTGTAGATTTTGCAATTTATGTTGCAATTTTCCATTATAATTTCTATTATAATTTCTGTTAATTGTGTCAAAGAAGAATAACCAATTTATAACATTTTTGCCAATCAATTTATCATTTACAAAACCACTGGTTATCCAAAAAATATTATCTCTATGGCAGTTATCCCATATTTCCCAATGAAAATCATGAATTTCTGTATCAAATGAAAAAACAAAATTGCTGCATTCTGATAATTTGATAATATAATCTGCAAAAAGTTGATTGTCATGAATCATTGGATTATCATAATCAAATGTTCTGCCTTTTGTGAATGATAATTTAACTTTTACATTAGACAAAATAAATTCATTTAAATCGTGACATATCTTGTAATCTTGCCAAAATTTTAATGATGCAATCCAAAAATCAACTACATGATGATCACTATAAATCAATATCATAAAAAATACTTATTGCAATATATTTACATGTGGGTATTTTAAATAACCATCATTATCAAATGGCATTAAGTATTGATCTTCGCCATTAATAAACTGTGTATTGTGTGCATCAAATGTAGTTGGTGATTTAAGTTGGATAGTGCTTACATTTACATATTCATACTTTGGCACAGTTTGGTTTGATATGCCAACATGTGCTGCTGTATATTGAAGAGTTTCGCCAGCTTTTGCACCAAAACGTACAAGAACAACTTGGTTAATGATAATTTCTTGTTGAAAGGTTAGCGTAACTGTTTGGTTTTGAACAGTGATTAGCCATACGCCTGCTCGTTTATTAACTGTTGCACTGCCATTTTGAACTTCGGCATATCCAGGTATAACGGCACCATTCTGATTCCAACCTTGATTGTATAGAAGTGGAAATTTAACAGGATCATAGTTTTCTTGGGTACTAAACACCAATAGTTTATTATTCCAATCGCCGCTATTATCACCATCTAACCCACCAATTGCATTTATTTGGGCAACCGTAGCACCATCAACATGATCAAATGGTATATCTATAGCATAATCAACTGTTGCGCTTGGTGCAATACTTAGAACATAACCTGTGTCAAATGTAGTATATGCTTTTGTAACCCATGAACCAGTTGCTAAATTAAAATTAGCATCTAAGTTATTGTCTAGAATATATCTATCCACAGTAAATGGTATAAGTTTTATATCACTTGGTACACTATTTTTTAATGTGAACAGCACACGTTCACCTGTGCCTGCTTTTACATAAGCAAGAACTGCTGCTGTTTGAAATCCTAGAGTTCTGCCATCGTTTTGAATGCTAGTTTCCCATTGTGGTAGTGTATTTGTATTAGTTTGTCCTACGGCAATAATTAAATCATCGATCATTAAGTCTAAATCATTTGGATAAAGAGTTAATCCATTTTTTGAAACAAAACTTGCATTTGGTATATTCTTTACTACGGCATTATTAACTATACTATATGTTTTAGTATCTTCTATTAGGTCAACATAAATCACATCATAAAGTTCATTGCCGCTAGCATCTTTTGCAGTGGCATAATGATAGTCACCAAAATAAAATTTCTTATTAAAGTGACGAATTTGCATAGCAGTTATATATGTGCTTATTTGGGTTGGAGTTAATCCATATCCAACCAACACTTTCAAATCTTTTTGTATGCCCCAGTATGGATCATTTGGACGATAAATGTCTTCTGCTTTGAAATAATCTGTGTTGCCTAATATAGTATTGAGTATATTTCGCTTAGCAATACTTGGAGTACACCCAACGTAAAGATTGTCATATGAACTATAAGTTACTGTATTAACTTTTAATACAAAAGTTTTTTCACCACCAATTTGGCTATTAACTGTTAAGGTTGATTTTCCTGTATAACTTATAGAGGTGCCAATTGGAATATTCAGATTGACATTAAGATTTGTTATACTTGCAATAGTTGTATTATATGGAATTCCCTGTCCAGTTATAGTTTGACCAACTGTTAAACCTATATTGGTATCAACCGTTATTGTAGATGAACCAGCGGTGAGTGTAGCAGATAAACTAAACCCAGTTCCTTGTGCAACGGCGGTGAAAGTATAAGTTCTATCAATGGTTGTTGGATTGGCATACAATCCATTTGCAACATTAGTAACATCAAATGTTGTTGTGCCTTTATCCAAGCCAAATTCTTGAAAACTTACACGTCCACTAAGTGAACCATCACTGAGTAAGGTTAATCCTTGTGGTATTCTACTGCCACTTTTTAACGTATAATAAAGACTATTTCCGCTTTTTGCTGCTGCATTTACAGATAATTGGCTTACTGTTCCTGCTTCTATACTTCCCAAATCACTATTAGTACTCCATGTAACACCTAATTCAAGAGCACTAAGAATAGTCAGCGTGAACACTCTATATGGGCTTACCACTGTTTGGTCAGCTAAACTATAGACTTGGACAGCAAAGTTAAATGTTTGTGAAATGATAGATTGTGCAGGAACAAAGCCAGTCATCCATCCTGTTTGTGCATCAAGTGTTAATCCAACTGGAAGTGCAAAAGTACTTTGGTTCCACGGTGCAGTATCCCATGGCACAGCATCCCAACCAGTTCCCTGAGTTCCAACTACTGAATAGCCAACACCAACATTATCATAGTCGATGCCATCAAACTTAAATGCAAAGAAGTTTCCGCTTACAAATGTGCTATAATCACCAAGATTTTCTGTTAAAAGTATTGGCAATCGTACATTTGAAGCATCCGCACTAAAGATGTTATTGTCATCAGTGAGTGCAGTGTTATCAGCAGTAATATCACTATGATTGTAAACAATTATGGAATAACTGCGAATATCTACACTTTTTCCATCGCTAACTTGAACAGTAAAATTATATGTTATTTTACCTAAGTTTTCATATACTGGAACCAATGGTCCACTTATTAATCCACTGCTACTTAAACTTGTTCCTTGCGGCAACTCGCCACCTAACAGGCTGTATGTCAATGTATCATTGTTCAAATCAATAGAACTTAACTGTATAGATATAAGAGTTCCATCCAAAAATTCACCAAGCGGTGTATAATTGCTTGTTAAGAATATAGGTGGATAGTTACCTGTTACTGTTAAACTAAAACTACGATCTGTAATCTTACCACTTTGACTAATGGCACGAATTGTAAACGTGCTTGTACGATCTTGGGTTACTGCTTCTGGAACACCATCGATGCTGTAAGTATCTTTGGGATTTCCTGTTACTTGTCCGCTGCTGTCAATCTGCATACCAGCAGGTAATTTACCAGCAATAAGACTATAATTAATATCTTGTCCAAATGGGTCACCAGTTGGATCAATTGCTTGTAGTCCAAGTTCAAAGAATTGTAAGGCTTCAATCTTGCCTAAGTTTCCAGCAGGAGTTATCCATTGAGGATAGCCACTCAAGGCTGCTTCTTCAACTGTTAATAAATCAACATTGCCATAATATGTATTTCCAATAACATATGGAAAAGTTGGAGTTCCGCTGTTATCTGTTGTTGTAAAATAAGCATAAGTGCCACTTGGATAATCAGGAGTAACACAATATCGCCCATTGTGTGTATCTAAATCACCAGCATTTGTAAACTGATAATCTTCTACAAATATACCCATTGGATATGTTGTTGTATTGCTTGCAGTTGAACCAACTCTATAACTACTATTCTTTAATGTATAACCACTTGCCATGCGTTTAACGCCGCTAGCACTGTTGGTTGGATTTACATATCCATATGGTCCATATACTGGATAACCATCCAATGCAAATCCTAATATTTTACTATGACCATCGGTCTGTGTAAGTCCACCATTAAGGTATGGAATAACATCATTATCTGCTAAACCATGAATAGTTTGACTATATGGAGTTCCACCTAGCCCCGTGCTCCAAGAATTAGCAAAACTAAAACTATTGTAATGATATACTCCATTACTGAAAGCAACGCCGCCAGCTAAATCTTCGTGAAAATTATATCCAAGTAACTGTTCTTCGGCATAACTTGCGTTAAAATGAAATCCTGTAGGTCTAGCATAACCTAATGGTTGAGCATTGCCAGCACTTGGATCATACATTGCAACGCCATTTAACCAAAATCCAATAGTACCAACTGGCTTGGTGACAGGCGTTGTGGCTGCAACATTTGTGCCAGCACGATAAATCCAACTACGATTATAATATTGTGGTGTAGGAATATTGGTCTGGTTAATGTTGCCATAACCATGATATGGAAAACCAACAGCAACAAGACTTATACTGTTACCTGTAATTGTCCATGTGCTACTAACATTGACATTTCTTAAAAGTTGAGTATTAGTCGCACGACCATTAAAAGACAACATAAATTATATGCTCCACTAGGATATTTAGTGGATTATCCTACTCGTATCCAACGTGGTCCACCTGGCAATGGTTGTGGTATAGGATTGCCATTATAAGGAGCATATTTTACATAATGCCAACTATAAGGAGTATTTGCACTAATGGTCGTTACGTTTCCACTTACCGAACTATCATTTGCAATAATGTTTAGCGTAGAGATAGTAATATTGCTACCAATGGTAATCTTTGTACCATCACTGACATTGGCATTTGCTGGTAGGTAAATATTTGCAATAGAAACTGTTGCACCGGCTGTATTATCAAGAATAAGTGTAGATATGTTACCATATAACGTTATGCTCTTGGTTGCGTTGTTGGCAAGATTTGCAAAAGTATAACCATTGATAGAAATATAGCCTAATACATAACTTGTGCTACTTACGCCATTTGCTGCGATATTAGCATTGGTATAATAAGTTGGTAAATAATTAGCCACGCTAGTATTACTATATAGACCAGTTAGATATTGTGAGCTACCAACAAAGTATGTTGCATTGACATTGCCGGTTGTATTAACATTGCCAGCATTAATATTGCCACTATATGATGGAAGATACGCAGCAGTAGAAGCATTGCTGTAAAGTCCAGTTAACAAACTGCCATTACCAATAAAGTATGTGCCGCCAACATTACCAGTTGCTACAAGATTGCCAGCGGTTAGGTTGCCAGTATAGTTTGGTAAGTAAGTTCCAATATAAGAACTTGCCTGTGTGTTGCCATACATACCACTTAATGTGCTGCCATTGCCAAAGTAATATGTGCTTGTAACATTTGCAGTTGCACTTAAATTAGCAACAGTTAAGTTACTTGTAACTTTTGCATTGCCAGTAATCTGGAACTTTGTGCTACCATCATCTGTGCCACCGATAACCCAACGACCGCTTGTAATACGACCTGCTTCGTTGGAAGAAAGAGTTCCGTCTGTGTGAAAAACAATGGCTTTGCCAGTTGATGCAGTTCCAAGGGCAATATTGCCATTTGCAACATAGAGATAAGCATCATTTGGATATGTGATAGTATAACTGCTATTGTTATAGTTGTTGGCATTGATACCAAGGTCAACATAGTAAGCACTGTCATTACCATTGTTTGCAGTTGCAACAATATCAGCACTTGTGCTGCTGCCATTACCAATGTTTTGAACGTTAATTTGGGTATAATAATTGCTGTTATCAACAAACTGTGCGGTTAGGTTAGCAGTAGGTACTGTGCCTGGCGGTCCAACAATAATATCATATGATGCTATTAAATTACCAAGAGAATTTATATTGCCACTTACATTAAGATTTCCACCAACGTTTGCTGTTTTACCAATAATAATATTACCAGGTAATGTATTAGTTGCACTTGCATTACCCATAAGGATAGTGCTGGCATTACCAAACATATAAACAGTTGTTGGTGTTGCATTTGAAAGATAAAATGTAGAACTTGTTGTGCGTAGATAACCGCTATTAATCCATAAGTTTGCTTGCGCAACAACATCACCTGTTCCATCGGGATCAAGATTTAAGTTACCATTGGTTCCAATTACAGATGAAATTGTATTTGCAATTACCCAGTTTGCATTGACATTGCCTGTATTGATAGTAAGATATGCGGCAACATTGCTATTGCCATAAGCACTTGGAGTAATACCACTTAAGCCACTTAAGTAATATCCATTTCCTGTCACAAATCCGCTTGTGCTCAAATTGCCAGTGGCATAGATGTTAGAGTTGCTATAAAGGGTATTAATATTTGCGATTGCAATATTTGCACTAACAAGGTTACCAATACTATAAACATTTGGCAGTGTGTTTCCGCTGAAATTTTGTGCATTAATTGCAAGACCAGCAGTAGTTGCATATGTTGCAGTTGCTGCAATAGTTGCTTGGCTAGCGGTTCCTGTTAAACTTCCTACAAATCCATAAGGGCTTGCGGTTACTACGCCACTGAATGTAGCATTATTTCCACTTAAATTAGGAAAATTAGTATTAGGAGCATAAAGATAATTGCTTGAACCAATTACAACGTTACCAGTACCATTTGGCACAATGTTGACATTGCCATTTGTAGTATTGGATACAATAGAATTGCCAAGAATACTTAAATTACTGGTACCAACAGTTACGAAAAGTTGGCTGAAATTATTATTTGTTTTTTGTAAAGCTGTTCTTAGTGGGTCACCTGTTCCATCGTTTGGACTAGCCCCTAAGTTAATAACTTCTTGTACCATTAAAAAAACTCCTGCACGATATTTAGCAGGAGTTTTTCTTATACGCTAATACTTGTTCCGCAACCACAGCTACTTTTAGCCATTGGGTTGCTTACTACCAATTGACTGCTTACAAAATCGCTCTTATAATCAATTTCACTGCCCAACAGATACATTAACCCCGAACCATCTACGATAAGACTCTTGCCCTCGCCTACGCTAATCATTTCATCAAGGTGCGGTGTGCCATTCTGCGCATATAATTCATCATCAGCAGGTTCCCAAAAATATTCAAAACCTGCACAACCACCGCCTTTGAGACCAAATACAAGATATGGTTTATCCATGTCAATAAGGACACGACGAATATGAGTTCTTGCTGCTTCGGTGATAGTTACTGCTTGCATTTACTTAAACCTATAAGTTATACGACCACGAGTTAAATCATATGGAGTTATTTCTACCGACACACGATCATCTTGAATAATCTTGATTTTGTTCTTGCGAATATTGCCGCTTGTATAAGCAAGTATAATATGATTATCTATATCCACACGGAATACTCCGTTAGGTAGAACCTCTACTACCTTGCCTTCCATTGTTATTAGTTCTTCTTTTGCCATTCGTTACTTATATTTAACACTCATAGAGTCGCCGGTATCAGGATCAAACATTGTAAACGCATCCGCATCAGTGGGAGATGCTGGCATTACTGTTCCACTAGTTGTAGATGTAGTGACAGGATTTCTATACATTATGTCTGTTAATTCTGCAATCTGCTCATCAGTCAATGTTACAGTAGGCATATATGGAGTTGTATTCAACCCCCAATTGCCATAGTTTCTGCCTTGTTCATAAGTTTTTGGTGACCAATATGTGCCACGGTCTTTATTGACTGCATCTACTTTAAGTTGGTCTAATTCACGACGCATCTCTTGCAGTTCCCAAAACATTTGTTCAAGTGGACCTCGTGCATTTATATTTTCTACTACTTTGCTCAACACAACAGCTTGCTTGAAAGCATCTAGCACGGTTGGATCACGTGATGTTAAAACTGCGTCCAGTTCTCGCAGTTGTTCTACTAAATTAGTTTTGGCCATTATCAAGCAAATCCTTTCTGCGATAAAGCAGCGTCAAGCCAGGTGCATAATACATATTTTCAGCAATATGCCACGGGTCATTGTTTTGTAAGAAACTATTAAGCCCAAAGATAATGCCAAGTGGCTGAGCATTATTGCCTAATCTAATTGTTGGGTCAGGTTGGTGTGCATGCTTGAAGGTGTTATTAACTACAATATAACGATTTACAAACTGTGCAAACTTACTGCAAATGGTGTTGACATAATTACCTTCGGCAAAACTATCAACAATTAGCATATCACAATCTTCAATTTTTTCTAAATCAAGAATCATTTGATTGTGAAACACAAACTGAACGCCATATTCATTGGCCAGTGTTTGGTAATCATTAATGCCCTCGTGTAGCACATGATCATAAACAGTAATACTCTTTGGCTTGGTACTTAATGCGATGAGAGTAGAAAGCCCATTCCCAAAACCAACAATAGTAATACTATCGACTCTCCGACACCAATCCATGAGACCAAGTAGTTGTGGATTACTGCCAATATTTTCTGCGATGTTTTCATAAATTTCCTGCATGATTATAATTATACCTTGTTATGTTGCTTTGCTAAATTTAGTAGTACTTGATATTGTTCCCATGCTTCCATGACAGTGGGATTTTCTTCACGAATTAGTGCTTCATAAAATGCATTTTCTACAATATCGTGTGCGGCATTTTTGGTAGTCCAGATTTCTTCACGGTCATTATTTGGAAGTGTGTTGATACGCACACGAATCTCTTTGAAGTTTTCGTCCGAGTTTCCAAATGGGCGGCGAGTGACGGTTTTACCACCGTCTGGACTTTCATAAATCCAAGAGGCCATTACGAATTCCTAAAGTTTGGGGAGAGTGGTCAAGATACACACTGCCATTTTCTCGTTCATAGAAGTAAGCATCGCCATCGTTAATGGTTATACTTAAATCGCTATGGAAAATATCATAATCGGTAAATTCACCATTCTCATGATAGACACGGAATACCCATGTTTCACCAATAGGTAATAGTACTCCGCTTACGCCGTTTGCATTCGTTAGTTTCATACTATTAATATACGGATTAATTATATCAATGTCAATTAATAAATGTCTTTTTTATCACGGTTAACACGTGATGTGCGGCTGCGTACTGCACTGCTTAATTGGTCAATCGGTATCTGATTCATTTTATAACCATCATACACACGTTTAATGTATTTTTCAGATGGTTCCCTACCTTTGTCTTTGCTTGGAATCATAACAAAGGTCAAGGCTTTGTATAGTTTGCCTTTATACAGCACTTCAATATAGGCGTGTGAATAATCACGGTTATCGCCTTCAAAGTAATTTAATTCTCGCACACCTTCTGTGCTCATTGCCCATAGTACGCCATAGGTTTTGCCGCCATCTTTTGCCATGATATCGGTATAGTGACGCATTACAAGTTGATAGTTTGGCGCAATAGCACGACCAATGCGCTTAGCATCTGGCACACGTTTTTTTAATTCGGGAATGTTTGTATTATGCCCATAGGCAAAGTATAAAATGCGGTCAGCCATAGAAATATTTATAATAAAAAAGGGGAAGCCGAAACTTCCCCTAATCAGTGTCCATTCGCATGAACTAATATTTAGTCGTTGCCTGGATCGCCCTTGCACTTAGTTTTCTTTGCAGCAGCAACTGCCTTGAAGTCTGTTGTCCATAGTGGCAACTTATCAGTCTTCTTTGCATTTGGTGGAATTGGGAATACAAGACCACTTGCCTTTTCAACATCAGCAACAGTTACCTGAACCTTTGTTAGATCATTGCCTTGACCTTCTGCTTGTGGGAATAGAAACGCAAATGTTTCACCTGTTTGCTTGTCAATGACAATCTTGAATAGGAAGTCAGGGACAATAACCTTGTCAACACCGATTGTCTTGCTCTTGCCAGCAGTATAGATATCGCCAGCATAGATGATTAGCGTATGGTTGCGTGAGAAAGTCCAAGCACCTGTTGAACCTTCAAGCAACTTCCAGATACCACGATTAAGACCTGGCAACTGTGGTGACATATTAGACATTAAGAATGATTCAAACTCAACCTGTACATCCCAACTCTGGTGAGCATCGTTGGCAATATGACCTTGGTCATACCCACTAGCAGCATAGTCGCTAGGTGCAGCACGTTTGTCAGCAGGCAGTGCCACATCAGCAACAAAAGCATTGGTGCGAGCAACACAACCATTTACGTGTTCTGGTGTGATATCCCATGCTGCCCATAGCGGTTCTTTGGCAACATTATCATGCATGATGAAATAACCTTGACGGCATAGTGGCGTAGTGTCATGCTTGGCTGTATCAGTAATCTTACCATATGGCAAGAACGCAGCACAGACGCTATCTGGCTGATTTGGACGTTGGTTCCATGCGTAGGCAAATGATGGGATTAGTAGTGCAAGTAGAATTACTAGAAGTTTCTTCATTGAGAGATTTCCTTTTTAGATAAGGTATTTAGATAAAAAAACACCGCAGAGTTTAATCTACGGTGTTTTCTATCTGCTAGTTAATCCAATAATCTCTAGTTTTCTTTTACTCTACTATCATGCTAGTTATTTTACATGTTATATTTTTAATCTAGTTATTTTCTAAAGTTAGTTTTCAAAGTTAGTTTTTACTACTGTTTATATTTTAAGCTAGTTATAGGTGCCATTCAGAGTGACCCTACATTTTTATTTATCACTCAACATTTGATGCCAATTTTATCTAGCATAGCAACAGCATCATCTACCTTGCCATTCTCAACGTCAACCTCAAGCATGTCAAGATAAATCATCATCATATCACTTTCATCAAGTTCATCCATCCAAGCATACCCATCATTGTGAGTAAGTGGCTGTGTCCAACTGAATTTTAGTGTAGGAAACTTTTTCTTTTCACTCATTTTCACTATCCAATTTGCGTTGATAATCTTCCACTACTTCACGCAGTGGATCAAGCCTAACCAGTGCACGATGACCATTGGGTCTTATATGTAATATAAACTTATCGCCATCTTTCCAACCCATTTGTGCGATGGGAAGGTCTTCATCTAATATAAGCCCAAAAGGATTGATGTCCCAAAAATAACCGTCTGCTAACATCACCAAGCCTCGTAATCAGTTACATCAAGTTTGGCAATTTGTTCGCCACGCTCATCAATGGCAATAGCATCAACCGCTTGACCAATGCCATTGCCATTTGTGACGATAATCTTTACACTCTTGGCGCTCATCATTAAGTCGCTGTCTAGCCAATCTTTAATCTTGGTTAACTCAGCAACAAAAATATGAACGCCCGTCGTGTTTTTCTTTTTAGTCATTACGAGGAAGTTCTGCTACTTCTTTTACAAGAGCAACAAGTTCATCAACTGAACCTACGATGATCTTAGCAGTCTTCCAATCATCTTCACTATCACGACCACCGACTTCAATCATGAAACCGTTGTCATACATATTAATCGTAAAGTTATCGTTAACTTTTACTAACTTATCCTTAATCTTAGTCATTTTCTTTCTTCTCCTTTGTTAATTACTGAAAGGCACACCACAGCGGACCACCGCTCTTGTGTCCATCTGCAAATAGTGTTTCGCCAAATGCTTCTTTTGTTTTGACATTCATTGCCATCTTAAAGCGACTGCCATTTTCTGCAACTTCAACCACCGTTAGCCAAGGTGCTTCAAAGTTTGAAATTGCGCTATAAAACTTTTTATTATCCCACTGGATCATAGTAGTTCCGCCTTGACCTACGACGGTGAAGTGTTCGCCACTTTGGAAATAGCAGGTAAGCGTAGCAGGTTGGTCAGCCAATACAGGTGTAGAAAGCAGCAGAGATGCTGCTAGTAAAATCTTTTTCATTTCTTTTTTTCTTCGGTTGTAAATGCAATATATGGTTGGGGAACAAAAGTTTTGTCAACAGGTACGCCTGCTGCTTTAATAATGTTTTCAAGTTCGGTCATCGCTGGTATTTCTTCTGTTTTCTTTGGTATTGGCAAGGTAGGCATGTCAATTCTATTGGCGAGCGTCTTTACGCTATCGCCCCATGCATACAACTTATTAGCAACAGCGTTCAAGAACCGCACTTGCCATACACGCTTTCTTGTGACAATAGCATTAAGTTTTACTTGCGTTTCTTTAACATGTTTAGCAATCGCTTCACGATCTGCTGCAATTTCTTCTGACGTTGGGTATCTTTTTGGTGGCAATTTTGATGCCTTTGCAATTTTTGCTTTAAGTTCTTCGTCCATGTTCTCAATCCTTCTTACAAACTTGTTTGCCATCTGCGCCCATACGAGGCGTAAGTGAATAGCGATACAGATACTGACAGCCTGTTAAGTGGTCAGTATAAACTTCCATGTGGCTGTTCTCATGCGGACCATCGCTGTCATCACGTGGTTCATACGGCAGTGATGCCTGATAAATTGTTAGCCCAAAGATTGAGGCACAACACAACATAAACAAGTTCCACACATTAAAATACTTCTTCATGACACCACATCCTTCTTTTTGATATTTCCAAACTGATTTTGCAGCACATAGCGTGTGCCAGTTGTTGTATTGAAATTGTCAGGATCATACAGCCTGACCTCTTTTATAATAGTCCATTGGCTGCGTGTGAATAGCAAATCCCATAACCAACGCAACATTACGCCACGCTCCACTCATAATCATCAATGGTCATTACGCTTTCCATACCATCATATTCATCAATGCGATACTGCGTACCAGGTGCCAATTCACGGATGGCAAGTCTAGCACAGCCGTCAGCAGCAGCCTCACCTAACTCTTCCACAACCTGCACAAGAATAGGGTCGGCACGATTTACTTCATAAACATACCAATCATCTGGTTTAGTTTCGCCACGAATTTCCCAATAACGAGCAATTGCCTCTTTGGACAATCCAAATCCACCATAACAAGTATTATACACAATCTTTGTCATAACCCAACCTTATCCGCTCTATCACGATCTATACTCATAATAACACTGCTGCCAATGTCTGTCAAGTTTTTATTTGGTGGAAAGAAGATGAAAGCATTGGGGTCATTTACCTTGGTGCCGTTTAGCCGTATACCACCACTATCTACCAGGCGATTAAACTCACTCTTACTTGTGACAAGTTTAGCATCAACACCAACCTGTGCAAGATTGATGGCACGAGCATATTCTGCCAGTGGAATATAACTCCAATCAGTTAAGATTTCTTCTAATGCTATATTCATTGCCCATTCCTCATTGCCGCTAATACATATTCTTCACTGGTCATATTAGCATAGGCTTGAATAAAACCTAATTTTACCCATCTTGCAAGCAATCGCCGTTCTTTTTCAACTAACGCATCAGTAAAAATTCTAACTTCTGCACGAGGCACAAGACGTGTGCCATCAATAAACCTGAACTGTGGATTATCTGGACCAACACTTATAGTATCGGATTTTTCAGCAACAAACATTATACATTCTCCTCACTGCATTTTGGACACAGCAGTGTGCGTGTCATTTCTTTTATATCTGGACTTTCAAATCTTGAGTATGCATCCCATACTGGTTCTATCTTGTGATAAGAATAATGCCAACCACGCAATTTTTCTTTGCGCTTTTCACTACGCTGTTCAACATTATCAGCAAGGTTATCCCTCTCGCTTTCCTCATGCGAGTGTTCTTCTGTGTGACCACACGCATCACAAGTAAGCGACAAATGATAGGTTCTAACTGTAAAGGTATCTACACCCATTAGTAAGTCTCTACTTCTTTCAACAACCGCTGACAGCGTTTGCGCCAATCATCACGCTGCTGTTGTGCTTTTTCATAACTCAATTCATACGAGTCATTGGCAATAAACCATACCAAATCACGATACTGCTCTAACTTGGCAATCTTTTCACGGATTGCGGCAATTTCTGCTTCCATCATTCAACTCCAAAATATTTCTTTATATCATCACGAATCTTTTGAGCAGTGCCATCAATTGTAGCATGAACATCACACCATTCCATACATTCACGCACAATCAACTGCGCAAACTTTTCAACATCTTCTTGTTCGGCATTGCCATTAATAAAGTAGTGTCTAGGTGTTTCATGATCTACATAGTTCAACAGACCAGAATCTAGCGCAAGTTCTTTAATTCGCTCGTTCATCATCCCAATTTTCCCAACACTCATACTCATCGTCCCAATGACGATTATCATATAATTTAACACTAACATAGAACCACAGTATTGTCAAGTCAAATTCTGGACCAGCATGATTACGCCCAAACCACCAAGTGTCAAGATTGATACTAAAAAATTCATCTAAACCGCTCCAAAATGAAACTTGTATTTCAAAATGTTTATGTCTGGTAATGCGGTAATTTCGTAAAAAAACATTACGAGTAACTACCCAATTTTTAGCAAAAGGATTGCCTATCCGCAAATGAAATCCTATCATTATGACCACCGCATTACAAAATGTGTTAAATCTTCTGCTCGCTTAAACTTAAAAACAAACACTGTTGGCTCTAAACTTATAAGTGTAACATTATTTGCTACAATATCGTTGGCTTCCGACCATGATGTTTTTTCAGGATTGTCAATGTTTTCTGCAACCCATTGTCGTATTTCAAGATATAATTCTTTAATAGTAGATACGTGAGCGCCTTCAACAATTGTAACATTCGCCTGATGTTTATATCTGTAATTGATATATTTGGAAAGCACCCACGATTTGCAGTCTTTTAATCTGCTACGCCAATTACCCTCATGAATATCAAATCCTACTGCAATCATGGCACACACACCGTAGCATGCGACCATGATTGCAGCAGTTGCGATAACCCAATACGGTATTTCAATTACCAACATTAGGCATCGCCCTCAAAGTGATAAGTCCAACGGAATGAACCCCATAGTGAACGGGCTTCATCTACTTTGGTTTGGCTACCAAGATGCTTGTGGATCAAGTCCAACACCATCTTGCGAGTATCCTTACCATCAAACTTACCAAACACAATGCCAGGTGCGAACTGGTCTTGTGCCTTGATAGTAGGCATCCACTCTAACGCATAACGCTTACGGTCAAGACCATGAGCCGTAACCGTGTCAAAATAGTGATCATATGACTTCACGGTTTGGTTTACACCAATCCAGAAATCAGTTTCAAAATCTTCAACACGCTTACGGTCATCATCCAACATGAACGCTTTTGCGTCATCCATCTTTTCTTCAACAAGAAGTTCAATGATGTTCTTCTCGTGAAGCAGATTGTCTTTGGTCTTATGGATACGCAGGTACCAATCGCCCTTGACTTTTAGCATGTGACCATCGTTAAAGCGAATGATATAACCTTCAATGCCTTCGGCATCCTTGGTTTCATCCATAAGATGTTGCATAGAAACTGCAGAACCTTCATAGGTCTTGACCACTTCTATGTCATACATCTCACCGTATTCTTGCAACCAACGAAGGCTGAAATACATGCCGCTATAGTGTTACGAGCAG